AAAGCAGTTGGGTTTCATGCTTCAGTTAGATTATCATTATATAATTTAGGAATGATTAAGAAATCTGACGGAACTGTAATTGGAGCTAAAACAAAGTTAAAGATTAAGAAGAATCGTTTAGGACCTCCAAGCAGAGAAGTAGAATATGATATTTATTTTGATTCTGGTATTGATTCAGCCCCAAGTTGGATTGATGAATTAACAAAGCATAAATTAGTTAAGAAGCGTGGAGCTTATTATGATTATGTAGATACTGAAACAGGAGAAGAAGTAACATTTACATCAGCAAATATATTAACAAAGTTTGCTGAAGATCCTAGATTGAAAAAGCAAGTATATGAAAAGCTTTGTGAAGAATATATTATGAAATATGACCCAGCAAATCCAGATGAAGGAATTCAAGTAGTTTCAACTCCGGATGGCGGAGATGATTTTTAAAAAACAAAAACAATAAGTTATATTATGACAAAAACAATATATTTTGATTTAGAAGCGCGCAATAGTTTAAAGCGCGGAGTAGATGCATTAGCAGATGCAGTAAAAGTGACGCTAGGTCCCAAAGGACGTAATGTTGTAATTGAAAAGAAATTTGGTTCTCCAGTAGTTACTAAAGATGGTGTTTCAGTTGCTAAGGAAATTGAACTAAAAGACCCAATTGAAAATATAGGTGCTCAAATGGTTAAAGAAGTAGCTTCAAAAACAGCAGATTTAGCCGGTGATGGAACGACAACTGCTACGGTATTAGCACAAGCAATAGTAACTGCAGGGCTTAAAAATGTTGCATCTGGAGCAAATCCAATGGACTTAAAACGTGGTATTGATAAAGCTGTTAAAGTAGTAGTTCAAGAATTAAAGAATCAAAGTCAAATAGTTTCATCTGATGAATCTAAATTAGAACAAGTAGCAGCAATATCTGCTAATAATGATTCTGTTATTGGAAAATTAATCGCAGATGCAATGAAACAAGTAGGACCGGAAGGTATTATTACAGTTGAAGAAGCAAAAGGAACTGAAACGGAAGTAAAGATAGTAGAAGGTATGCAACTTAATCGTGGATATTTATCTCCATTCTTTATTACTAACGTAGATAAGCAAGAAGCAGAACTTAATTCTCCTTATATTTTAATATATGATAAAAAGATATCTACAATAAAAGATATACTTCCTATATTAGACCAAGTAATTAAACAACAAAGATCTATTTTAATTATTGCTGAAGATGTAGACGGTGAAGCATTAGGTACATTAGTAGTTAATAGAGCAAGAGGTATTATTAGTGTTGCTGCAATTAAAGCTCCGGAATTCGGAGAAAAACGTAAAGCGATGTTAGAAGATATTGCTATCTTAACTGGCGGTACTGTTATTTCGGAAGAACTAGGCCTAAAATTAGATAAAGTAGATTTAAGTCATTTAGGTAAAGCAGAAAAAATAGTTGTTTCTAAAGATTCTACAATTATCATTAATGGTTCTGGAGAAAAAGAAAAGATCGTTGATCGTGTCAATCAAATTAAAAATCAAATCGATCATGCAAAGTCTGAATACGATAAAGAAAAATATCAAGAACGCTTAGCTAAATTAGCCGGCGGTGTTGCAGTATTATATATTGGTGCTGCTACCGAAGTAGAAATGAAAGAAAAGAAAGACCGTGTTGATGATGCATTACATGCAACTAGAGCAGCAGTTGAAGAAGGTATTGTAGCCGGAGGTGGTGTAGCTTATATCAGAACTTTAAAATCATTAGAAACTTTAAAAGGAGATAATGAAGATGAAAATACAGGTATACAAATTATACGTAGAAGCTTAGAAGAGCCATTACGTCAAATTGTAGCTAATGCAGGTGGAGAAGGTTCAGTAGTAGTAAATAAAGTACGCGAAGGTAAAGACGATTTTGGATATAATGCTAGAACAGAAACATATGAAAATTTAATTTCTGCAGGTGTTATTGACCCTACAAAGGTAAGTAGAGTAGCTTTACAACATGCAGCCTCAGCAGCTAGTATGATACTTACAACAGAATGTGTAATTTCTATCGATAAAGAAGAAACAAAAGCATCTGAAGTTCAAAACCCTATGTACTAATAAGTTATGTTAAATAGATTTGTTGAGTTATTAGCAGAAATTCAGCAAGAAAAAGAAAGTCCCGTTTCACTAAATATTAACTCTAGGGTTATGTTAGTGGACGGGACTAATTTTTAATTCTTTTCTTAGTTAGTTTTCTATGTAGCCATATATTTATTTTAAAAGAAATGTATACACAAGAACAAATAAATAAAGTATATGAGTTATTAACTGACACTAATAATTCTATTTGCGGATTAAGTAACTTAAATATAATGAGGTATTTGGGTCATGATAGACCTAAAAAATCCGTAATTAAAAAATTATCTAATCAACTATTCTCGACATATAGTAAAGAATATATAATGGCTATTTGTAGATCTAAGCAAAGTCGTATAGCAAATACATCCAGAAATTCTAAACCTATACGATATTCAGATGCTTCTAAAAAGCGTATGAGTGAGTCAATGAAGAGACGAAATAGTGAGATAAAAAACACTCCGGAAGGTGAGCGCATTTTTCAAATTAAACGTGATGCTATGCTTAAGACTCGTTCATATGGACTTCATTTAACTGACGAAGCTATGAAAAAGAAATATCAAACACGTAAATCAAAGTCTGATAAATGGCATTCTGACGAAACTATTAAAAAAATGATATTATCTAATACGGGTCAAACACGGAATGAAGTATCTAAGAAACGTATGTCAGATGCTAAAAAAGGTACTATACCATGGAATAAAGGTATTCCATGTAAAGATAGTACTAAAGAAAAGTTGTCTGATGCTATATCCTATCTTCATCAAATTGGTAATTATCCATTTAAAATTAAATCAAAGGGACATGCAGAAATTGAACAAATATTACTAGAACTTAATTATGATGTAATATCTGAATTTAAATTAGGAAAATATTCATATGATCTTTATATTAAAGATATCTTACTAATAATAGAATTTCATGGAACATATTGGCATTTAGACCCGAAGATATATAAAGAAGATTATTATGATAAATCAAAAAATCGATATGCAAAGGATCAATGGGATAGGGATGATATTAGAAAATGTCATGCTACATCTGCTGGGTATAAATATTCAGTTATATGGCAATCAGAATGGGAAAGTATGACTACCCAAAATAAAATAAATAAACTTAAATCAATAATAGAAAATGGATATAGAATACCTTAATAAATTATTCAAAGAAACCTTTGAATCTAACAATCAATCATTAACATTAGATGTTAATTCACGCCCCATGGTAATAGATGGGACGAATTTTTTTTTTAAGATGTTTTATGGCTAACCCCGTAATGAATGAAAACGGGGAGCATTTAGGCGGGTCTTTAGGATTCTTAAAGTCACTAGCTTCTTATGTTAAAACATTCAAACCTACAAGAATTATTATTACGTTTGATGGTAAAGGAGGCTCTAAAAAAAGAAAAGAGTTATATCCTGAATATAAAGGTAATCGTTTAGCTCCTAAATCTTTTAACAGAGCTGAGATATTTGAAAATGCAGAAGATGAAAGTGCTTCAATGAAGCATCAGTTTGTAAGATTAATACAATACCTACGTTGCTTACCGGTGTCGGTAATTACTGCAGATCATGTAGAAGCAGATGATATGGTAGCATATTTAACTACAGATATTCTTAATACAAAAAGTAATAATGTAATGATAGTTTCAGACGATAAAGATTATCTGCAACTTGTAAATGAGAAAGTTAATGTATATAGACCAGTAGAAAAGCGTTTATATAAATTAGAGGATGTTAAAGTAAGATTTGGGGTACCTGCAGAGAATTATCACCTCTATAAAGTATTTATTGGAGATGATGGCGATAATATACCCGGAGTGCCTGGAATCGGCCCTAAGACCGTAGGAAAATTGCCTATTTTACAAGAAAATAGAGTAGTTGGTTTAGAAGAATTTTTATCTTTTTGCGAAGATAAACAAGATGATAAATTATACAAAAAAATCATTAACAATAAAGACATTATAACACGTAATTATAAATTAATGCAACTACATAATGTAGATATATCAGGTACACATAAACTATTCTTAATTGATAAGTTTAACGAACCTATATCGTTAATTAATAAAAATGAGTTTATACAAATATTAACTACTGATAAAGGATATAACTATATTAACGATCCTATTACATTTTTAAATATGTTTAATCAGTTAAATATATTTGCACTAGGAAATAATAATAATTCTTGATCTTTAGAAAAGTATATTATATATTAGGAATATGAGTCAAGATAGATTTACGCAGTACGGAAAAACCTTTCAATTAAAAATAATTGCAGCCCTTATAAAAGATAAAACATTTCTTCAACAAATATTCGATATTCTAATACCTGAATATTTTGATTCTGAAGCTAATATTTGGATTGTAGATATTATCATGAAATACTTTCCAGAATATAAAACAGTACCTACATTAGAAGTATTTAAAGTAAAGGCGCTAGAACTTACATCTGAACCTTTAAAAATGTCTATCGTAGAATCTTTAAAAGATATATTAAGATATGTTGAAGCAGAAGATTTAGATTTTGTCAAAACAGAATGTGTTAACTTTTGTAAAAATCAATGTATTAAAAAAGCTATTATCGAATCTGTTGAGTTATTACAATCAGGAGAATATGATAATATCAAAAAGAAAATTGATACTGCAATGAAAGCAGGAGCTAATCAAGATATTGGATTAGATTATTTAAAGGATGTTAAGCTTCGTTATGAAGAATCTGCTAGAATAACTTTACCTACACCTTGGACTGCATTTAATGAATTGGTTGATGGCGGTATTGGTAAAGGAGAGCTTATTATATTTGTGGCAGGACCTGGTGCTGGTAAATCTACTTCGATGATTAATGTAGGAGCTCATTTATTAAGACAAGGAAAAACAGTAGTCCATTATACAATGGAATTATCAGAGCCCTATGTAGCTCAAAGATATGATTCAGTAGTTACTGGAATAGCAACAGCAAACTTAAAATATAACTTAGAAGAAGTTGAGCATGAATTATCAAAACTAAAAGGACAATTATATTTAAAGTTCTTTCCGACAAAAACAGCATCTGTAACGACATTAAAAGCTCATTTAGATAAAATGATAATGCAAGGAGTAAAACCTGATATTGTTATTGTAGATTATGCAGATTTATTACGTTCAGCAAAAGCAAAAGAAAAACTTCATGAAGAATTAGAAACTACATATGAAGATTTAAGAGGATTAGCCGGAGAATATCAAATACCAGTTGTTACGGCATCTCAAGCAAATAGATCTTCTGTAGAATCTGATATTATTACATCAGATCAAGTAGCTTCTTCATTTAGTAAGATTATGATTGGAGATGTTATTATTTCATTAGCAAGAAAAACAACAGATAAGATTGCAGGTACAGGAAGAGTGCATTTTATTAAGAATCGTTTCGGGCCAGATGGATTAACATTACCAACTAAACTTAATATGTCAAATGGTAGAATTGATATGTATCAAGAATCATCTGTTAAAGGAAGAGAAACAAAAACAGAGATGGATGAAGATTCAGTAACACGAAAATCTTTAGCTACAAAATATTCAGAACTTCTAGGAAATTCTCTAGGATAATTATATTAAACAGATGATAAAATTAGCAAATATATTAAATGAAATTATTGATATATATGGAAGATGAAACTATAATATATAAAATAGAAATCTTACAACTTATAGAAAGATTTTATAACATCAAAATACATGATGATGAAGTTGAAAATATAATTACATTTAAAGATTTAATCAGTATGGTAAAACAAAAAATAGAAATTTATTAGCACGAACTTCTAGGATAAACCTTATGTAATTGATAATTATTAATACCTAAATAAAATACGTTATAACTAATATCAATTTACATTATTACAAATTACACAACATGAACAACAACATTTTTAAACCTAGAGTCAATATTCTGCCATATGAATATCCATCATTATTAGCATATAAAGATGCTATAAGACATTCATATTGGATTGATACCGAATTCAATTTTACAACCGACATTAATGATTTTAAAACTAAAGTAACTGACCAAGAAAGGGAAGTTATTAAAAGAGCAATGTTAGCAATTGCTCAAATAGAAGTTAATGTTAAAACATTTTGGGCAGATATGTATAAAAGAATGCCTATTACAGAAGTAGGAGATGTAGGAATGACATTTGCCGAATCTGAAGTTCGTCATAAAGATGCATATGCTCGTCTTATAAGAATTTTAGGACTAGAAGATGAATTTCAACATGTTATCGAAATACCAGCTATCAAAGACCGAATTGCATATTTATCTAAATATTTAGATGGTACGAGGAGTAAAGACGATAAAATGTATACTAAATCAATACTTTTATTTTCTTTATTTATTGAACATGTAAGTTTATTTAGTCAATTTCTAATTATGATGTCATTTAATAAGGAAAAGAACTTATTTAAAGGAATTTCTAATGTTGTTGAAGCAACTTCTAAAGAAGAAGAAATTCATGGTAATTTTGGTTCAGAAATTATTAATATTATCAAAAAAGAAAATCCGGAATGGTTTGATGAAGAATTTGATCGTCTTATTTATTCTGCTTGCAAAAAAGCATATACAGCAGAAGTTAAGATATTGGATTGGATTTTCGAACATGGAGAATTAGAGTTCTTATCTAAAAAGACTATCGAACAATTTATACAGAATCGATTTAATAATTCACTTCAAAGAATAGGAATGCAGCCAGTATTTCAAGTAGATTTTTCAGAAGTAGAAAAAACTCTATGGTTTGATATTGAAATTACATCTACTAAAGAAGGAGATTTCTTTTATAAAAAGCAAATAGATTACAACAAAAAAGGTAAAAGCATCACTGAAGATGATTTATTTTAAATAAACAAATATGATACAAGAAAAATATTATTGGTTAAACGAAAATAGCAGAACATTCTTATCTAGAGGCTATATATCTGAAACACCAGAACAAAGAATTAAAGATATTGCAAATACAGCAGAAAAATATCTTAAGATAGAAGGATTTGCAAAGAAATTTGAAGAGTATATGGCTAGAGGCTATTATAGTTTATCTACACCAGTTTGGATTAACTTTGGGAAAGATAAAGGATTACCTATTAGCTGTTATGGTTCTAATGTAGATGATACTTTAGACAGTATTTTAAATGCTGCTAGAGAAATTGGTATGATGAGTAAATATGGCGGAGGTACATCTGCATATTTAGGAAATATTAGAGCTAGAGGTACAAGAATATCAACAGGAGGAACAGCAGATGGCCCGACACATTATGCACGTTTATATGATACAACAGTAGATGTATCTAAACAATCAGAAGCTAGACGTGGAGCTTGTGCTGTATGGTTACCTGTAGAACATGGAGATATTTTAGAATTTTTAGATATCGGAACTGAAGGTAACTTAATTCAAAATCTTCAATATGGGGTTACAGTTACAGATGCATGGTTAAATGAAATGAAATCTGGAGATGCTGAAAAACGTAAGATTTGGGCAAAGATCATACAAAGAAGAAATGAATTTGGCTTTCCATATATTATGTTTAAAGACAATTCAAATAACAATACACCATATAAAGAATTAGGATTAGATATTACAGCATCTAATTTATGCTCTGAAATTCAATTACCGACAGATTCATTTAACTCATTTGTTTGTTGTTTAGGTTCATTAAATTTATTACATTGGGATGAAATTAAAGAATGTGATGCTATTGAAGTATATACAATGTTCTTAAATGCGGTTATGGATGAATTTATATTTAAGTCATATAATATGCCGGGAATGAAACGAGCTCATAGATTTGCTGAACAACATAGAGCAATTGGATTAGGTGTATTAGGATATCATTCTTTATTTCAGTCTAAACTAATTCCATTTGAATCTCTTCAAGCCAAACAATTAAATTATGAAATCTTTAAAATTCTTAAAGAAAGAAGTGATTCTGCATCAAAATATTTACATGATGAAAAAGGATATCGTTCATTAAGAGCTGGGTTTGCAAATACTACATTAGTTGCTATTGCTCCTACTAAATCAAGTTCATTTATTTTAGGACAAGTATCAATGGGTATTGAGCCGATTAAATCAAATTACTTTATAAAGGATTTAGCAAAATCAAAAACAATTTATAAGAATCCTTATTTAGAACTAGAATTAGAAAAGTATGGATTAAATACACCAGCAGTATGGGAAGGAATTTTAAAGAAAGATGGTTCAGTGCAACACTTAGATTTTCCTACTAAAGAAGTATTTAAATCATTTATTGAAATATCTCCTAAGGAAATTATTTTACAAGCAGCGCAGAGACAACAATTTATAGATCAATCTCAATCATTAAATTTAATGATTCATCCTTCAGTACCAGCAAAAGATATTAACCAATTATATTTATATGCTCATGAAGAAGGTATAAAGACATTGTATTATCAATTTAGTCAATCATCAGCACAATCATTTTCTAGAAATATTCTAGAATGTGTAAGTTGCGAATCTTAATATTTAAAAAAAAGTTATGGAATTATTTGGGTGGATATGCACTATAACAGTGCTAATTGGATTTATATTAAATAGTATCCAAAAACTAAAATATGCTATATACGTATGGATAATCGGCGATATCGGATGGATATTATATGATATATCCATACGTAATTATAGCCACTTAGCATTAAGTGGAATTATCATATTAATAAACTTATACGGGTTATATAAAATAAATAAAAATGAAAGTAGGAATTAAAAAGTTACATCCGGATGCAGTAATACCAAAGTATTCAAAACCGGGAGATGCAGGATTAGATTTAACTGCAGTAGAAGTTATTAACAACGAAGGATTTCAAATTACCTATAGAACAGGTCTAGCAATGGAAATTCCAATAGGATATGTTGGGCTATTATTTCCAAGAAGTTCTATTCGTAATTATCAAATCTCATTATCAAATTGTGTTGGAGTAATTGATAGCGGTTACAGAGGAGAAATACAATTTACGTTTAATAAGAATGGTGGAATACCTTCTAAGCGTTATGAAGTAAGAGATCGTGTTGGACAAATCATCATATTACCGTACCCAGAAATTGAATTTGTAGAGTTAGATAATTTATCTGAATCAGAAAGAGGCGAAGGTGGATTTGGAAGTACCGGGAAATAATTTAATCTCTGATATTTATATTATATAATATAAGTATGATAGATAAAATATTAGAACGTATACAACTTACTAAAGAAGATGTCCATGGCATGATTAATGATGCTCTTAAATCTAAAAAAGAAGATACATCATTAATCATTCCAAAATCTTTACAACAAAAGATTATTAAGGCCGGCAAGGAACTTGATTTTAAAACATTTATAAATAATTTACCTGGAGGCGCGTCGTCAATTGCGATGTCTAACTTTTTAGCTTCTTTAAAACCTAACGAACAAGATGAATTCGTAAACTTACTATATTCTAAAAAATCTGTTGCAGATATTAATGCTGGAGATTATTCTTCAGGATTCGGTTCTAGATTATATGAGTTAGAGCCGAAAGGTATTGGAAAAGCAGAATTATTTTTAGCTACATTATTAAGAAATTCTAAAGTTTCTGGCGGTGGAGAATCATTTGATTTATCTATAGGAAATAAAAAATACGAGATTAAAGATTACAGAAGTGCTGGGTCTGCTCCAATTCGTTTAGGTACTAAAGGTAAAGTTACGAGATTTGAATTTTGGAAAGAGATTATTAAAACATTAGACGTCGTTAACAATTTAGTAGCTACTGGCGAAATTAAATATATTCAAAATGAAAGCTTAAAAAAATTAATAACGGATGTTTATTCTCGTATTGATATGATATCAAAAGGAGAATTAAATAAAGACGATATTAAAAAATTAAAACAACTTTATGTTGAATTTAATGCATTATCTCAATCAAATGCAACAGGATATACATATGTTACATTTAGAGGGCCAAATATAGAACCTACATCATATGTAGTTGATGAAGTACCTGCAAATTTAAAGAAAAATGTAACCTTAAATTTAAAACAAAAAGGGGCTTCAGAAAGTTTAATTATTGAATTACGAAGATTAAAATACGTAAGAAACCCTAAAGAGTTTGAAATGGATATGCAAGAAGCTGTAAATTCAATTGTAGGAAATGAAATTCCATTTATAGTATTTAGACCAGATGGGCCAAAAATTACTACAGAATTTGAATTCTCTAAAATCTCTCAAGGAGGTATTTATATTAAAGAAAAGGTATAAATAATGTACAACTTTAAAGTGCTCGAATATAAAAATTTCGAGCTCTTTTACTCTTATTTTAAAAAATATTAGGAAATTTGAAATGTATTACTTATATTTAAGTATATAAAGAATTATGAGAAAATATCAATCAACAAAGCGCTTTGATAATTATAGTGTCGCGATTAGACAATGGAAAGCAAAACATTCTCATTGCCAACTCTTACATGGATATGCTTTAGAATTTAAAGTATGGTTTGAATCTGTAGATGGTGTAGATGAAGAACAATTAGATGAAATGAATTGGATTGTAGATTATGGTATCTTTAGTCGTAACGGATTAAAAGATTGGATGAATGATATGTTTGATCATACCATGTTAATCGAGAAAGATGACCCCTATTATGATGTATTTGAACAAATGGGTCAAATGGGAATAGCTAAACCAATATTCATGGATAGAATCGGTGCAGAAAGTGCTGCTAAATTAGTATTTGATAAGTTTAATGATGTATTTTCTAAAACAGAAGGTGGTAGAGTCAAAGTCGTTAAAGTAGAATGTTTTGAAAATAATAAGAATAGTTCAGTATATTATGAAGATAATATTCAATCAAATCAAATAAAAACAATAAAAAATCATAGCCCTGAACATGGGTGTTAATAAACAAGTTATGGCAAATTACAGTAAACAATGGGTTGAAAATAATGACCCCAACGGTATCGAATGGGATTTTGATATCTTAGAAAAAGCAGATCTTTTACAAGCAGATACATACGTTCCAGAAATATGTGAAGGTTATGGGTTTATTGCAATTGGTAGAAGTATTGATAATGAAATAATGTTGGCAGTGCCGGTACCTCCATTGCCAGATGATACCGAAGAAATGATACAATGGGTACCATATAATGAAATAATAAAATGAAATTAAAACAGCTCTACAATAAGTTACTTTTAGAAAGATATGTTAATCTTACAGACGACTCTGACAGAAGAAAATATGGTCAGTTAGTTTGGAATATGCTCCAAGATTCATATAAAGATATCGGAGGATATAAAGGCGCGTCATCTATAGATGATTTAATCGCATCTTCGAGCTTATGGAAATTAGTACGTCGTAATGGTAAAATTGTAGCGTTTTCTTTGTATAAAGATCTTAAAGGAAGAAAAGGAATTGGTGTTGCAACTGACGGGACTGAAGAGGGCAAAAAAGCACTTTATGATTTATGGGCAGAAGACCTAAAATTAAATAGATCATGGACAGAAGTATCTGGAAAGACCAAACATATTAAACTTAAACATGGATTTAAGCCGATTCCTAATAAGTATGCAGCAGAAATTTTAAATAAAGAAATTTTAAGTCTTAATCCTGATGGTATACATTATACAAGATTAATAGGTGGGGTTCCATATGAAAAAGCAATTGTAGGGCAAATACCTGGATATGAAAATGTCAAGGACTTTAAATACACAAAATAATGAATATAATTTATATACATGGATTTAAATCTGCTGGCGAAGGAGATAAATCTAATCAACTTAAGACATATTTCTCCAAGTATGGACAAAAAGTAAATATAATTAGCCCTACATTATCAGCCAATCCTAAAGAAGCCGTAAATACATTATCTTCAATTATTAAAGGTACTAAGGGTCCTGTTATTGTTGTAGGTACTTCATTAGGCGGATTTTATGCTTTATATTGTGCGGCTAGATTTGATGTCCCGGCATTTGTAATTAATCCATCGTTAGAGCCTCATAAATCCTTAGCTAAGGATATCGGGACACATACGCGCTATGGAAGTGGCGAGCCATATGAATTTAAGAAAGAATATTTAGATTCATTAAAGTTTTTATTTGATGCTATTCAATCATCATCTATTACATCATCAAATTTACATTTTTATATTTCTTCTGATGATGAACGTTTAACGTTTGATAAATTAGATCAATACTTTCCGTATAGAAAAACTTTAAAGAAGTTTGAAAATGCGGGTCATAGATTTTCTAGATTCAACGAAATATTACCAGATATTGAAAATGTCGTAAAAGAATTAAATTTTATTACAGAAGCTTTGAAAAGAAATAAAAATTTATTATATATTTAAGTAAATAAAAAAGTTATGGAAGAAAATTTTTATATCACAAAAGAAGTGATAAAAGATATAGAACATTCAGAAATTGATTATCTAATTCATGAAGAATTTGGTTATGATTATGAAAATGATCAAGAATTAGTTGAAATAGAAATCGGTAATGGCGAAGTTACAAATGCACCAATTAGTATTGATTTGATGATTAAGACATTTCAGGAATTAAAAGAACAAGGTGCAACGCACGTTTCTCTTGATTATCACTGCGACCATATTGGGTATGAAATGACAGGATATAAAATATATCATTCAACAGAAGATCAAATTAAAGCTTATGAAGATAAGTTAGCAATTAATCAAGAAAAAGAGCTTAAATTAAGAGCATTACGAGAGGAATATAAAAGAATAGAAAATGAGTAAGATTAAAATAAAAAAAGAAGTCTTTTTCCTTGAAAAGGATACGCCTATTACTTGGAAAGAAATTAAAGATTTCAAATTTGAAGATGATGATATCATTGATATAGGTTCTGAAGAACCATATTATAGCGAAAATAATTCTTGGGAGGCTTTTTGTTATTGTCGTGTTGAAAGAATGGTTGAAGAGACTGATGAAGAATATGAGGATAGAATGGAAAGAAAAAAATCTACCGATTCATTATTAAAAAAGAATAGATATGAACAATATCTAAAACTTAAAAAAGAATTCGAAGTCGAATAAAATAAATAAAAAAAGTTATGAGTAAAATAAATAGTAATAAACTACTAATTAGTAGCGATTTTTACAGCATTCAAGGCGAGGGCATTTCATCAGGAATACCAGCATATTTCGTAAGATTAGGAATATGTAACTTAACTTGCGGAATGTCTCGTAAATTTGCAAATCAATTGGAAAAAGATAAATCATTAGAAGATGGAGAAATCTTTGAAGGTGATTTACATAAAGAAGGTAAAGCAACTTGGACTTGTGATTCAACAAGCCAATGGTTATGGAGAGGTGAAGATAAAGAATTCCAATATCTAATTGATAGATGGAAAGAACAAGATATCTATGAAGATATTAAGAATGGTACTATACGTATTATTTGGACTGGTGGAGAACCTACAATCAAAGGACATCAAGAAGCTATTGTCAACTTTCATAATTATTGGGCCGAACAAGGAGAGCCTACATTTAATTCTTATAGTGAAATAGAAACAAACGGAACAGTAGTAATCGAAGATCATTTATTCAGATTATTAAATCAAATCAATTGTTCTCCTAAATTATCTAACTCAGGTATGACTGAGAAGCAACGTATTAATCCAGACGCTATCAAGCGTATAATGGAACATTCTAATTATCAATTTAAATTTGTTATATCCAATGAAGAAGACATTAAAGAATTATTCCGCGACTTTGTCGTACCATTTAGCATACCGCTTTCCAATGTGGTTTGTATGCCAGGATTAGATGATGTAGCTAATTTTGAAGAACGTACTCAATTTGTATTAGAGATGGCTAAGAAATATAAGTTTAGAGGATTAACAAGATTGCACATTGCGGCATGGAATAAGACGTTAAATGTTTAAGTTATGGATAAAGAACTAGAACAGTTTAAACAGTTTGAGCCTAAAAACTCTAATCGTTTTTATGTTAAATTTGGAGACCCATTTAATATACCTATTTATGTAATTAAAGAAGTTCAAAGACCTTCATTTAAAATGGCTAACTGCGGCATACAATGGAATGATATGATTTTTACTATGTATGACCCAATTAATCCATCAACATCTCAGGCTATCTTCGAAGGATTAAGAAAGTTAAGAATGCAAGATTCTCAACAAATTAAAATTAATCTAAAGTTATTAGGCCCGATTGGGGATTCTATAGAATTATGGGATATTGTTGGGACTATAGATTATATAGATTTTGGATATTTAGATTGGAATAGCGGTGACCCTCTTAATATAAAAGTAAATATTAAAGTACTACATGCAATATTACAATATTAAAAACATATAAGTATGAAAACAAGAGACGAACAAATTGATGATATCGCGAGGCATATAGCTCGAGGAGGATGGTCCTCTATTAGAGCATATGTCGAAGATCACATTCAAGATTGGGAATTAGAAGATGAAGATGAAATCAATACTGAAGAAGATTAAACTCAAATTTCATTATATAGGTAATGAAAATACATGGAGCTTTCTTCCTACAATACAAGGTTGGTATGTTGACTTAAAAAAATATAACCATGGGGATAATTACGCAATAGTTCTAAGATTTTTAAATAAAGCTGTTGGAATAAATATTTGCATAAAAAATAAATAAAGTTATGAGTAAATATAGAATTACAGAAAAAGTAAATGGATTAGGAGAAAAGACATTCCATTTAGAAGAAGATAGACTTTTTGGATGGCATGAAGTTTATTATTCGATGGGACATGAATACTCTGCTCCTATTTATCATAAAACATTAGAAGATGCTATAGCTGAAAGAGATAGATTATTAGCAGCTGAAAAACATGAAAAATTGGCTAACACAATAATATCAACTAAAGTAATAGAATGAAAAAGAATCAAATGGCAGCAGAAATGGTCAACAATTATATTGATAAAGTAATTGAATCACTTACAGCACAAAGAGATAGTTTAAATGAACTTATCACAAACTGTGAAGAAATTAGAACGAATATATTAAATGAAATAAATAATACTACACAAATTAATAATAAATAAAGTCATGATAACAAGTAAACCATTAGGAGATAGAGTCTTAGTAGAAGCTCTTCCTAAAAATGAAGAAAAAACAACAGAAGCAGGATTTTTTATTCCTGATTCAGCATCAACAGAAGATGTAAAATTTACAACAGTAGTAGCCGTAGGTGATGGTATCTTTACACAAAGCGGAACGCCAATTCCTATGTCAGTAAAAGTAGGAGATAAAGTAGTTCTTCCTCCGTATCATCAAGGAAATGATATTAAGATTGACGGTAAAGATTATATTATTTTAAGAGAGTCTGAATTATTAATGGTTCTGTAATTTGGTTTTTACAGTTGTTTCTCTTATATTAATGATATGATAAAGAAAAATTTATTCTATTTCGGGTTAGAACCCTTAAAATCAAGATATACATTTCAGCTATCAACACGTTGGATGCCAGAAGCGTTTGAGCTTCAAAATGATAAAATTAATTTTATTGATGTAACGGGTGAGTTTGATGAAGATGCAGAAATTAAAGTAGGTGCAGTATTAGATGCTGTAGGTCGTGGTAAGTTTGCAATGAGCCAGTGCTCGAACTTTTTGGAATGTATTAGGCAAGGTCATGTAAAAGATGGAGATATTATCTTCTTGCAAGATTTTTGGACTCCGGGTATTGAAAGTATCTTTTATGCTTTAGACCTTTACGGTTATAAAGATATTAAGTTTTACGCTCGTAATTGGGCTCAATCTTCGGACGAATATGATTTTACCTTTGCAATGAGAAAGTGGATGAGACATTACGAATTGGGGCTAGATAAGCGTTTAAATGGTATGTTCGTTGGAAGTACTTTACATAGAGATTTGTTAAGAGCTGATGGGTTTACTTGTCCGATACATGTTGTATCTATGCCAGTTTCAGCAGAAGAAATAAGAAGTAAAGTTCCAGGTTGGAAAGAAAAGTTACTAGAACCGAAGAAAAATGTAGTTATGTTTTCATCTAGATTGGATAAAGAAAAAAATCCATTCTTTATGCTTGAGGTAGCTAAGAAGTTCTTAAGAGAAAATCCTAATTTCCAATGGCACGTTACTACATCTGGTAAAGAATTAAGAAGTATGCTTCCGGGCGTAATAGATGCTTTTAGATTATATGCTAAAGAAGAATCTAGATTCAAATTATTAGAAGGATTAACTAAAGAAGAATATTATGAGGAATTAGCATCCAATGCTATCATCTTTAATTCTTCTTTACAAGATTGGGTATCATTTACAATTGTAGAAGGAACAGCATTTGGTATTGATGTAGTATATCCTAATTTTAGAGGATTTCCAGAACAAGTACCAGCAAATAGAATGTATACTCCTTTTGATGTAGACTCGGCAGTTAAGGTATTAGATACAACTATTGATGATATGGCTTATAATGGAAGCACTAATTATGGTATTGTTGAGAGAAGCGACTTGGGAAGAAGAACAGAAGCTTGGATTGTAGCTAATAATCCTGATTTTGAATTAAATATTTGGCATGAAGCTGAATTATGTACAGAACTATTAAAAAAATAACAATGAAGAATTTTAAACAATACACTGAAGAAGAAAAAAATGAAATCATAGAAACTGCCAGTAAGCATTATTATGATTTCATGAAGGCCTTAGGATTAGATCCTGATTCAAATCCACATGAAATAGATACGCCAAGAAGAGTATCTAAATCATTTGTTAACGATTTGATTAAATCAAAGTTTAATGAGCCACCTAAGATTACAGCATTTTCTAACACAGATGGATATGACGGAATGGTATTTCAAGGAGATATTAATGTTAAGTCTATTTGTAGCCATCATCATTTGCCGTTCACCGGTAAAGCATATGTAGCATATCTTCCAGCGCCAGATGGTAAAGTAATTGGTTTAAGTAAGTTAAATCGTGTTGTAGATTATTTTTGTCGTATGCCGCAAGTCCAAGAAAATTTAACTGAACAGATAAGCGCGTATTTAAATAAAACATGTGAAGGTAATTTAGGTGTTGCAGTAGTAATAGAAGCAGGACATCAATGCGCGTGTTTAAGAGGTATACAGCATGATTCGACAATGATGACATCAAAATTAACTGGTGCATTTAAAGCTGATGCTGCTACCCGCGATGAATTTTATAAGTTTATAGGATATCTTAAAAAATAAAATGGCCCAGTATAGTACATCATTAACAGAAAGATTTCCAGTAACCGGTACTAAAGGACAAATCGGAGAAGAGTGGCTTAAGTCAATATTACAGTCATATGGTTATGAAGTAACTGATTATGCAGGTCAAGTAGAACATCAAAAGCGCGGTTATGACTTTAGTATTAAGAAACCAGAATGGTTACGAGAATATTATCTAGATTGTAAAAATAATTTGTATTGTGATTGGGAATTGCATTTTAAAATAGAGATTGAAGATCATGGAAAGCTCGGTTGGTTTTTTTCGAGCCGAGCTGATCGAATCTATCATGTAAACCCATATACTAATACCTATATAATGTATGATTTAAATGAAATGCGTAAATTGGTAGTAGATGCCTTATTAACTAATAATACTACGTTATTTAAAAGAGTAGATTATAAAGGGGCAATTCTTCTGCAGTTTGATATTACTCAAAACAATAAAGGATTATATCCTATAACAATAAAAAAACATTAATAAATGTATAAAAACGTATATTACGACAGAACAAATAACGAAGTTATTGTGTGGGATGACAAAAAGGGACGTCTTAACTTTAAATATAAAAAATACGCATATATCAAAGCCCCAAATGGAAAATATACTGCTTTAGACGGTAATCGTGTAGAGAAAGTATATAATTGGGATAGAGAGGATGAACAAAGAGGAATTATATATGAATCAGATGTGAAGCCTGAATTACGTATTCTAATCGATAATTACGGAGACACAGATGATATTTCAGAAGATATAACTACATTATTTTTTGATATTGAAGTATCTAAAGGAGATGGATATTCTACTCCATGGGAAGCTGATAATGAAGTAACAGCAATAACTTTATATGATAATATTTCAAAAGATTGGAATGTATTATTATTGGATAAAGAACATTTAACAAAAAATAAAAGAACAGATAAATATATCTTCGAAGCATTTTCGTCTGAAAAAGATTTATTAATGCGATTCTTTCAACTTTATCTAGAAATTAGCCCAGACATTTTAACAGGATGGAATATAGATGGTTTTGACGTTCCTTATATCTATAACAGAACTAAAAAGCTTTTAGGAGCTAATGTTGCTAAACAATTAAGTCCAGTAGGAGTAGTTTCAAAAGACTTCCGTAAAGACAGAATGAATATTGGTGGTGTAGCTGCACTAGATTATATGTATTTGTATAAAGCATTTACTTATAACGAAGAACCTTCTTATGCTTTAGAATTTATATCTCAAAAAGAATTAGGTCGCGGAAAGATTCAGTATGAAGGAGACTTAGATAATCTTTATAAACAAGATTTAGAAAAGTTTATTGAGTATAATATTAATGACGTTCAATTGGTTGTAGACTTAGATGAGAAACTAGACTTTATTACATTAGCAAGAAACATTGCTCATAAAGGACATGTTCCTTATGAAGATGTATTTGCATCTAGTAGATATTTGGATGGAGCTTGTCTTACTTACTTAAATCGACTAGGAGTTATTGCTACTAATAAACCCTTAAGAGAAGAAAGTGACGAAGATGAAGATTCTGACGAAAATGGATTTGAAGGAGCATTTGTAAAAGATCCTAAACCAGGATTGTATGAATGGGTATTTGACTTAGATTTAAAAGCCTTATATCCTTCAACTCAAAGAACGGTTAATATATCTCCTGAAACTAAGGTATGTAAGATTGAAAATTGGGACCATGTAAAATTCATGAAGAATGATGAAACTTATGTATATAAGTATAAATCTAAATCTTGGAAAGGAATGGAGCTAAGAAAATTCTTAGAAGAAAATAATTTCTCTATCTCAGCTGTTGGTGTAATATATGATCTTAAAACAAAAGGATTAGTTCCATCTATCTTAGAAAAGTGGGATACAGAAAGAACAGAATATCGACAACTTGCAAAGAAATATGGTGAAGGTGGTAATGAAAAAATGTATCGTTTCTTTGACTCTCGTCAATTAACTATGAAGATTTTATCTAACTCTTTATATGGTGTATTAGGAAATGCTGGATTTAGATTTTATGATATTGATAATGCTGAAGGAACTACATTAGGAGGTAAAGCAGTTATTATGCATAAAACAAATTATGCTAATAATTGGCTAAACCAAAAATTAGGAACGAGTGGCATTGATTATGTATTGTATATTGATACGGATTCTGCATTCTTCTCAGCAATGCCGTTAATTAAAAAGATGCAAAGAAACCAAGGACGTGAATTAACTAGAGATGAATGTGCAGATATTACTTTTAAATTAGCCGTAGCTTGTGAAAGTGTTATTAATTCAACGTTTGATGAATTTGCAAAGAACGCATTTAATGCAACAGAACATCATTTCCAAACAAAACAAGAATATGTATCTGAAACGGCAATATGGATTGCAAAGAAAAGATATGCTCAAAAAATTATCTCTGAAAAGGGTGTAAGTATATCTAAAATGACAAATGGTAAAAAAGAATACAAACTAGATGTAAAAGGATTGGATGTTGTAAGATCTTCATTTCCAAAAGCATTTAGAGGATTTATGTCAGGCATTATTATTGATATTCTTAATAAAGCAGAAAAGCAAGAAATTGTTGATAAGATATTTGATCTTAAAGACTCATTACCTACATTAGACATTTATGATATTATGACTATATCTGGTATTAAAGAATTAAGTAAGTATCCTTGTAAGAAAACAGGTTCTATATTTAAAACAAGACCAAAAGGAATGCCTATTCATGCTAAATCTTGTGCAAATTTTAATGACCTATTAGAGCACTTTAAAATTAATTCAATGGCGCCTATTAGTGATGGAGATAAAATAAAATGGACTTACTTAAAACCTAACCGATTAGGTATTGAAACCTTAGCGCTAACGGGCTTTAATGATCCAATGGATATCTATTCTATCGTTAAGGAACATATTGATTATACGAGCATCTTTGAAGCTTCCTTAGAAAATAAACTTAATGACTTTTTCGTTGCATTGGGATGGTCGGAAGTTCCTAAGAATAATCACGGAAAAAAATTCTTTGAATTTTAATTAGTTTTTATTATATTATATTATGAAAGATTTAAAAACCACTGTAATGGTCAAGTTATCAGTAGATGCTTGTCATAACTTTCCTTTAGCTGCGGAATTATTTCCTGAGGTAGATTTCCTAGCAGATAGACATAGACATATGTTTCATTTTACTTTATCAAAAAAAGTATTTCATGACGATCGAGATGTAGAGTTTATCATGTTCAAGAGAGATGTATTAGAATATCTTTTAGAAAAATATTATGATCATAGTACTAGAACACATGAATTTGGAGCTCAATCCTGTGAAATGTTAGCCAAAGAGCTATTAAATGAATTTGATTGTGAATGGGTTGAATGTTGGGAAGATAATGAAAATGGCGCTCGCTGCGAATTAGTATAATGAAAACAATCTATATCTTAGACAGTAAGACGATTGAATTAAAATATATACGTAATTGGCAAAATAATCTTCAAGAATGTTTAGAGGAGTTTATTCAAAAGAAATCACTTAAATATCAAGTAAAAACTCTTTATGATATTCAACCGAACCCATTATCAATTATAGATAATAGTCCTTTAACATTTAAAGATATTGTAAATCAACAAGCTTCGCAGTCTACCAGATTTGCGGAGCTCTTTTACAATAAAGAAGTACACCAAGGAGATCATTTTATTTTTATGGATGCTTGGAACCCTGCTATCTTTCAATTACGTTATTTATCTACAGTATATCGTATACCTATTTGGATTCATGGATTTTGGCAAACCGGATCATTTAATAAAACATCTTATCTAGCATTTGCCAAAACATTAACATGGCAAAAAAATGCAGAACGAGCTTTAGTAGCTGCTATTAATCATAACTATTATGATAGCGATTATCATTTATCTTTACTTAAAAGCTTATTCAAAACATTCGGAGCAAAGAATTTATTTAATAATCCAGGAAGAGTTCAAAAAGCTGGTCCTCCAATGACTCATGTACGTGATTATGCCGAGCAATTTAAAAAAACAAAGAAACGCGATATGATTTTATTTGCTGATAAAGGTACAGTAGATCGTAACATGATTATTTTTCGTGAACTGCAACGAGCAATGCCTCAATATGAATGGGTTTGTATAGAAGATAAAATGCCAAATGAAACTCAGTATCATGGATTATTAGCTTCTTCTAAATACGTATTAATCTTAGATTTAATTGATTCTTCTTCTATAACAGCTTTTGAAGCCATGATGCACGGAGCAATACCATTAGCACCTGACAGATTAAACTTTAAAGAAATTGTACCAGAGAAATGGAGATATCCTTCGGAATGGACATTAAGTTATTTAAATTACACGGAAAATTATACAGTAATTATAGATTATATCAAAGACCGTATGGAGAACTATGATACATATAAAGAAGGTATTGAAGAATGGGCGAAATATTTAGATACAAATTATTATAGAGTAGATGCGTTAAAAAATAACGTTTTTTATTTGGAACAATAATTATAATAAATATAAACATGAAAAAATCAGAACTAAAAGTATTGATTAAGGAAGAGATTAAGAAAGTCTTGAAGGAAGAAGCAAATGAATCAAACTCGTTGAGTTCTTCAAATCTAAAACCCGGGGATATTATTATATTTTCTCAGGATGCTACTCCAAAATGGAAACGTTTTATTAATGGATTGGTATCCGGGTTTTATATGTCGAATATTCAGCCTAAAGCCGGTGATAAATTTAAAGTAACCGACTATGAAACATCATGGTCAGTAGGAGATTATCCTTTACAAAATCTAAATAGACCTAATGAGTTTATTAAAGCTACAAATGGTGAAGATCAAATATCAGCACCTAGATCATGGATAGATAGTTTAATTAATAAAGGAATAGTTAATGTTAATAAACAATCTTCTTTAAAAGAATGGAATTCAAATAATCCTTTTGATGTTATGGCATTAACTGATAAAGAAGATTTGCAAGATATTTCAACTATACAATCTTTCGTAGAATATCATCATTTACCAAAATTAATTATTGATATATGTAAATATGCTGCAGAAGAGTTAAATGTATATCCAATTAAAATTACTCAACAAGGAATGGTATTTCCTTCCAAAGGATTTAATAAAGTTGAATTAGAATTTAAAAATAATGGCCAAATTAATCTTTATAAATTTATTGGACGTACTTTAGATTCAGCATATCCATTTGAATATAAAATTTTTAAAGATATGATAACTAAATAATTAAAATAAAATTAGCCCGAAAGGGCTTTTTTTATGTTCTACATTAGGTTCTTTGAAATAATATCTTTATATTAGATAAAAAATAAGTTATAAAATGGATTTATCAAAAATCACAGCACCGAACCCAAACAGAAAGCCATTATTTATTCCTTCATTATCCGCAGGAGGAACAGCAGCTTCTTTAAAAAAGAATAGAGAAGTTGAACCCGGTTTAACAACTAGATTTTATGCGGAAGATTTCCCAGAAGAATTTCGCCACCCATACTTCTTAATTACAGCAGGACATTTTTATAAAAAGATGGATGCTCGTGTAACATTTGGATTAGAGAATGTATTTACATTTGGAGATTCAGGAGGTTTCCAGATTGCATCAGGAGCTATTAAATGGGATGTAGGTATTAGAGATCAGATACTAGCATTCTTAGAAGAAAATTCAGACGTAGCTGCAAATTTAGATATTCCACCTCGTATGTCATATGAAGGTAAATTTCAAGAATCATTAGATTTTAGTTACGATAATTTTAAATACTTTGCTAGTAAGCAACAAGGTAAAACTAAATTCTTAAACGTACTTCAAGGAAATAATCCTAGTCAGTTTAATTTATGGTATGATACCGTAAAAGACTTTGATTTTAAAGGATGGTGTGTTGGAGGTAGTCGTAGATTAGTAGATTTTATTTATACTATTGCTTTATTCTTAGAGAATCGTGAATTTGAAAATCCAAGAAATGAATTTATTCATATGTTAGGTATTTCTAAAGTATCTGATTTCTTTATACTTGGAACTTATCAAGCTCTTTTAAATAAGCATTATGGAGGTAAGATTCAATTAATGACGGATAGTTCTTCACCGGGACAATTTCCAGTATATGGAGATATTATTTTAGCTCCGAATTTTGGAACATTAAATTGGACGCAAATGCATGTTTCTAGAGATATTAAGTATACAGCTGAAAAACTAATGCCTGTTCTTTATCATACACCGGTATCTAAAAATTTTACAATGGGCGTAGTTAATGATTATAAACAAGAATATTATGATAGAGCTACCATTCAAAATTTATTAGTATTTAATAAAGGTATGTATGATATTGCAGATTTTTGTTCTGGAGATGTAGAGTTATTACAAGGAATTGTTCCGAATGATATGCATATTATTCTTAAATCAATACATGAAATGTTCGAACAACCAGATAATGCATATAAAATTTACGAGAAGTATAGACATTATTACGTAAATTATGGAGGAGATTGGGTTCCTAGTCAAAACAGAGAAATATTAAATAATTTCTTTGAAAATTAAAATAAAATCATTATAATTAAGAAAATAAAAATAAGTTATGCAAAAAGAAAAATTGGTATCGTTTATCAATCGCTATTATTTAGCTGGTAATACTGATAGCGTTAAGTTAGTTGTAAAAGAAGGACAGTTATTATGTTCTTTTATTTCCGCAAATCAAAATGTAATTGGAGAAGTTACATTACAATCCGTTGATATGGAAGATGCAGAATTGGCAGTATATACTACAAGTCAATTATTAAAAATGCTTTCTGTATTAGATGACTCAGTAGAGATTAAGTTTGTAAAAGTCGGAGATAAAGTATTCTCAATGATTGTTGAAGATAAAAATACATCAATCACTTATATGTTAGCAGATTTATCTGTTATTAAAGCAGTTCCGAAAGTAAAAACCCTTCCTCAATTTGATGTAAGCATTAACATTACTAAAGAATTCTCTGAGAAGTTTTTGAAAGCTAAGAATGGTATGCCAGAAGCAGAAAACTTTGCGGTAGTATCAGATGCAATATCATCAGAAATATTACTTAATTATTCAACAGTAAATACTAATAGAATTAAGTTTAGTGTAGAAGCAACATCACATAATAAACTAAATGCTACATGTTTTTCTGCGAATATCTTTAAAGAAATCTTAACTGCAAATAAAGGAGCAGAATCAGGAATATTTGAAGTGTCTGGACAAGGATTAGCTCGTGTAACCTTCACAGGTAAAGATTTTAACAGCATTTATTATTTAGTACAATTAAGCATTCAATAACATTATATTATGATAAACACAGAAATTATAGCAGAAACAAATAGACTTAAAGAGTCTTTCTTAAAGAATATGAATATGAATGTGCCGGCTTATGTAATTGGACCTAAGCAGCATTTTAGATTTGTAAATTGGGTTATTGATGAATCATTAGATTCAAATTATCGTTTAGTGACTGATATTACAGCATTAAATGCTAAACGTAGCGAATTAGAATCTTTCGAGCAATATAAAGCTAGATTAAAGATGCAAAAGTTGCTAATGAAATATAGATACATGTTCATAACTGATTTAGCTGCGAAAAATGTTAATTAATAAATACGCTGAACATGATATTTGGTGTGAGGCCTATAGGCCCGTTACCATTAATGATTATATCGGTAATGAGCATATAAAAGAAAAGATCGGGCAATATCTTCAAAAAGAGGATATTCCTCATCTTTTGTTATATGGACCTCCAGGTACTGGTAAAACGAGCTGTGCTAAATTAATTACTAATACTTTTGGATTTGAAACTCTTTATATTAATGCATCAGATGAAAACTCTGTTGATGTAATTAGAGATAAAATAAAATCTTTTGTAAGTACTATTAGTTTTAATAAGTTTAAAGTAGTTATTTTAGATGAAAGTGATTATGTTACGATTAATGGTCAAGCCGCTCTTCGTAACTTAATGGAAACATTTAGTAAACATGCCCGTTTTATTCTTACTTGTAATTATGTAGATAGAATTATTCCTGCCATTCAAAGTAGATGTCAAGTATTTCAAATCATTCCTCCTAGCAAAAAAGAAGTTGCGGAAAGAGTAGTAAAGATTTTAAATAACGAAAACATTATATATGATATTAAAGATATTGCAACATTAGTTAATGAAGGATATCCTGATATCAGGAAAGTTATTAATCTTTGTCAACAACATTCATCTAACGGAGAATTAACTATATCTAAAGGAATTGCAGAACGTGGGAGCTATGCAATGAAATGTATTGATATTCTTAAATCAGAAAAGAATCCTAAAGATTGCTTTACGAATATTAGACAAACAATTGCAGATGCTAAGATAAAAGATTTTGCGGATTTGTATAGATTAATGTATGATGAAATTGAATCATATGGAAGTGGTCATATAGGGCCTATTATATTAATCATTGCTGAATATCAGTATAAGGACAGTTTTAGTGTTAATAAAGATATCAACGTAGCAGCAATGTTTGGACAAATCATAGGCGAGATTAACAAAAAATAAGCGATATGGAAAATGTTACGAGAGTAAAATTTGAATTGGAAATAGCAGCTCAACGTTTAATTAGCGAGTATATGGTTAATAATGAACATATCGAATCGGAACTTAACCAAGGTATAAAAGCTGCATTTGAAAAAATAGATATTGCCGCGACGATAGAAAAAGCAGTAACTGATTGTATAATAACAGCAATTAAACAATCATCGGATTATGGAGCTATTAGAAATGCTGTTAAAGAAAAAACGGATAAAATAGTTGAGCATTATATTGATGCTGCTGTTAATAAATTTAAAACAGATTATAATTAAAAAATAAAAGATATGGAAAATTTAAATATAAAACTATCAGATCAACCAACTATGAAGTGCGGTTCTTTAGATGAAGAAGGAAATTTATGTGAGAATGCTACATTCTTTCCGGTAATGTTCTTTAAAGAATTATCACCTATGATGTCTCCGTCAGGAAAAGAAGAACTTATTCCTGTAGAAACATATAGATGTACTGATTGCGGTTCTATTCCTAATAGATTTCCTCAACCATAATGGCTACACAAGATAAAAAAGTAACTGTTTTTGACATTGTTAAGATTATGACCACTACGGAAAGAACGTGGTCTGATCTTTCCGATGAAGAAAAGAATGTCGTAGAACCTTTCATGATTATCATGATTCTTTCGATGCATCCTGATTTATTAGAGATATGTAATGAATTTCAACGTTATGCTATATCATCAGACTTATCTCCTAGGGAAGTATATACGTTCTTTAACGAGCTATTACCAAAGAGAAGTTATTATAGTACTTGGATAAAGGGAACGAAGGATAGTTCTTATAATGATCATCTAATTAGCTTAATCGCCCAAGAATATGAATGCTCGAAGACCCAAGCATATGAATATTTAAATATCTTAACAGAATCTAATAATATAGAAGCAATTGTTAAAATAGTTTCTAAGTATGGATATACTGAAGCTCAAGTCGAAGCTATTATTTTAAATAAAACTATTCCAACAGCTAAACCAAAGAAAGTAGCTGCTAAAAAAACAAAATCAAAATGATAAACTATACATATATACTAGTATTCTTTACAATGATGGCTACAGATTATTTCTGGGGCATTTATATTAAATCAATGTCTAAGCATCAAGCTATAAAAGCTTCGATATTCGGGGCATTTATTATGTTATGCGGCGCATTTACAGCTATTAGTTATATAGAAAATCATTGGGCATTAATTCCAGCAACGATTGGTGGTATGATTGGTACATATATATCTGCTAAATACGGTAACTTAGATAAAAATAATGGGCAAACAAACTAAAAAACATTCAATATTTGAAAGTATTACTAATACTATTATTGGACTTTTAACAACACTTATCTTTAGTCCACTTATATACGGTATAGTAGGAATAAAGTATACATTCAACCAATTAGGAATGGCGACAATATTATTTACTATATTATCAATAATACGTGGATATGTTGTAAGAAGATTCTTTAACAATAAAATAAAATAAAAATGACAACACCAAATAATAATTACGAGCACGTTAATCATCCTAAACATTATAATACATTCAGTAAAGAAGTAATTGATATGATGATAGATGTTTGGGGCATTGAAAAAACAATTGCATTTTGTGAAATGAATGCTTTTAAATATAAAATGCGTATGGGAGATAAACCTGAACAACCATTAGAACAAGATGCTAAGAAAGCTTCATGGTATATTAATAAAGCAAAAGAATTAAAAGCTAAGTTAGAGATTATTGGAGTAATAGAGCCTATTACGGAAGCAATAAAAGAAATTCATGTTAAGAGTCTTTCATAATAATGAAGTATAGCACAGTAATAATATCAGACTTACATTTAGGAAGTAAAGCTTCTAGAAGAGATGACATACTAGAATTCTTAGATAAATTATCTACAGACACATTAATACTAAACGGAGATATTGTTGATGGGTGGTCTTTGCAAAGAGGAAGTAAATGGACTAAAAAAGATACTAAAATACTTAGAAGATTATTAAAGATATCTGAATCAGGGACTGATGTTATTTGGATTAGAGGTAATCATGATGAATTTTTAAAAGAATTTATTCCATTTGATTTAGGAAATATTAAGATTGTTGAAGATTATATTCATCAATACGGTAAGACACGTTATTATATTTTTCATGGAGATGTATTAGATGTGTTTATTACAAAAGTAAAGTGGCTGGCTTATATTGGTTCTATTGGGTATGATATTGCTTTATGGATTAATCGTTGGTATAATCGTTGGAGAGTATGGAGAAAATTACCATACTATTCAATATCTAAGGATATTAAAAATGGTATTAAGAAAGCTACAAACTTTATAAATGACTTTGAAATAAATGCTATTAAGTTAGCAAAGCAAAAAGGATGTAACGTAGCAATATGCGGCCATATTCATCAGCCATCTTTAAAGGATGGATATATGAATTCTGGAGATTGGTGTGAAAATTGTACAGCATTAGTAGAAACAAAAGACGGTAAATGGAAATTAATAGATTATCATAATAAATAATATGGAATTAATAAGCACGCATATATGTAAAGCATCAGATATTGGTATTCATAACAATATGTTCGGTGGTACATTAGTTGGATGGGTAGATGAAGCATCTGCAGTATATTCTGCACAAATTTGTGATACGCCAAGAATGATTACTATTAAAGTAGATGAATTTATATTTAAGAAGCCTATAAAGTTGGGCAATATTATAAAGATTTATGGAAAAGTATCAGAATTCGGAAATACTTCTATAACATTATATATCGAAGCCAGAAAACATAATGTATATACAGGCATTCAAGAAGTCGTAACGCATACAAAAATGAAATTTGTGCGGATTGACGATGAAGGAAATCCAATTCGTATATCTAATCGAGTAAAACAACGTTATCATAAAAGATTAAAGCAGTTCGGAAAAGGACTACTTTCTACAGAAGAACGATTATTAGAAGAAGTTTCAGAGAAATCTAATTAAATGAATAGTAAGGAGTTAGTGAACCTAACTCCTTACATACTGAATATCAATACATTAAAATTATAATAAAATTTGGAAATATGAAATGTATTCCTTATCTTTAAGTATATTAAAAAAGATGGCAAAGAAGATTAAAGAAGAAGCTATACCTAAAAAATCACTTAAAAAAGAAGTATCATATACAGATGATGAAGGAACAGATACTTGGATTTATAATGATAAAGGGCATCTTATTGAAGTAAAACTAGATTGGAATAAAGCATTTCTTAAAAAATATAAAGCAGATATCGAATATCAAGAATCATTACCTAAATCTAAAAGGCAATATCTTAATCCGGAAAATGGTAAGTTTGTTGGATATGCTCGAGCAAAAGCTTTAGGATTTTTTGAAGATGAAGATGATGAATAATAAAAATATTAAATAAATCATGAAAAGAACATTATATTCGCGCGCGACCACAGGAAAGGTTTTAGAATGGACTATTGAAGTCGAATCTAATAAATATCGTACAATATCCGGTTATATAGACGGAGTAAAAACAACATCAGAATGGACTGTTTGCGAGCCTAAAAATATAGGAAGAGCAAATGCTACGACAGCAGAAGAACAAGCTATTAATGAATCAACAGCTATTCATCGTAAGAAAATGGAAAAGGGCGCATTTGAAAATATTAATGATATTGATACACCTATTTATTTCGAGCCAATGTTAGCTGCTAAATGGGAAGATTATAAAAATAAAATAGCATTTCCAGCATATTCTCAACCGAAGTTAGATGGCTGTTTAAGTTATGATACGTTAATTAATACTGATAAAGGTAAGTTGATGATCGGAGATATTATTAATAATAATATCGATTGTTTAGTAGATACATATAATACCAATACCAATTTAATTGAACGTAAGAAAATTTTAAATAGAATGAAAAATGGTATTGATATTAATGAACAGCAACAAACTCAATGGTATGAAATCGAAGTGGAAGATGGTCGAAAAATTAAAATTACCGGCAACCATCGAGTATATCTTCCGAAGTTACGGTGTTGGAGACGAGTAGATGAGTTAAATGAAAATGATATATTATTAAACTATTTTAAAAAATAACCATCAACTTTTTGGTGTAATATAATAATTATAATAAATAAAGATTTATATGACACCTATAGAAAAGTTACAACAGATAGAACTGAATACAGCAATTTTAAATTACCACGGTAATGATCATACAAGAAGAAAGTACATACGTGATATTATTACTGCTGAATTACTTAAGTATTTAGTAATTGATAAAAAATATCCATCTAATTACATCGGAACATTGATTTCTGATATCATCGGTATACGAATAGATGCAGGATATATAATTCATAGATGTAAAGAATTAAATATTAAAACATTTTCAATTAAAGAATCTGCTAACTTAAAATCAACAAAAGTAAGAAAGGCAGAAACATGTATAAAGAAATATGGGTCATCAAATCCGTTAGGAAAACAAAGCCCGATATATAAAAAGCGCAATCAAACAGTCCAAGAAAAGTATGGTGTATCAAATGTATTTCAACTAGACTCTGTTAAAATGAAAACAAAAGATACGATGATAAAAAAGTATGGTGTATCAAATCCAGTATATATGGAAAACTATAAACGAAATTGTGGGCGTCGTAGTAAAATACATACTACAATAGAAACTCTCTTAATTGACTTAAATATACAATTTGAATCAGAAAAAAGAAATATGTTTTCTGCATTTAATAAATACTATAATAAAATATATTCGCCTCAAGTAGACATCCTATTGAATGATTATAATATAGTAATAGAAATAAATGGAGATTTATGGCACGCAAATCCTAAAAAATATAAAGCAACTGACTTAATACCATTACGAATTGGACAGACTGAAGCCCAGATAATTTGGGCACGTGATGCTGCCAGAACAGAACAAATTAAATCATTCGGCTTCGAAGTAATTGAATTATGGGAGCATGATATTAAAACTAACTTAAGTATAATAAAAGAACAGTTATATGAAAAAATATATAAAAATAACAAAAATTACGAAGATTGATCCTGAAGTTAAATATGATCTTGAAATACAAGATAACCACAACTATTTTGCAAACGATATACTAGTGCATAATTGTCGTGCCATTGTTAAGAGTGACGGTATGTGGACACGAAATGGTAAGCCTATTATATCTGCTCCGCATATATTTGAATGTCTTAAGCCGTTATTTGAAATTAATCCAGATCTTATTTTTGACGGGGAACTTTATGCTGATAAATTTGCTAACGATTTTAATGCTATATGTTCATTAGTAAAGAAAACTAAACCAACAGCCGAAGATATTAACGAATCAAAGGAAAAGATTCAGTATCATGTATATGATTTACCGAGCTTTAATGCCACATTTGTTCCAAGATTCCAACATCTTCATAAAATGCTTACAAATTATCACCCGTCTATTGTTGTTGTACAAACAGAACAAGTAGACAATTTTAATGATGTAGATGCGTTCTACGAAGATTATATTTCTTTGGGATATGAAGGTCAAATGATACGATTAGACGCTCAATATGAACATAAAAGAACAAAGTCTTTATTAAAGAATAAGTCCTTTATAGATGAAGAATATACGATCATTGATATTGAAGAAGGTAATGGAAACAAAGCCGGAATGGTAGGTTCTTTTGTATTTAAGAATGCTAATGGCAAAATATTCAATGCTTCTCCTAAGTTTAACTGGGGCATATGCCAACGAATGTTAAACGATAGAGAATTATTAATCGGAAAAGAAGCTACGATTAAGTATTTTAATTTAACACCAGATAATATACCTAGATTTCCGTACGTAATAGCGATACGAGATTACGAATAAAAAAACTTAAAAAAAGATTAGGAAATATGAAATGTTTTCCTTATCTTTAAGTATATTAAAAATTAAAATTAGTTATGATGAAATTTTTCAGTTGGATTAAAAACGACCCTTTCCTTAAAGGAATTCTACAAATAGCTTGTAATATTACTTTACTAGAATATGTTATTTTACCGATGCTTAATATGTCCAGTACAATATTATTCTTTCTAGGTATGTTATTAATATATCTCTTAATTGTAGTTAATATTCGAATCTTTAAAAAATTATACTAAAAATAAAAACAAAAATGAAAAATAAAATAAAATCAGTGTTAATGGTACTGGGTGCCATTTCACTACTTAGCTTAGGAAGTTGTTCACGTATTGACGCTGGACATGTAGGTATGAAAGTTTCTTACTTTGGAGATGACAAAGGAGTAAATGACATTGTGTATGTTACGGGGTGGACATTTTACAATCCTCTTACATCAACAGTTATTGAGTGGCCAACATTCGTTAGACACGTTGAGTATGTAGGAGAGCATGGGTTCGTTGTAAATTCAAAAGACGGAAGCGAATTTGCCGTAAATCCTATTATCAATTATAGTATCGTGCCGGATAAAGCTCCAGATATCTATAGAAAATATCGTAAAGATTTAGGTGATCTCGAAATAGCATTTTTAAAGACAACAGTCCAGGACGTATTTCGTGTCGCTGCTAATGAATTTAATGCAGATAGTTTAATAAGTAATAGACAAAGATTCGAGACGTTAGTAATGAAGGACTTACATAGTCGATTAACTTCGGAAGGATTCATGGTTCAGCAATTAACAAGTAACTTAGTTTATCCAGAATCATTTAAGAATGCGATTAATGCTAAGAATAATGCAGTACAGCAAGCTCTTCAGGCCGAGAATCAAGTAAAAACGGCAGAAGCTCAAGCTAAAATTAAAGTGGCTCAAGCAGACGGTGAAGCTCAAGCAATGTTAACGACCGCTCGCGCTGAAGCAGAAGCTAATAGATTAAGACAAACAACCTTAACAGAGAATTTATTACAGCAACAGTTTATTAATAAATGGGATGGTGTATTGCCTGTATATGGCCAAGTACCAACCTTATTTAAATCTATTCAGTAATAAAACGGATAACTCAGATGGCGTAATTGGTAACGCGCCCGTCCTGGAGATGGGAAGATATAGGTTCGAATCCTATTCTGAGTTCAAAAAAAAAATAACTTGCAAGTTATTTTAAATAGTCAGGTGGCGGAAAGGTATTAGTAGTGGTGAACGAAAATATCGTGGTAGACGCTAGTTAACAGACAGAGAGATAAAAGGAATGGTTTACTCTCATACAGGTTCGAATCCTGTCCTGACTACTAAAAAGAAAGTTATGTCATCAGAAACAAAAAAAAGAAAGTCAGATAAAAAATTACATTGGGGTCGAGGTAGACATTTCATGAAATGGGTAGGTAAGGGCATAAAAGGACTTACTTATTTTACATCGTCTCAAAGACGAATAAATAATAAAATTGACTTAGAAGATTAAAATATAGTCAGGGGGTAATATAGGCAGCTACCCATCCGGAGTGGGGTGAGTTAAGAAGTGGGTTTCTTAAATGCAGGTTCGAATCCTGCCCTGACTGCAAAAATTAAAAGTATGAAAGTAATATTCTTAGATATAGACGGCGTTCTTAATTGTCAAGATGCATATCATAATAATGAATGTAAATATGTTGATTTTACATTAAATGATGTTGAAGACTTTTATCAGACATTTTGTTCTTGGAGTAAAATGTGGTTGAATAAATTAATTGATGAGACTGGAGCTAAAATAGTAATATCTTCTACTTGGAGACATTCAGGTATTGATTTCATGAAAAAAGTTTGGGAATTAGAAGAAATGAGTGGCGAGATAATTGGGTTGACTCCTCACTTAAAAAGAGCCGATAACTATACTATACCTCGTGGATGTGAAATTGATTTTTACTTAAACAATACATTAAACTTTAGCCATATCAATTGGGATAAAACTATACAACAAGAATATATGTATAAATCAGGTATTGAAAACTATATTATAATTGATGATGATTCTGATATGTTGTATGGTCAAAGACATCATTTTATAAATGTATTACCTTCTCCAAGAAACACAAAAGGATTTAATGAAGAACATTATAAACTTGGAATGGAGATGTTAAGTAAAACAGTAATTGATTTAAATTATGAATAAAGAATTTATCCCTTACGAAGAAGCATTAGCTTTAAAAGAATTAGGATTTGACGAACCTTGTTTTGGATATTTTTATCATGAAAATATGTTTACAAAATGTCATCCAAATATTTACCACTCTAATACATTTACAGAATGTGATACGTATGAAGAAATACCACTAGATTCATGTAAAACACCACTATATCAACAAGCATTTAGATGGTTTAGAAAGAAACATGGATTAAGTTCTTATGTGAGACTCATAAACTTGCAAGGCAAATCTTATTGGAAGATTGATAAAGTCGAAACGGAAGATAAAATTAAAGGATATTCTTCTTTTGAAAATAGTTACGAAGGATCGGAGCTAGAATGTCTTAAAAAATTAATAGAGTTAATAACAATAAAAAATAATGAATAAAGAATTTGTACCATATGAACAAGCACTGGCTTTAAGAGATTTAGGATTTGACGAACCTTGTCTAGGGTATTTTGATATACAATATAACGGTATTACTCAATCAAGTAGCGGTCGTTTAATTTTAGGTAAAGACCCCGATACATTGCAATGTACTAAAAAAATGCTATATATTCATGGACAATTAAAAATTCTAGCGCCGACATATTCACAAGCATTTAAATGGGTTAAAGATAAGTATAGTTTATTCCACGAAATACAGATAGATAGGACAGCTGAGCCTAAATATTGGAATAATATATTCAAATATGAACATTTTGGAAATTATGAAGAACTTAGAGTAGGAGAATGGTTCTTACACAGAACTCAAGAAGACGCAGAGTTAGATTGTCTTAAAAAATTAATAGAAATAGTAAAAACAAAATAATATGAAAGTAATATTCTTAGATAATGATGGCGTAATATGCCTAGCCCATAATTGGGGTTCTAGATATAAAAAACGTGTTGCGGCAGATCGTAATCCGCACATGGATAGTAATTTACAAAATGTCGAATATCGTTTTGATAATTTTGATACTAAAGCAATTGAAGTATTAAATGAAATCTTAAAAAAGACTGATGCAGAAATAGTTGTTAGTTCTGATTGGAGATTACATGCAACCTTAGAGGAATTAGGTAAATATTACCTGTCTCAAGGTATTATTAAAGCGCCTATTGCTATTACTTCGAGGACTGAAGATATAGACCCCGGAGCATGGAATTTACTAAGATATAGAGCAGATCTGGAGCTAGAACGTTCGATTGAAATACTAGATTGGCTAGATAAACATCCTGAGGTAACGAATTGGGTTGCAGTTGATGATTTAAATATGTCCGTTAACTATTTATCAGGACTTTTTTCTAATAAAGATGAGTTAGATAAAAAGCCCGGATTGACAAATTTCGTTCATACTAAAAAATCTAGTGAAGGAATAAAACAAGTGGGCATTAAGGATAAAATATTAAATTATTTGATATGACATACATTCTTACAATAATAATCGTATTACTTATAATATTGATTCCTTATGTAATAGGAAATACAATTTATATAAAATATGATGTAGATTATAATTTTATAGAAGCATGGCTGTTAGGTTCAGCTATAATAATGTTAACAATCAGTATTTGTATGTTATTTTATTATATAGGAGTTATGTTTTTAAACGAACTTCGCGTGCAACTTAAATAAAAGATTAGGAAATATGAAATGTTTTTATTATCTTTATGTAAATTAAAAATATATGCAGCACGAAATTAATCTTTCATATACATTCGAAGAAATGGTTCGATTTTTAGAATCAAAAAAATATCTAATCTCCAGGCTTAATACAAGTTCTGGAGAATTATCATGGGCTCATAAATTTAATACTCCAGTACCTGATCCTGAAATGATTACGTATTCGAATATTAAAATGAAATTCGAGCAAGAATTTAGAATACACTTATTAACAGTCAAATAATATTATGAATAAAGAAAATAAAAAACTAGCCTTTAAAGGGTTTGATCGAGATTTAAAATGTAAAAATGTTCAATTCCGAATAGGAGATACGTTTACAACAGCTCATGCTAGCACTAATAAACCTCCAGCATTATGTTCAGCAGATGGTTATCATTATGGAATTACATTAAAAGATGTATTTGCTCATTATCCAGATAATAAAAGTAATCGTTTTTGTATTGTAGAAGTATCAGGGTTATATTCTGAAGATGGCCAAAAAGGTACAACGACATCTTTAAAGATAATTAGAGAATTATCAAAGGATGAAGTTATTAGACAAACGCTAGAAGAAAGTTTTGACTTAGAAACTTTAAAAGATATTCAAACACAATATCCTTTATGTCATGTAGGTGGAAGTATTGGATTATTTTTACATGGTGTTCGTTTAAAACGTTGGGCAGATAGTGGCTTATCTGATTTAGATTTAATCTTCCCTTATTATATTGCTCCAGAAAGTACTGATAAATTAACATTAGATTTTTCAGCTGATAAAACATCTGGAAATGATTTTGATTATACGTTTTCCGTTAACGGAATAAAGGTTGATGTAAAGATTGATAACATGCAGCGCTATGAATTAATTACATATAAGGGCTTTAAATATAAAGTAAGTCCTTTATTAACTATTCTTGAAGCAAAGATGAAATATGCCTTATTAGGACAATCAAAACATTCATCTGATATCAAAGAAATGATTTTGGGGCATAAAGAACCAAATATTATAGATATGAACTTAGATGATCTTTTTTCTGGTTTATAAATATGAATAACGAACAACAAGAATTATTGGGTGATGCTTATGAAAATTGGTGTAAACAATTTGAAGTTGACCCGAATAATTTTAATGGCGAAGAATTAGCGAATGGGCATAACGACCAATGCTGGGGTTATCCAATATTAGACCATGTTAAGCCTACATCAAAAGAATATAAAAGAGGACAAATAAATGCTTATTTAGAGGGTAAAGCCGAACAACCTTTTTTCTATTTAACACAAGAAGAATTTATCAACAAATGTAAAAACGATACAGAGTTCTCTGAAAGGTGGGGATTACAGATTGAAGAACGAGAGTTGAGTTTGGATGAAAGAGTTCATATTTTTAACTCAAAAATGATTAAGGAAGAAATTAGAACTCAAATAGCAACGATTGGTATAGATAAGAGTTATTGGAAAAAATCATTAGAAGTAACTAAACATAATATACCAACACGCGCGGTCACAATAACATACAAAGATAAAAGTATAGAAAGTTATGAGTAAAGTATATGTTAGATGGAATCCATTATATGAAAGAGTGGTATGTGTTCATTCGTCAGATGAATTAGAATGTGAAAAGTGCATTGAAGAACGAGAAAAAATAAAAAATACCCCATATACATTAAATGGTAAGTGGTTTGAAATTGATAGTAATAATAACCTATGTTATTGTGGAGATCCTGTTGATATGACTAATCCAGATTGTGTGGAATATAATTTATGTAAAGAACATTCAATGGATGTTTAAAATAAAAGAAAGTTATGAGTAAATAAAATGAATAATATACATAACGATTTAAATCATGTCTTAAATAAAGGTAATGGTATTGCATTAATTGTATCTATGGTAGAATGTCCTAAATGTGCTAAAGATATATGGTTAGAAATGGGAAGTCATTGTGGTTTTGACGCTAATTTAGATTTCGCAATTGACAATTATTGTTATGAGTGTTTTGAACCCATTAAATGTGTCTTTGACATTGATGATATTAAAGACACCGGGTTTATCACTATATCAGATTATGGGAGTTTTACATCTAATAATTTTATAACAAATAAAAGTAAATTATGAGTGAAGAAATAAAAGAAATATATTATAAAAAATAAAAGATGAATAAATTAGATAAAGATTATTGTGACCTACTTCAAGATATTTTGGAAAATGGGACAAAAAAAGAAACTCGTAATGGTGGAACTATAAGTGTTTTTGGTAGACAAATAAGACATAAAATGTCCGATGGATTTCCTTTGCTTACGACAAAGAAAATGTATATGAAAGGAATTATAACTGAATTGTTATGGTTCTTACGTGGAGATACTAACATTAAATACTTAGTTGATAATAATTGTCATATTTGGGATGGTGATGCTTATAAGAATTATTATAATAGAATGTGGAGTCTTAATCCTCTACCCAAGTTAACACAAGAAGAATTCATCAACAAAATCAAAACCGATGATGAGTTTGCTAATAAGTGGGGTGAGTTAGGACCAATTTATGGTAAGCAATGGAGAAGTTGGGAAACTAAGTATATTAAACCCAAAAGTCAATATGCGATTAAACCTAGTAATGGATGGCCAGATTCTATCAATATCGACCAAATCGCAAACCTAATCAACGACATTAAAACAAATCCAGACTCAAGACGATTAATGGTTAATGCTTGGAATGTGGGTGAACTGGATTCGATGGTTCTTCCACCTTGTCATTATGGATTTCAAGTTTATACAAGAGAGTTGAGTTTAGAAGAGAGATGTGATGAATATATTAAAAGACACCCGAAAGAAACAAACGATGGAGTGTTAAATTACAAATGGATTGGTGATAATTTATGTACTCATGAAGATTACGATAAATGGAATATCCCAAAACGAGCAATCTCACTAATGTGGAATCAACGAAGCGTAGATACATTTTTAGGACTTCCTTTCAATATAGCATCTTACGGATTGTTGTTAGAAATCATTGCTAAGGCAGTTAATATGGTTCCTGAAGAGTTAATTGGTAACTTAGGTGATACACATTTATATTTAAACCATATTGAACAAGCGAAGGAACAAATTGGGAGAGAATTAAGTTTAGATGAAAGGATTGATTTAGCATCATTAGATATACATTTCGATCCGTTTGATTTCGGCGTTGGTATGATATCTGCTGAGCATTCTCATAAAGTATGTGATGATTATGGTATTCCAAAACGAACAAGACAACCTTATCCATTGCCAACATTAAGAATCTCTTCAGGTCCTTTAGATGATATTGCTCATCACGAAATTATGGATTTTATATTAGAAAACTATCAATCACATCCATCAATTAAAGCTCCTTTGTCAAATTAATAGATATTTATTATAAATGATAAGTTTATCAATATTAGCTACTGAAATATATCAAAAACTAGGAAAGAAATATCCTAATATAAACGAGCGTAAAAAAGCTACTAAAGATTATATATTAACAGAAATAACGCAATGGGGTATTAAACAATCTTCCTTTGCATCAGGAGATATTTTATCTTTCAGGCCTGCAGAATTTAAAGGTACAGCTGACAGCAGTCCATTTGAAGTAAGATTAATTTACGATTATGATGATAATTTTTGGGAATTAAAGTTTGGAAATTTAAATGCACCTGATGATGAAACACAATTTGGGTGGGCTCATGAAGATCCATATAAACTTCAAAAAGCTTTATTTTTACAAAATGTATTAAATAAAGAAATTGTTCCGCTTTTTAACGACCCAGAATTCATAGGTATTAGATTTGCTCCGTACGATGGAGACGGATTAGCAGACCAACGATTAAGTTATTTTCAGAACATGTTTAATAAGTTAGATAAAGGCAAATTCAATATTAAAAAGTTCGAAGATACCTTTTATATAACTAAAAAAGTATAATCAAATTAATAAAAAATTTTAATGTATTGTAAATTAGGGACTTAGGTCCCTTTTTTACTTTTTGATTGTTTATTTGAATTGTTTTCCTTATCTTTAAGTATAATAAGAAATAATATGATATCTTCGAACTTTTTACAAATAGCTACAATGTTTAGCAACTCATTTATCGGCATTAACGATTATCAGAATGATTGGAAAGAAAGAATAAAACAGCAATGGCAAGAATCTAAATCTTTGCCTAGAAAACAAAAAAAAGCTAAAAGAAAGGAATTGAACCTGGATTGGAGCATTGCTAATTATAACCCGTTTAATTTTTAAAGATATGGAATCTTTTAAGTATTTAAAAACTTATCAAAAACAATTAATAATAACAGTATCTACTTATTTTATATTGTATATAAGTAAAACATTTATTATGTGGGAATTTGAAAATCCATTTAAATGGTTAATAGAAATGCCTACATATTCAGTAGGTGCGAGATTTGTAATATTACTTAGTTATAGTATATATCATAGTGTAGTATATGCGTTTATAAAATGCTTTGAACCTTAAATTAAAAATAATATGATAACAATAATAATAATTTTAGCAGTATACTTACTGTCAGCGTATGCATCTTATAAATTTACGCAAATAGCGCACTTTCATGAAAATGGGAGGTTTAATAATCTCGAGCCTGAATTTGATGATTTACTTATCACTTTTATGCCAATTGTAAATACAATATTAGCTATAGTATTCTGGATTGACTCTCCATACAGAAAATCAGAGTCTAACAGAATATCCAATTTTTTCAAACCAAAAAATAAACAAATAAACTAAATCAATTATGCAATTAAAATTAAACTCATGGTACGTACAATTATGGAATTATACTTACCCAGAAACAGTCCCAAACAATTTATGTCCTTTATTTTGGAAATTAGTAATAGCAATATTGTTATTTCCTATTAATATTGTATTACGAATTCCTGTTAATATAATGAACTTATTCACTAAAAACAAAGTAGAGCGCGGCGATGCTAGATCTGGTATAGGATTTGGTATTTATGCAATAATTATTGGAACAGCATTTATATTAACTTGTTTATATAACTATATTTTATGGGCAATTAATGCTTATAGTTATGATAACGGATGCGCGTCTTTAGGCGGACTATTTTTAGTAGTTGGGGCATTCTTTATTATTAGACATTATTGGTTAACGTATAATACAGGTTATAAAATAGAACATACAGTATCAAATAATATAGTAGTAAATTATACTAAATCTTGGTATGAAAATCATTGCCCTAAAATTAATTGGAAGTAAATAGTATATATTAGTTATACGAACGTATAAAGTATTTCACTAAGTTGTTAGATAATTATAAAAAATAATCTAATAATTTAATGAAATACTTTTTTACTCTCGGGCTGATCTTACTAACCTCTGTAATTTTCGCTCAAACATGCCCTACACCTAACGGCAACTCAATCATTATCAAACCAACATATTCAGTTGGAAGCTCAATAGCAAATGAGTCAAATTCCATTCTTTGCTATAACAACACATCAGCAACAAAAATTACTGCGTTACAGTTTAGAATAACGTATGATACCGTTGCATTTACAAACCCTTCAGTTAGTTTAACATTAACAGACACTAGTAATCATTATCTTCAATATTATGTTGATAATGGTAATATTACTATTACAACAGTGTATGACGGACAAGATGCTAATTACACTTATCCTTCAGGAGAATTAATCAAAGTTAATTTTAAACATTCTAATCCTTCTACATTCCAATACTTAACTGGGATTCAACCTTTAGCATTTAATTTATCTTATCCTACATTAGCTTCAACGAGCACCGGTAAAGATACAGTATTAACTAAATTTAATGCTGGTGGACAATTTATCAGACCTAGCATTCAATTTTCTGGAACATTTAAAAACGTAACAGGAACATATTCTAAAAAGATATTAGTTGGATTCTGGAAGCAACCTAAATCAGGTGGTAATTGGACATTAGTAGATGTTGATACAACAGATAAAGATGGTAAATTCTTATTCAAACCAATTATAGATACTACATATTGGACTTGTAAAATCGAAGTTAAAGGAGATACATTAAAATATGGTAATGTAGTTTCTACAGCAGATGCTCAGAAAGTAAATAGATTTGTATTAGGAATTGAATCTCCAAAAGATTTTGATTTTTATACAGCAGATCCTAATAACTCAGGAAATATTTCAATTTCCGATGTATATACTATCTTTAATAGAATTGCAGGAAGATTTAATAGTTTTTCAGTGCCTGATGTAAGATTCTTTACTGAATCAGAATATCTTGCAATCAAAGGAGAACCAACTACTAATTACACTCAAATGATTCCTGGCGTAACTAATTATTCATATACAATAATAACAGGAGTTGATTCTATAACAGTATATGTTTTAGTAACAGGAGATGCAAATGAAACAGGATATCAAATGGCTAAATTATCTCCTATAAAAATAACTAATCCATTAAATTCTCCAAACTTTATTATAGATCAAACTACAGAATACTATGCTAATTTAGATGAAATGGAAATTAAATTACCGACATTAAATGTTGAAGAAGGTAATTTAGTAAATATTCCAATACAAGTATTAACTAATGGTCAATCTTTAGGAGCTGTACAATTATCAATGAAATATGACAGCGATTTATTAGAATTCAAAGGAGTAGCTTCAAAAGGAGCTACTTCTAACTGGATGTCATTTATAAATGCTAATAATAATGAAGTTGAATGGGGCGGTGTAGATATGAGTGAACAAAATAAAATTATTGACGGTCAAGAAGTAGCTGTATTACAGTTTATTGCTAGAAGACCTAAAATGGATTGGTCAGCATCACCATTATATGTAACTCGTAAGTTTGTTGGAAATGCTGTAGCTAAAGATTTAAGCATTAGACCTACAGACGGAAGAATTGAAGTTCTTAAGACAGTTTTAAAGTCTGAAAAATTAAAAGATATTAATATCTTAATTTATCCTAATCCAACATCAGGTATTGTATCAGTTCAGTTTAGTGTACCTGAAAATAACTATACATCAGTATACTTTATTGATTTAAATGGAAACAAAGTAGCTAATATCGTTAACGAGAAAATGCCAAAAGGAGAATACAGATATACAGCTAATCTTTCATCATTACCTACTAATGCATATTTAGCAGTTATGGAATGTGACGGTAAAGTAATTGCAAGTACGAAAGTATTAAATGGGACAGTACTATAATTATATATAAATCAATAAATTTATGTCAGAAGAAACAGAAAACCACAATGATGGTACATGGAGCGGTCTAAAAAAGACTCTTATCGGTACATTATCAACAGCAGTACTTGGAGCAGGTACATGGCTAACTACAACATTCTTTACTCCTCAAACAGAGTCTAAAGAAGAAACTAAAACAGAGCAAGTAGCCCCAGCACCTGCAGCAGCTCCGGTAGTTATTAACTTATCTAATAACAACGAGCAAAAGCAATCTTCAGCGCCAGCTACTACAACTATTATTAAAGAAAGAGTAATAGAGAAACAAGCTCCTAAAGAAGAAAAGAAGAAAGAAGAAAAACCTAAAGAAGAAGAAGAAGCTCCTTGGTAATATGAAAACACCAATTACATTTAAAGAATGGATTCAAGACTTATTCAAAGATGAACGTGGTCAAGCATCTATCAAACCAGTAATTGCTTTGATAGGTACAATATTCTTATGCGTAACAATGGCAATTAATTCATTATCACAAAAGGATTTTAATCCAAACTCAGAATTAGTTTATGCTGTTATGGCTATAACAATTGCTGGTATGGGGTCAGATACATTAGATAAGTTTTCTTTTAAGAAAAAAGACAATTCAGATCAATCAGAACAACAAAAACAAGTTTAACAACAATGGCAAAAATTAAAGAAGTGATAGAAAATATCACGGAGCCAATATTAGGCTCAGAAATTAAAAATGTAGATGAAAAAAACAGATTCTACTTTATGCTTCAACAAATGCAAAATAACAGATGGAAAATTACGGGTATCGTATTATTTTTATTCTTCTTTATTATTGCAGGTATCAATTCAGCAGTATTTTTTGGTGTAAGCATCGAAGAATCTTGGAAAGAAATGCTTCTTATATTATTAGGAGCGTTTGTTGGAAATTTAAATAAAGTAATTGATTATTGGTTTAATTCAGAAGATAGAGATAAGATGCTAATCGCTAAGGTAGATGAAGAAGATGATTCTATTGATGAGATTATTGCTAAAAGAAATTCTCCAGCACAATAAAAATGAAAAAACTTTTAATGGGTATCACTATCCTGGCTTTATTGTCAGGATGTGGTACAACCAAAACAGAAACTTATCAAGCAGAATTTGAAAAGAAACAATCAATTACTGTAGTAAGTGACTATGATGGTAAATCAATACCCGTTCAAATATTATCTATTGGTATTAATGAGAATATATTAAGTTCTTATCCAATGCTAAAAGAAAAGAATGTTGGATTAGGTGTTACTAATATTGCTTTAGATTACTTAGAAGGAACAAATCGTTTTGAGTTTACTGAAGACAAAGAAGAAATTAAACTTAAAATGGTAAAGCAATTTCAAGCAAGTGCAAAAGGCTTTACTGAAAATAAATTAGATGGCAAGGGAAAGATTAAACTAGCGAAATATTTTGTATATATCGAAGTTTATGATTTTTCTGTCGATGAACAAGAAACATATGTTGCGGGCAAAAAACAATTACAAGTGACTACAAGATTAGGCTTACAAATAAGATTTGTAGATGCTGAAACTAGTCAAATTAGAGTTGGTTCAGGATTAGGAGAAGCTACGCAATATGGACAATCATTTTTGAAATCTCTTGATATGAAATTTGCCCAATCAACTGTGGGAATTTCAACAAGAAAAGCTTTAGAGACAGGATGCTCTAGAGTAGTTTCAAAAATGATTAAAGATGGAATATTCGAAAAATAAAATACTTTTTATTATTTTAATTTTATGTATGATAAGTGGGTTGAGTGTAAAAGCTCAATCCATTTCATACTCTTATATCGACCCATGTACCAAAAAAACTAAAAATATTAATGTTTCTAACATTAATGGGTCTTTACCAATTGTAATGAATTATTACGGGCAAGTAAGAGCATTTACACCGACAGAACTTCAAAATGGTACTTTTGATAATTGGGCTAATTCAGTATATAATGATTATGGAAAAGGAAATCCATGTGAACAAATAGGAATTCAAACAATTACAACTAACGTATTAAATATAACTAATAATATAGTTAATAATGTCGTTTCATTAGGCTCAATGTTAACTTCAATAACATCAACAGGAGTTAGTTCTGTTCCTACCGACGTTCCAACAGATTCTAAGAATGGGTCTAATGGTACCACATCTACTGATAAACCTGAAGGTGGTTCTGGAAATGGAGGTAGTGGTGGTTCTGGGGGTAATGTAGAAAATAAAGAAGAAAAGAAAGATGTGGAGCAGAAACAAGAAGAAGAAAAGAAAGACGCTGCTCAATCATCTGCGAAAACTACCAGCAAAGCCGTATCTAAATCAGATAAGCCATCTATTATGTTAACTGCTGATTTAGTAGGAATGCAATCTGCAGCAGATAAAACTCAAGACGCTAAAGCAACAATGTCTTATATTAGAATATCTGGAAATAAAAAAACATCATTAGGTATATCGACAGACTTTACAGTAAATGCTAATATAGGAAATATAACAGTATTTAGATCTTGGATGACTCAAAAAACGGCCCGTAAACATATAGATTTAATTTCTAATAGTATATCATTATTACCAAATAGCTATAGTAATACATTAGTATTTATAAGAATAGATAACGTAAAGAAATTTACCGGATTGTATGGAGCTGGATGTATGTATGGATCTTTATATAATGAATCATTAACTTCTTTATTAGCATTAGGAGGTGGAATGTATAAAGGACAATTAACTAAAAAGGTTGATGCGGTATTTATATTAGTAGCGGTATATGTTCCTTATACAAAATATTACACTGAAAATATATTGGAATCAAAACCATTAATACTACCATTTATGAATATAAATTATAAACTAACTAAATCCTTTAGATTTGGATTAACGGGCGGAACTACATATTCAGTAAATGAACAAGTAATAAATTATCAAGTATTATTTGGAGCTAAATTAACGTTATGAAAAAATGTCTATGTATCTTATTCTTAATAATATCATCTTTTATTAATGCTCAGAACTTTTCTCAATCGGGGACTGTGTACGGGATTAATAATATAGGAATATCTAATATTAGAATACAACTTTGGAAACGAACAGTATCTACTTCTATTGTAAGTAATTTAACTACAAAAGTATTTTCAACTCATAATGGAAATGGAAGTACTTCTCAATATGCTAATTATCCGACATCCTTAACAGAAATGGATAAATGCTTTAATACATCATTTAGCAATACTATCTTAAGATGGTCCGGGACTTTATCTTCTAGTATAGTATTAAATTGGAGTAGTTGGAGCACTTTATCATCTAACGGAGTAACTGTACCTAATAACGGAGAATATTTTTCTACAGAAGTAACAGGTACCTTTGTTCCTGCAGAATCTGGTACTTATACATTTGGTATAAATTCAGATGATGGATCTGATTTATTAATAAACGGAGTATTGGTAAAATCATTTTATGGCGGACATGGTATGAGTGGATATCAATATGGAACTATTAACTTAGTTGCTGGAACTCAATATACCTTTAAAGCTAGAATGCAAGAATATGGAGGAGGCGAAGGATTAGCTGTTGTATGGAAACGACCATCCCAATCTACTTATTCACTTCAAGTAGCTGAATTAGGAACAACCACTATAAATACATCTGCATGGACTTTAGATACTACAGTATTAACTAATGCATTAGGAAATTATAATATATCAAGACCATCATTAGCAACAAATGAATGGAGAATAATATTAGACACATTATCAATACCTGCTCCACAAAGAATTAATGTTTTAGATAATACTAATCTTATATTTAATAAAAGAACTATTAACGGAGCTGATTATTTTAGATATGATTTAAATACTGATAATAATTTCTCAGTATCAGATATTTATTTACAAATAAAGAAGCGTAGAGGATTAATTTGGTCGGTACCGAATTATAGAATATACACACAAACAGATCATTCTATAATTAGAACATCAATTTTAAACTTAAGATCAACATACCCAGGGACGCAATCATTTACAACATCTACATTAACAAATAGTGGAATAACTAACTTTTATATTATAAGAACAGGATATGACAATTAAATCATTATTATTCGGATTATTATTACTTCCGATATTTTCATTCGGGCAATGTATACATATTGACTCAGTTTATAATAAAACTGAATTAAAATCAATAGAAAATAGAAATGTATTATTCGGAGTTAAACAAATAACGGAAGATTTATTACAAGAAAAAGGTTATGATATTTGTCCTAATCAAGGGTTAAATGTTAATATAGAAATAGTTTATATTGGATTACCGGAAAATACTTTAAGAATTGCTGGTTTTGCTCTTCAAAACAAAATCACAGAAATAAAGGTAAATATAATTATCGATAAACAAGTTAAAGAAGGAACAGGCACATACAAAACATCTACAAATGCTATGATGCTTGAAATTAACGAAGACGTTCCATTTAAACAAACAGTTCTTTCTAATGCAATTAAGTTAGCTCTTATTGATGCGTTAAAATAAAGTACTACTTTTTCTTAATAATAAATAATATACTCCAAAACAGTTCAAATGTAACGCCAAATACTATATAATATAGTATAACATCTAATACTGGGTTTATTATTGGTACGTAGCACGTTATTCCTACGTATAACAGCACTAACATTATACTCTTGGTTAAGTGCCATAAATCAGTAATCGCACATAATATGGACGTAGAAAAGGGGAAAATGGGGCCTTGATTAGGGTCTCCATTCTTATATTTATTTCTCCATGACACAGAAGGGTCGATATACCACTTAAGTTGTACAAATTTACTGAAAATTGACAAATTAAAACGATATGTAATTACGTCCATAATAGCATTACAAATTGCTGCTAGAAATATAAAAATTAATGTTAACATTTTTTAAGTTTTATTAGGAAATACGATATTTTTTATTTATAATTATGAAATGGCAATAATAAATAAGATTTTAAAAACGACGAATTCGTTAAACATTAATGATTCGACAAAAAAGAAAATATCATTTTCGCAATATTCAAAGTGGGCAAAATGTCCTAGAAGCTGGAAACTTAGTTACATTGATAAAATAAAGGTATTTAAGCCATCGATGGCTCTCACGTTCGGAACTTCATTCCACGAAACTCTTCAACATTATCTTAAAGTACTTTATGATGAATCTGTTAAAAAAGCGGATGGAATAAATCTTCATGAAATGCTTCAAGAACAAATGATGAATAACTATGCATTAGATGTTATGAATAATAATAATGTACATTTTTCTAATCCTGAAGAAATAAAGGAATATTGGAATGATGGATGTGAAATATTAGATTATATCCGTAAACATCGTTTAGAGTATTTTTCTACTAAAGGAATGGAACTTGTTGGAATTGAACTTCCTTTATTAATTCAAGCTTCTGAAACCAATGAAAATGTAATGTATCTCGGCTATTTAGATGTAGTAATGTATGATAAGGTCTTAGATAAGATTATTATATACGATATTAAAACATCTACTAAAGGATGGACAGATAAAGAAAAGAAAGATAAGATTAAAACATCTCAAGTAATCTTATATAAAAAATACTTTTCAGAACTATTAGATTTCCCGATAGATAAAATTAACGTAATATTTTGGATTGTAAGAAGAAAGATATGGGAGAACCCGGATAATCCATTTATTAGAACAAAGCGCATACAAGAATTTATTCCTACTGCGGGTTCGAAAACATTAAAAGACGTAACTCGTAATGTTAATACATTTATTTCGAGCTGTTTTAATAAAGATGGAAGTTATAATAATGAAGCAACTTATCCAGCAATAAAAGGCGTGGATTCTGATCACTGCCGTTGGTGCGAATACAAAAATCACGAATCATGTCCAGCATCAGAACGTATAACAGCATTAAATTAATAAAAAAGGTTGGAAATATGAAATGTATTCATTATCTTTAAGTATAATAAATATGACAATAAAAGAAAAAGAAATTGTAGAACAAGCTGAAAATATTGTAAAAAAGTTTAATAAAATGTATCCAGTTGGAAGTATAGTAATGCACAGAGATAATAATATAAATGGAGTTAATTTTATAGAAAAAAAGGTAAAATCAAAAGCATTTATTAGCGAAAGATTTGGTCCTTGTGTTTATTTCGAAGGTACGATTATATCTTCAATTGAAGAAGGTTATGTATTTTACAATAACTAAACGAATTTTAAAACGCTAACTACTAGCAAGTTAAAAAATAAATAAACTTTTATTTTGGTAATACGATTAGTAATACTATTTTTGAGGCAGATAATAAGAAAATAAACAATTTAAACATGGAATTAACAACTAAACACTTAGCAGCTTATTTGCCTTATGGGTTGAAAGTGTCAAATAGTATAAATTTTGCGGACTTTGGAATATGTCAAAATACTACTGAATTACTTCAAGGATATAGTTTTGGCAACGTTATAACAGATAAAGACGAGTTTGGAATAGAATACTGCATATTACATTTGAGACCACTATCAGACCTGACAAAAGAGATAACTATTAATGGTGAAACTTTTGTGCCGATGCTAGAACTATTGAAAATTGCGATTAATGATTTTGATGATAATGAAGGTGAAATAAATGCTGGAATGATTACCGAATGGGAGTTACATGATTTAAACATCACAGCATATTTAAATGAAGAATTAGTATGTAAATTATTATACAATAAATCAAAAATTAAATTTACTTTTATATCTCCACAAGATTTATGGTGGTCATGCTCTTATAGTTTAATGGAAAAACTATTAGAATGGCACTTCGATATTTTTGGACTTCTTGAAAATAATTTAGCAATTAATATTAACGAAATAAACAACTTATAACAATGAACTACAAAATACGCATAACAGCAGAGAACCAAGCTATTATCAAGAGAATAGCAGATGAAAATGAAATGAACCCAAATGAGTTTAAGTTTAATAGCCCTAATCCTATTTATCATATTGAAAATGGTGAGTTTACATTTTATCCTCAAGACCCCAAAGAAACAAACGATTACACCGAACTAACCACCGAACAATTCGTTCAAATGTTCGACAAAAAAGAAACCGAACTAGACAAATGGCTAAAGGAAACTAAGGATAAGAATTTGAGCGAAATGGAGATTTATAAATTATTGTTTAGCCAAAAAGAATGTCCTGACAATATTTACATAGATTTAAAAAATAAATTTAGTGTCAATAGTCAAAAAGAGTTATCGGAATTTTTATTCAACCAATGGAACAATCCAACCGAAGAAAGTCCGAAAGTTGAAACAGAATGGCAGCCAAAAAGAGGGGATAGAGTGTTGGTGTTTGATGATTGGGACGAGCCTAAAGAAAGAATTTATTTAACATATTCAAAAGGTGAACGTTATCCATATAGAGTTGTAAGTGTAGGTACCGAGGACAAATTCAATAAAAATGAATTATTTGAAAGTTGCGCTTATCAACACATGAAACCACTACCAATAGAACAGCCCAAAGAACCCAACTTTAAAAGTAAGTTTGAAGCAACTATTGAGTTGATTGAAAATGAAATTAAAGCATTAGAAAACAAAAGAGATTATGCTGCAAAAGATAAGCTATATCAAATAGCTAGTGGATTAGTTTCAGAAATTGCACAAGCAACTAAACTGTTAAATAAAATTAAAGAACTAAAATGAAACCTGCACATAGAAGATATAATCGAATATTTACAAAAATAAATCCAGAAGAATGTAAATTTCATATACATACTTTAGTTTATTATGGAATTAAGATTTGGAAGCAAACATTAAATGTTAAATTTAAAAAGAAACGATATGATAGAATCTCCAACTAAAATATTAAAAATTGGGGTAACTGGAGATATTATTTATGAAAATGCTAGAAAGATTAAAGAAACATTGTTTCAATTAAAACAAAATCTTAAAGGGCAAGAATTTATTGTATATTCTTTAGGAGGTAAGCACGGAGCAGATAAATATATTAAAAAATATTGCTTAGAGCTTAATATTCCATATAAAGAATATACGCCTTTATTTATCCCAGCAACATTATATTCAGTTTATCCTCCAGAAATGCATAATCAAAAATGGCATCCAGCAATTGCAGATCGCCATATACGTAATTTCTTAAAAGCATGTAAAAAATTTATTGTTTTTATTAACAAAGATGAAGTATCAGAAAAGTTTAGTTTGAAGCTTATAAAATCTCAAACAACAAAACTAAAAAATCCGGCCGTATTTATTAACGAGATTTAAAAATCAGGCCTTTTTAAGTACTGAAATATAATTATATATATGAGTAATATTATTAAACTATCAAAACTTCTAACTGAAATATTAAATGAATTCGGAGACCTTAAAGGGATTGACCCCGTTAAATGGCAACGAGTATCTGATAGATATTTATTTCAAGTAGATAATAATAAAGTAGAGTGTATGTTTCAACCATGGACTCATCAAGAATTAATAGATGTTATTATTCCTTCTGTTGATAATGAAGTATTTCAAGATACAGTTATAAAAAAACGATCAATAATATTAAATAGTTATAATTTATCATATACAGTTAATGGTCAAACAGATCAAGCAAAGAAAACAGATGTTCATACATTTCTTGTTATAATAAGTACTATAGTAAGTATCGTAAAAGATTTTATTGAAACTAATAATCCATTTATTCTTACTATTATTAGTGCATCAAAGTTTGGAGGTATATCTAATGATAAACAAAAAGATTTGATATATAGAGAAATTTCAAGACAACATCTTCCGAGTAATTATTACTTAAGAGATATTCATATAAAAGAAATGTTGAATGGTAATGAACCAGTTAAAAATTTAAAAGGATTGATCTTGTTTAAAAGAAAATAATTCATTATATTCAATTATAAAATAAAAATTAAAAATAAGTTATGAAGAAAAAGAAAATTCTTTTCCTGTGTGATGACCCCAGATTTTAATTTCCGACGATCCGAGATATTTATATTAAATATCGTATGGAATCATCAAATAATTTTATCAAATGTGCTATATGCGATTCATTAATGCAGTCAAGAATTAATGGGTCGCACTTAAAAACACATAACATATCTATAACAGAATATTTGATTAAGTATCCGTTTGCAGAAACGGGGTCTTATATATCATCAACTTTTAAATGTCAGATCTGTAACACTGATATTGAAAATAAAAGTTCAGTTAAGATAAAACATTTAAAAGATCATGGTTATTCTATAGATGAATATAATATACAGTACTTAAAACGTCTTTGCCAATGTGGATGTAATGGCATAGCAACATATTCATATGCTAGACATAAGTATAACAAGTATATTGAAGGTCATGACATCACATCATGGAATACCGGATTAACTAAAGAAACACATGACTCTTTAAAGAGGGTATCAGAAGCTAGAAAAAGAACAAAAGGTACATATACAGATGAACAAAAATTAAAAATCTCTGAGAAAACTAAATTATCATGGAAAGAACATCCAGAATCTAAATTAAAGATGGTGAAATCTTATAAAGAGACTATGATTAAAAAATATGGAGTAGATAATTTTAGTAAAACACCAGAATTTCTAGAAAAGTTTAAAAATACATCTTTAAACCGATATGGAGTAGAATATCCTAATCAAGACCCTGAAATATATGAACGTTCATGTAAAGGCAGAAAATATTATAAAGATTATATATTACCATCAGGTAAAAAGATACGAATTCAAGGATATGAGGGATATGCTTTAGATATACTATTAAATTCATATCATGAAGATGATATATTAACAAAAAAATCTGATATGCCAATAGTATGGTATGAATTTGAAAATAAAAGGCGCAGATATTACCCAGATATTTACATACCATCACAAAATCTAATAATTGAAGTTAAATCTACATACACATATAATTTAGAGACTGCTCAGATACATTCTAAAATAAACTCTTTGAAAGATATGGGATTTAATACTAATATTTGGATTATCGATAAAAAAATAATATATTCAATTATAAAATAAAATAAGTTACAATGTTAAACAATTTAAACAGTAATGGTCGTCACTCGGAGAAGAAGAAGATTCTTTTCTTATGTGACGACCCGTAAAAACCTAGATTTTCTAGTGGGATTGCCACGATGGCAAGAGAAATTATCCTAGGCACTTGTCATGTATTTGATTATGTGATTGTCGGTGGCGCATTAAAACATCCAGAAGAAGGTCAAATAATTGACTTATCTCAATCAGTTAAGAAAGATACTGGTATTGATGCTAATGTTAAAATTTATCCTGTATCTGGTTATGGTACTCAAGAATTAGTACGTCATTTAATCTCTACAGAATCTCCGGATGTATTATTACATTTTACAGACCCTAGATATTGGACATGGTTGTATCAAATGGAAAATGAAATACGTCAAAGAATTCCAATTACTTACTTAAATATTTGGGACTGTCCACCACCCCCAATGTATAATAAACCTTATTATAAATCATGTGATTTATTAATGAATATTTCGAAGCAAACTTACGGAATTGTTCATAAGGTATTAGAAGGAGAAAATTATGAAGATTGGCAAATTACCTATGTTCCGCACGGAATAAACGACTCACATTTCTTTCCAATATCAAAAGACTCAGACACATATAAAAGTGTCGTAGACTTAAGAAAATCATTCTTAAAGGGTAAGAAAAATAAAGATGTAATTCCTCAATTTGTATTTTTATTTAATTCTAGAAACATAAGAAGAAAACAAACAGCAGATATTATATTAGCATATAAAATGTTCTGCGATAAACTTTCGAAATCAGAAGCAATGAAATGCGTTCTTGTTCTTCATACTCAACCAGTTGATGAAAATGGAACAAACTTATTAGAGGTTATTGAAACTTTATGTCCAGAATATAACGTTACTTTTACAGATAAATCATTTAATGTTCATGAAATGAATATACTTTATAACTCTTCAGATGTTTTAATTAATATTTCAAGTAATGAAGGATGGGGATTATCTGTAACAGAAGCTATAATGACTGGTAAAAATGTTATCGTAAATATGACTGGCGGTCTTCAAGATCAAGTTGGATTAATGAAAGACGATGGCACATTAGTTACTAAAGAAGATTATAAAGATAAAGAATGGCATTCAAATCATGATGGAAGATATAACAAATGGGGTTCTTGGGCAATACCAATTATTCCGAGCAATCGTTCTATTCAAGGGTCTATTCCAACTCCTTATATATTTGACGATCGTGTAAAGATTGAAGACTTAATGAATGCTATGCTGAAATGGTATAATACTAATGAAGAAGAAAGAATTCATTCAGGAATAAAAGGTCGTCAATATCTTATTGATAACAGAATGAATGCAAAAGGAATGTGTGAGAATGTTATAAAAGACATTACAACTTGCTTAGAAAATTTCGAGCCTAAAGAAAGATATTCAATTATTAAATTATAAAATCAAAATAAATATGTTACATAGAATCATCAATTGGATTGTAAGTCCATTCAAAAAGAAAGAAGAAGTAGTAGAAGTACCTACTACATTTACATTAACTAACTCAGTTCCATTATCAGAAACTACAAAGAAACAGATTAGAGAAGATCTTATTGAAGCTGTGAAAGAGTTTAAAGAAAAACATTCTGCTGATATAGATACTTTACCGTTATCTAGAGTTTCAGCAGAAGCTAAAGAAAAGATTGCTGAAGTAATTAAAAGCGACCTTAAGGAACAAATGGAAGTTTATCCAATAACAGAAGAAGTTACTATTAATCATGAAGTAACCGTTACAGAAACTCCAAAAACAAAAAAGAAACGTTATTATAAAAAGAAACCAAAGGTTACTAATAACGAATCTACAGTATCAAATACTAAAAAGAGTTCTAAATAAAAATGAAAAAGACAGTCGTGCTTCAGGCATCGGTAGCTACGGCAAGTGGCTACGGTGCTAGATCTAGAGATATAGCAAAGGCTCTTATTGAAAATCCGGATTATGATGTAAAAATTATCCCTACGAGATGGGGAGATACTCCGCAGAATTTCTTAAACGAGCAAGACCCCATTCATAAAGAAATTCTTAAGAGAATGGTAAAGCAAGGAGAACAGCTTCAACAACCAGATACATATATTCAAATTACAGTACCAAATGAATTTCAAAAGGTAGGTTTACGTAAGTCTATAGGTATTACTGCTGGAATGGAAACTACATTAGTAGACCCGTCATGGTTAGAAGGTAATAATCGTATGGACCAAGTACTTTGTTCTTCAAAGCATTCTGCGGATGTAATGAAATCAAGTAAGTATGATAAGATGGACCAAAATACCCGTCAAAAAGTTGGAGAACTTACCACAGAAAAAGAAGTAGATGTATTGTTTGAAGGAATAGATTTTAATACTTATCGTAAAGTAGATTCAATTCATAAGTCTATTAATGATATTATGAATGAAATAAACAATAAGTTTTGTTTCTTAGTGGTTGGTCATTGGTTACCTGGTCAAATGTGGGAAGATAGAAAAAATATCGGAGGTACTATTTATACATTCTTAGATACATTTAAGAATAAACAAAATGCTCCAGCATTATTACTTAAGATAAGTTGCGGAAGTTATTCTGAAATGGATCGTTTTGAAATATCTAAACGCGTTAATCAAATTAAAAAGATGTTTGATGATACAGCAACAAGATTACCAGATGTTTATTTAGTTCACGGAGATTTTACAGATGATGAAATGAATTCATTATATAATCATCCTAAAGTAAAAGCAATGATATCTATGACTAAAGGAGAAGGATTCGGAAGACCGTTAGCAGAATTTGCTATGACAGGTAAACCAATTATTGTTTCTCATTATTCTGGTCATAAAGATTTTCTTCCTCAAGAAATGGTAATGTATATTCCAGGTGAAATGCGTAATGTACATTCTTCAGCAGTCGTTCAAAATATGATTCTTCCAGAGTCGCAATGGTTCATGCCAAACCCGATGGTAGCAGGAAGATATATGATTGATACATTTGAAGATTATAAATCTAAACTAGAGGTTTCAAGAAAGCTACCTAAATACTTAAAAGATAACTTCTCATATGAAAAGATGAAAGAAAATCTTTATAAGTTTATTGATGCTCCAGTTAAGGAAATACAAAAGCCTCAGATGCAGCAAATTAAATTGCCATCACTTAAAAAAATCGAACTACCTAAAATAAAAAAAGTAGAATAACGTTATATGTCATTGCAAATTAAATCATTACTTCTTCGAGAAGAATTAGAGCATCTTAATGAATTAACTCTAGGAACTACAAAACCTTTTATTATATCAAAGGCATTAACACCAATTCCAGGAGATAAAGGATACTTTGAAGTATTTTATGCTCCGATTGAAGGGATAAATGATGACAGTTCAATACCTGAGGTAATCGTTACATTTGCACATGTGAGAGATAATAAGTATGAGATGGGATTTACAATAAATGGCAGAGATACTCAAGCATTTAAAGCACCTATTTCATACTATCTTCGAATTATTAAAACAGTGACCTTAATAATTACAAAGTTTATACATAAAATTAACCCAGAAGCTATACGTCTTAGAGGCATGGATAAAGAAAATGTATATAAGCCCGGTCAAAAAGATCGAATATACTTTTCATTTATGCAACAAGAAGGTCCGAAACTAGGATATCGTGTTGCGCAAGATGGAAATGGATATCTAATAATGATAAAAAATAAAATAACTAATTAAAATGATTGAGCCAAACTTCACAGAAAAAGTTTTATGTCCGTGTAAGAACGGAGGTAATGCATTTAGAGATTCATTCGATAAGATTGAAGTTTCTTTATGCAGTACCTGCGGGTTAATGACCACTTCTCAATATCAAGAAGATTCGGAACACGTTGAACAAATTAAAGCATTATGCCCTCCGGAGATGATGTTTATTAGCATCTTAGACGAAAATGGATTTAGATGGTTTCCATCAGTTCTTCCATTCTCTAAAAAAGGTGTTATATATGCAGAACCTCGAGGTAAAGATGATTTTAAATGGATGGTTGCTCCTGTAGTTAAAGTTGCAGAAGCAGAAGGGCATTTATATATGAACCCTGAAACAAATAAATCATATGAAAATAGAATTGCTACGGAAAAAGCAACTATCTTTGATAAGAATGAATTTTTAAAAGCATTAGAAATGTCAGATATTCCAGAATCAAAAGCATTATTACAAAGAATTAATTTAATCTTTAATAAATAATATGACTTCTCAAGAATTTACAATATGGCTAAAAGGTTTCTTAGATGCCATGACTCAAATTGAAAATCATCATATATCAAAGATTAAAGATACTCTAAATAAAGTATCTGATACCCCTGAATATACAATTGCCCCTGATATATCTAATGAAAAATTAGTTCCGTATCATACTATATGTAGTTGTAGTCCAGCAAATGGTGGTAGTGGTATTTGTGGATGTGTTATGCCAAATAAGTTAGTATCTAGAGACAGAAAATCTAATATCTATACTTCTACATCTGAAAATATACCTTTTAACTGGCAATATAAAGAAACAAATAAGACACTTCTTCATGATTAAATTAAAAGACTTAATAAAAGAATCTAATGACGTGCATGAATATGGTTGCGTTATGCTTTACTTTAACTTTCCTGAAATAAATAAAATACATGATATGATTAATCCTGATGATGTATACACAGAAGAAGGAGATAATAGTTATGGTTTAGAAACAGAACCTCATACAACGTTACTATATGGACTTCACCCGGAAGTAACTCTTAATAATATTAAAGAAGTTTTAAGTAAGTTTACATATTCTCCATGTACCGTATATAATACTTCATTATTTAATAATGAAAAATATGATGTATTAAAGTTTGATGTTAAAGGAGATAATCTTCATAAAACTAATGAAGCTTTAAAGGAATACCCTTATACTTCTAACTTTCCTAAATATCATCCACATTTAACAATTGGATATCTTAATCCAAAAATGGGACAAGCATATGTTGATATACTTAAGAAATCTATACCTAAAGATGGATATCAATTAGTTCCGCAATATGCAGTATATTCAATGCCAGACGGCACGAAGCATAAATTAAAAATTAATGTTAACGGTAATATTAACGAGTCTACTAGATGGATTGAATTAGCATTTATTGAAGATACTAAATTACTTAAATCAAAAAAAAAGATAACGGAGTATTATAATAGCGCTAATCGGTTATTATTTGAACATCTAAACCCAAAGCTAGCATATCCATATACAGAAAAGACAATGTCTGATGGTCAAATGATGTGGAGTGTCGAAAAACAAGATAATGATCCTCAGTTCCTTGTAACTCTAAAAACTAAACCTAACTTAAAATATTGGATATTAGATTTTTACTTTTTCGAAACAGGATATAGCGCTCAAAAAGGATTGACAGGTACACATTATCTAGATACATTAACAAAGATTATTAGAGATAACATAATTCCATATTTTAAAACACAGCAAGATAAAAATATTTTATTCTTTAATGCATATTCTGGAGATGATCATACAACAACTAGAAAAGTAGTATTTCAAAAAATACTTCAAAAGTTCATAAATACAGATGATTTTGAAATTTCTATTAAAGATAATGATTTTTTAATCTATAAACATACTTAAGCTAATGCAAATTAATATAACATACGGAATTACGGTTTGTAATGAAGACGAAGAATTAGATCGTCTTCTTACACATCTTATTCCTTTAATAGATGATGAAGATGAAATTCTTATACTTAGAGATATTACTAAAACTAACAGTAAAGTAACTAAGGTATTAGAAGCTCATACTACCCATTTTCCTAATCGTATACGAACAATCGAACGATTACTTAATAAAGATTTTGCTGCATTTAAAAATGCACTTATAGAAGAAGCAAAAGGTGATTATTTATTTCAAATCGATGCCGATGAAGTACCAAATGAATTCTTAATAGAAAATATAAAAGCAGTTATTGATATTAACAAAGAAGTAGATGTATTTTATATTCCGAGAGTTAATAAAGTAACGGGCATTACTAAGGAACATATAACTAAATGGCGTTGGCATATTGATGGTAATGAAAGAATAAATTTTCCAGATTTACAAATGCGCTTATTTAAATTAGATAAAGAAATAAAGTGGAAGAATAAAGTTCATGAAGTCTTGGATAATTACAAAATAACCACTATATTACCTTATGAAGAATATGAAGACTTTTGTCTGTATCATATTAAGGATATTAAAAAACAAGAAGAACAAAATAAATTTTACGAGACAATATAATGAATATTATAATACCTATAGGAGGAATTGGACAAAGATTTAAAGACGAAGGATATTTAATGCCTAAACCTTTAATTAATGTTTTAGGTAAACCTATGATTAATCGTGTTATTGATAGTTTAAATGTAACAGATGATGATTGTATTTATATAGTATATAATAATCAATTGAAAGAATTTAATTTTGAAAGTTTAATTAAATTTTATTTTCCAAAAAAGTCTATTAAATTTATTGCATTAAATCATTTAACTAAAGGAGCAGCTGAAACAGTATTATATTGCCTAAATACATTATCTAATGTAGAGTTAAATAAAAATTTTTTATTAGTAGATTGTGATACTTTCTATACAGATGATATTATTACGTTATATAAAGAATCTGAATATAAGAATTTAATATATTATTTTGAAGATATTACAACTGACCCAATATTTTCTTATATTAAAATAGACTCAGATAATAAAATTCTCGACATAAAAGAAAAAGAAAAGATATCTGATTATGCAAACACTGGGGCGTATGGATTTGCTCATGGTCATTTACTTAAAACGTATTGTGAAGATATTTTAAAATTAAATACTTCAGAATTATATATTTCTTATATTTACGATAAGTTTTTAAAGGATAATATTGAAGTGTATGGTACGAAAATAACTAACTTTAATTGTGTCGGAACACCTTTACAACTTAAAATTTATTGTAACAAATACAAAAGCAACTCAGAGAAGCTTCGTATATGCTTTGACTTGGACAATACATTAGTATCATATCCACAAATACATGGAGATTATTCTAGTGTACTACCTATTACAAAAAATATTAACTTTGCTAAGTTTTTAAAATCATTAGGCCATACAATTATAATACATACGGCTAGAAGAATGAAAACTCATACCGGTAATGTTGGAGGTGTAGTTGCTGATATCGGTAAAGTTACTATTGATACGTTAGAGAAGTTTGAAATTCCATATGACGAACTTTATTTTGGCAAACCATATGCTAATTTTTATATAGATGATCTGGGAGTTAATCCAATGTTATCATTAGATAAGGGATTAGGAATATTTAATACAATTACAGCCCCTCGAGAATTTAATAAAGTAGAATTTAATGGCTCTACAATGACTAAATACACTAATAATGAAGGAGAAGTTTATTGGTATCAAAATATACCTAAAAAAATAGAATATCTGTTTCCAAAAGTATATAGTTCCGAAAATAATAAATTAATTTTAGAGAATATTGATGGTGTTACATATTCATATCTTTATACTCATAAAGAATTATCTTTAACTGATTTACATATATTATTAGATACATTAACGAGCGTATATGAACTTAAATCTAATGATGATATAAATATATATTCTAACTATTTTTATAAGTTATCGAACAGATATTATTCTAATAAGCATATTTATAAAGATATACCAGAATCTAAAGAATTATTTATTTTAATTTCTAATCAATTAAAAGATTATGAAAATAAAAATCTAGGTAAACAAAGAATAATACATGGAGATTTAGTATTTACGAATATTATAAAGACTAAAAATTCTTTAAAACTTATCGATATGCGTGGTAAAGTTGGAGATGTATTATCAATTGAAGGTGATATGTATTATGATTATGCTAAAATATATCAATCAATAATTGGATATGATTACATCTTAAATGATATTGAAATGGATAACGTATATATGAATCAGTTTTTAGTAGAATTCGAATCGCACTTTTATAAAGATGAATTAAAATATATTAAACTTATCACGGCTAGTTTATTATTTTCATTAATACCATTACATTCAGACACATCGGAGAAATTTGATAAATACTTTACCTTAATTAAAACCTTACTATGACATATAAACAAGAAATAATAAGTCTTGACTCAAATTATAACAGACAATATTATCATATCTTAGATAATGTATATGTTAAGCAACTAGATACGCCTGAGTATATTGAAGTGGTTCATGATTCTAAAAAAGTAGTTGCTGGAATAGATAATGGAGCTCAGTCAGATGGAAATCCAAATACAATATATGATGATATTATTACAAAAGATAATATTATTGAAGATGAATATATTAATGATGATGTATTTTTATTCTTTGATCAAGCAGGAGTAAATTATATACATTTCTTCTTTAATATGTTTTGTAAATGTTTTTATTATGATAAGATTATTGAAACTAATCCAAATATCAAATTTGGTATTTTAGAAAGTTTTTATCAAGACTCAGGAAATTATTCGTTTATAAAAGATTGGTTAAATCTATATTATAAAGATCTTAATGTAATTGTATTTAAAAAAGATATACAATATAAAGTTAAGAATTTAATACTTCCTAATGGATTTTATGCATTTCCTGAAGGTAGTGGATATAATAATATCTTACATAAAATAATTGAAACGGCATCTAAAATAGAACCAATACAAACTAAATCAAATAGCGTATATATTTCTCGTCAAGATACAATTAAACGAGGCTGGTATCATAACAGAATACTTACAAACGAATTAGAACTTATTGATAAATTAAAATCAGAACTTAATTATGATATTGTAGAATTAATGGATTATGATATTATAGGTAAGATTCAAATTTTTAAATCATATAAGTATATTCTTCAGCAAAGTAGCGCATCTAATATGAATATATTATTTTCAGGAGAAGATAATACAAATATCATATTAGCTCATCCATTAATGGAAGGATGGCTAGGATATCATTCTGCCAATTTTGCAAAAGCATCATTATCTAATTTAATAATGTTATCTGATGGAGGTACATTGCTACCAGAATTAAAAGACCCGGCTGTTACAGATCCAAATAATTGCCCTTGGGAATTATCAAATATTGACGGAATTATAGAAGTATTAAAAACACAAATACATGAATAAGAAAAAAATAGCTTGTATGCTGTTTAATTTATCAACAGCCAGTTTATCATATGATGAATTAAAAAATTATGATAATGATACATTTTTTGCCCCGAATGCTGTTAATAGCTTTAAAAAATGGAATCCTGAAGTGGATACATTTTATTTAGATGACAATGGATTTAAAGAAATGTTAAAAGACTTAAATATTACAGAATTTTATGATAATGTAGGAGTAGTACGTATACATGTAATAAAAGAGTTAATGAAGCAGCGTGGTTATACTAAATGTATTATGTTAGGTATTGATACATTTACATGTGCACGTTTAGATGAGTTTCTTGACGATGATGTTACAGATATGATTTGTTCAGCAGGACCTCCATATTCATTTATCAAAACAGATTATTGGTCACCTCCAATTGTAGAATTTAATTATAATAATCAAATACATCATGATGTAGCATTTATTAATGCCGATGTAGTATGTATTAATAATGCAGAAATGGCAGAATTATTATATAATAAAAGTATTGAATATTGGAGTAATCATGCAGAACAAGGAGGAATGAATTGGTGTTATAGCAATCAAGATTCATTAGGAGTTAAAGTAAGTATCGTTGATTTTCCATATCTAACTTCAAAAGTATCATATAATGTACGATCTAAAGGAGATGCTTGTGGCGGATATCAAATGATAAAAGGTAAAGTATTATCTGGGCGCGGAGGGCAAGTAATTTCAAATATTTATCCCACTTCAGAATATTCTGTTATAAATAATAAATTATTTACGAAAGACGGGAAACAAATTAAAGTATTTCATTACGCAGAAGGATTAGGATTTCGTACAGACAAAGATGAACAGACCTATGAAGAAGCAGTGTATGAAATGAAAACAATGTGGTTTAATAAAGAAACGATAGATTTTTTAGAAAAAGAATGCGGTTGTAATTTTAAATAGTATTTATTATATTATTGTTATGAAAGAAATATTAGAATTAGTAGAAAAGTACATTCAAGAAAAACACTCTAAAAAGAGTTGGGAAGCAGGTAAAGATTGGGTTCAGTATGCTGGCCCTTATTTCAACTCTCGAGAATATGTTGCAGCAGTTAAATCTTTATTAGGAGAATGGTTAGTATTAGGAGCAGATGCTATTAAGTTTGAAACTAAATTTCCTAAACTATTTGGTAAGCAATATGGATTGTTAACTAATAGTGGATCTAGTGCAAACTTACTTATGATGTTAGCAATGACATCTAAAAGAGGTTTAAATCTTCCAAAAGGAACAAAAGTAATTACTCCTATTGCAGGATTTCCAACAACGATCAATCCAATAATACAAGTAGGATTTACTCCTATCTTTGTTGATATTGAGCTAGAGACTTTAAACTTAGATTTAGATGGTGTTGAAAAAGCTTGTATAGAAAATCCAGATGCAAAAATTATTACCTTTGCTCATGTATTAGGCAATCCACCTGATATGAATAGATTAATGGATATTGTTAAAAAATATAACTTAATCCTATTAGAAGATTGTTGTGATGCATTAGGTTCAACATTTGAAGGTAAAGCATTAGGATCTTTTGGAGATTTAGCTAGCTGCTCATTCTATCCAGCACATCATATGACTATTGGTGAAGGTGGATTTGTAGCGTGTAAAGATGAAAGTACAGAGAGAATTATAAGAAGCTTTAGAGAATGGGGAAGAGGATGTTATTGTGTTGGAAAGCAAAACTTATTAGAGTGTGGAACTTGTAACAATAGATTCAGTAACTGGCTTCCTTCATTGCCAAATGATTTATTCGATCATAAATACACTTACGAAGAGATTGGTTATAATTTAAAGCCAATTGAAATGCAAGCTGCTATTGGATTAGTTCAAATGGAAAAACTAAAGGAGATTGGTGAAAAGAGAAAAGAAAATTATAAGAACCTATTTGCAGCTTTTAGTAAGTATGAACAATACTTTCATTTACATAAAGCTCAACAAGGTGCAGATGTAGATTGGTTTGCATTTCCAATTACACTAAGAGATGATGCTCCATTCAAGCGTTCAGACATTTGTCAGTTTTTTGAAGCCAATAAAATACAAACTAGACCATACTTTGCAGGTAATATTATGTTACAACCAGCTTATGCAGGAATGATGGATCCAGAAAAAGTAGTTAAAGATTATCCAGTTGCTAGAAAGGTAACTACAGATACATTCTTTTTAGGAACATCTCCGGTAATTGATAAAGCAAAGACAGATTATATTGAAACAATTTTAGATAAGTTTATACAAACTTTATGAGGCCAATTGTAATATATACTTATGACTTTGATATAGGAGTTGGAGGTATTAAAGTAATGCACAAACTATGCCATATGTTAAATGAAATGGGCTATGAAAGTTATTTAATGCCAATTCATATACGTAATGAATTTCTTACATACTACGATAATACGCCTATTGTTACTGAAGAGATATTAAATGATATCGAAAATTGTATTGTTATATATCCGGAAGGAATAAAATATAATCCGTTAAATTCAAAACATGTAGTTAGATGGATATTAGGCCCTGCTAGAGAAGAAGATATTATTACATATAGTAAAGATGATATGATACTTTGGTATATGGATTATTATTATTTAGAACATGTAGGTCAAAAAGATAATCAATTATGTATCAGCGAATTTCATGAAGATATATTTTTCAATCAAAATAAAAAGAGAAAAGGATCTTCTTATTGTGTAAGAAAATGTAAAAATCCAAAGTTCATACATCCAGAGGATTCTATTTTTATTCCATATCATGCAGCAGGTAATTTGTCTGGTTTAGCAGATTTATATAATCAAACAGAAAAATTTTATTGTTATGATAATTATACATTTTTACCAATACAAGCAGCAATGTGTGGTTGTTTAAGTATAGTCATACCAGATGGTTCAAAAACCAAAGAAGAATGGTTAAGTAGTTGGAATCTTTACCAATATGGTATAGCTTATGGGGAAGATGATATTCCTAGAGCATTAGAAACTTTACCATTATTATATCAAGAAATTAAAAAAGTTAATTTGGAAATGTATGAACAAATTAATATATTCATAAATAAATGTAAAATTAAATTTAAATGAAAGTAGTTTATATAACAGGATGCCTAGGATTTATAGGCTCCTATCTTACTAGAAGATGTCTAGAATTAGGTTGGTATGTAAAAGGTGTTGATAAGATAACCTATGCAGCTAATAAAACTTTATTAGAAGAATTTAACACATATTCAAACTTTTCATTTGTACATTGCGATATAAATGATTTGAAATTTTTATATGATTGTGATTATGTAATTAATACAGCAGCTGAAACTCATGTTGGTAATTCTATATCAAATTCTGATGAATTCGTTTCTTCGAATGTTAATGGTGTACATAATTTATTAGAGTTAATTAGAAATCATCGCGGAGAGCATAGCGAAAAGCCGATATTTATACATTTTAGTACTGACGAAGTATACGGAGATATAGAAACCGGAGCTCATACAGAAGAAGATTTATTAAAACCATCTAATCCATATTCTGCAACTAAAGCAGCAGCTGATATGCTTGTATTAGCTTGGGCAAGAACATATAATCTTCCTTATATCATTGTTCGTCCTACAAATAACTACGGAATCGGCCAATATGTAGAAAAATTAATACCTAAGGCTTGTAAATATTTAAAGTTAGGTAAAAAGGTTCCATTACATAACAATGGAGATCCTATTCGTAATTGGCTTCATGCTAAAGATACTGCAGAAGCAGTAATTACAATTATTAATTCTAATGTTAAAAATGAAATTTATAATATCTGTGGAGGATTTGAACAAAGTAACAAAGTAACAGCAGAAAAAATAATTAAAGAATATTTTGGAAATTTAAATTATTCTTCCTATATTAAATCTGATTATAAAAGGCAAGGTCAAGACGTAAGATATTCTTTAGATGATTCTAAACTAAGATCTTTAGGATGGGAGCCAACAGCAGTATTTGATGAAGAATTAAAAGATATTATAGAGTATTATAAAAACAAATTTATATGGTAACTAAAGAAGAATTAATTTCTTTTGAAACAGAAATAGGAAATACTTTTAATCAAGGAAAGATTGCTGCCCCAATACATCTTTATTCTGGTAATGAAGATTTAATTATGGAAATCTTTAAAGATATTGATGTTGAAAATGATTGGGTATGTTGTACATGGAGAAATCATTATCAAGGCTTATTAAAAGGAATTCCTAAAGAAATAATCAGAGAAAATATTATGAATGGTAAATCAATGGTTATGAATTTACCCGAATATAAATTTATTTGCAGTTCTATAGTAGGAGGAATTCCTTCAGTTGCTGCAGGTATAGCATTTGCTCTTAAATTACAAAATAAATCTAATAGAGTATGGTGTTGGGTAGGTGATATGAGTGCCGAAACGGGAAATTTTCATGAAGCATATAAGTATAGTTTAAATCATGATTTACCTATTACTTTTATAGTAGAAGATAATAAAAAATCAGTATGCACACCTACACCAGATATCTGGAAACGCAATCAACCTTATTATCTTGAATCAGAATACCAAGGTGGTTTGTTAAAACAAAAAAATTTAATATATTATCAATACACTAACGAAAAATATCCTCACGCCGGGGCAGGTATTCGAGTTCAATTTTAATAACATGAAATATTTTGAAGAATTAAAAAAAGCAATGAGTTTGCTTGCTGAACATCCTAAAACATTATTTATAGGCCAAGCAGTTGAGTTTGAAGGTACGGGATTATATGAATCTTTAAAACATCTTCCTAAAAATAAAACAATAGAATTACCTGTTGCTGAATATTTACAATCTGGATTAGCTAATGGAATGGCTATTGAAGGATTAATTCCAGTATCTACTTATCCTAGGTGGAATTTTTTATTAATGGGTACAGATCAAATTGTAAACCATTTAGATAAATTTTCTACAATGTCTAATGGTAAATGTAATCCTAAAGTTATTATTAGGGTAGCAGTCGGAAGTGAACATCCCGTTGATCCTCAATGTCAACATAAAGGTAACTTTTCTAATGCTTTTAGATCTATGCTTAAAAATGTTGAAGTAGTTGAACTGCATGAACCAGAAGATATTATACCTTCTTATGAGAAAGCATTGAATAGAGAAGATGGTGTTAGTACCATATTAGTAGAATTTGCAGATTATTGTAAAGAAAAATAAAATAAAATAACAATGAAAAAAGCTTTAATTATTACTTGGGAAAAGTTCCAAGATCATGAATTAATTTATCCATTTTACAGCTTAAAAGAAGCCGGATATGATGTTACATTAATGGCTAATAAAGTAGGAAAGATATGGGGAAGTTTAGGAACTCATATGAATTGCGATATTGAAACGACAGCATTTGAAGATGAAATAACAAGACGACAGTATTTAAATGAATATGAAATCTTATTAGTCCCAGGTGGAGTCAAGGCTTTAGAAAAATTAAGACAAGAAAAAGGAGTATTAAAATTTGTTCAAGAATGGAATTCTGCTAATAAAACAATATTTTCAGTATGTAATGGAGCACAATTATTAATATCAGCTAAAATTTTACAAGGAAGAACATTATCTGGATATTATTCAATTGATGTAGATATTGAAAATGCCGGAGCTACATATAGCAGAGGTCCTGTAGTAGTGGATGGTAATATTATTTCTTGCCCACATTACGATTTTATGGGTGAATGGATGAGAACAGCATATCAAGTTCATAACGAAAGAAATAAATAATGAGTTACGAAACTAATATTGTAAAAAAGCCTTGGGGATATGAATATTTAGCTTACGAAAATGAAGATGTAGGTTTATGGGTTCTTTATATCGCACCTGAACAATGTACATCAATGCATTGTCACCCTAAAAAAACTACAGGGTTAGTATTATTAGATGGTCAGGCAGAAGTTTCATTTTTAGCAGATAAGAGAAAATTATATTCTTTAGATAAAGTAATGATTCGAAGGGGATTATTTCACTCTACTAAAGCTTTAAGTGATACAGGAGCATTTATTTTTGAAATAGAAACTCCTAAAGATAAGCATGATCTAGTAAGATTAAACGATCAATATGGCCGGGCATCTAAAACATACGAAGATAGTACGTTTGAAGAAAAGAAGGCAGATAATTGCCTTTGGATTTCTGAACCTGAATTAGGTAATTTTAAATTATATGACTTTGCTGATTGTCAATTAAAAATTGAAACGATTGATAATATAAACGTAATTAATAAAAAAGAAGATACTGATTTAATTATGTTTTTAAAAGGCGGGATGGTACGAAATATAGATGGAAATTTACATTGCGTAACTATTCCCGGAGATGTCGGATTTGCAAATGTTATTAAGCAAGTATCTCATCAATTGGACGGAGTAGTTCCAGGTACAATTATAATGACTATAACAAAATGAAATATTTCCCTGCAGAATTTGAATCAGATAAAAATAATTTAGCAATTGATTTTGATGGAGTTATTCATAACTTTGACAAAGGATTTCATGATGGAACTTGTTATGGCGATCCGATTGAAGGGTCATTAAATGCTATACGTGAGCTATCTAAAAAATATACTATTATTATCTTTACTGCAAAAGCAAAATCAGATCGACCATTAATTAATGGCAAGACCGGTACAGAGTTAGTCAGAGAGTGGTTGGATAAATATGGTATCTTAGATTGTGTAAAAGAAATTACATCTGAAAAACCTAGAGCAATGTTATATATTGATGATAATAGTTATCGTTTTGAATCTTGGAAAGACACTTTAAAGTTTATTAATAATATATGAAAATAAAAGTTTCAGATTATATTTTTAATTATTTAAATAAAAAAGGTTTAGATACAATATTTACCGTAGCTGGTGGAGCTGCAGCTCATTTACTAAATACAGTAACAAATAGCGATTTTACTTATATTTGTAACTATCATGAACAAGCTTGTGCCATGGCAGCTGAAGGATATACTCGTGTATCAAATAAACCAGCAATTGTATTAGTTACTAACGGGCCTGGTTCTTCTAATACCATTACAGGCGTATTAGGAGCATATCAAGATTCAATTCCTATGATTATTATTTCAGGTCAAGTTCCTGTAAATCAATCTTTAGGAAGTTTAGAAAATTTACATTTAAGACAGTTAGGCGTACAAGAATGTGATATTATTAGTATGGTAAAGCCGATTACGAAATATGCTGTACAAATAACTAAAGCTTCGGATATAAAATATGAACTTCATCAAGCTTATAATTTGGCTATATCAGGTAGGAAAGGACCGGTTTGGTTGGACATACCTTTAGATGTACAAAGTTCCGAAATTGATGATACTATATTTGAAGAAAAATTTGAAACATTTCATAATAACCCTAACAATTATGATTTAAGTACAATTGTATCTTTACTTTTAAAAGCAAAAAAACCTGTTATAGTAACAGGTAATGGAATACATTTATCTCAGTCAGAAAAAATATTTACTGAATTAAAAGACAAATTACAAATTCCTGTTGTATCTACATGGACCTCTAAAGATTTAATGAATCAAAATGATCCATTATATGTAGGAAATTTTGGATTATTAGGAGAGCGCGCGGCAAATTTTGCTATACAAACTGCTGATTTATTATTAGTTTTAGGAAGTAGATTATCAATTCCAAATATTGGATACCAATCTCAATTATTTTCTCCTAAATCAATTAAAATTATGGTTGATATAGATGAAAATGAATTAAATAAACCAACAATTAAAATTGATTATAAAGTAAATGAAGATTTGTATAAGTTTATAACTAACTTAAACGTTGAGTTACATAATCAAGAATTACCTAATAGATCTAAATGGGTTGAGAAAACTCAAACATGGAAATATAAATACCCTGTATTTCAGACAGAATATAAGTATAATACCAATCGAATCAATTCATTTTACTTTATGGAAATATTATCTGAAAAATTAACAGATAATAATATTATAATAACTGATATGGGAACTAGTTACACTTGTACTATGCAATCATTACAAATGAATGGTAAGAATAGATTATTTACATCTAGTGCTTGTTGCTCGATGGGATTTGGTTTACCCGGCGCTATCGGTGCTTATTTTGCATCTCCAACAAAAGATATTATATTAATAGCAGGTGATGGTGGATTGCAAATGAATTTACAAGAACTACAAACGATAGCACATCATCAACTTCCTATTAAAATATTTGTGTTAAATAATAATGGATATTTGGCTATATCTTTAATGCAAGACAATTTATTTAAAGGGAATTATATAGGATCAAATAAACAAAGCGGTATTAGTTCTCCGGATTTTATTAAAATAGCAGATGTTTATGGATTTACGAGCTTTAAATTTAATAATAATAAAGATTTAGAGAGTAAAATTGATGATGTAATGAATACTAAAGGACCAGTATTAGTTGAAATTATGATGACTGAGAACCAATTATTAGTTCCTAGAGTACAAAGCTCTAAAGATATAAACGGTAAAATTATATCAAATAGTTTAGAAAATATGTTTCCTTATTTACCTGAAGAGGAAATAAAAGAAATAATGTTATGAAAATATTAATAACTGGAGGTAATGGTTATATTGCAAAAGGACTATACAATAATTTAAAGCCTATACATGATATAACTTTAATAACAAGAAAAGAATGTGAACTAACGAACTTTCATTCTGTTAATTCTTATTTTCATGATAAGTATTTTGATGTCATTGTACATTGCGCTGTAGATGGTGGTAGCAGATTAAAAGAAGATTCTCCTGATGTGTTAGATAACAATCTTCGTATGTATTATAATCTTCTTTCTCAAAAAAGTCATTATAATAAATTTATTCATTTTGGTTCTGGTGCTCAGTTTCGTTCTGAGCCCGGACCTTATGGTGTAAGCAAATCCATTATCGCCGATTCGATGAGCAATAAAGAACGTTTTTATAATATCATAGTATATGGATTGTTTGATGAAAATGAATTGGATACGCGCTTTATAAAGGCTAACTTAAAAAAGTATATCAATAAAGAATCAATGATAATTCATAATGATAAGAAAATGACGTTTTTTTATATGAAAGATTTGGTAACGTTAGTAAATCATATTATATTAGAAGAGCCAAAGAGATTAATAAAAACTCAAGATGCCTCGTATGTATCTGAATATTCTTTACTAGAAATTGCAGAGTATATTAACACATTAGGAGATTATACAGTACCTATACTTGTTGGAACTGAGATGGGTGAGGATTATCAATCTATGTTTAATGCTCCTTATAGTTTAGATTATGTTGGATTAAAAAATGGAATTTTGGAAGTCTATAATAAATTAAAATGAATATAACGATATTATATCATATAATGCCATGGGAAATAGATTATGCTCTATTAACCTTTCAACAACTTAAAAGATCTAAATACTATCTTCCAGAAGATGTAAACATTACAATTAACTCTGCTTTAAACTTATCTTCATTTTTAATTAATTGGGATGAATCTAAACTTCCAAAAGAATATTTTATCGAGAAGTATAAGACATTATCGATACTATTAAAAGATTATAATCATATTCCATTTATTTATGATGGCAATGAATTATGGGGTCATTTAGATTTACAACGAGATATAATAAAAAATAACTCTGATTACTATATTAGTAGTTGCCCGGATATGTATTTTAGTGAACATTTACTTTCATATTTAGTACAAGCTGTCCAATCAATTAAAAATAAATACTTTGTTCTTACTCCGCAAATTTGTAGAATGTGGGATGAATCTTGGGAAGTATTAACTCATGATAAATATAAAATCGGGCCTCATTATGGATGGGAAAAAACAATAGATATTTATGATGTAGATAATTTTCTTCATACAGAAAATGAAGAAATATCTATAACTCCTATTAATCAATTAAAATGGGCTGGTTGGTTTGATTTGTATAGTAAAGATTTTTATGAAGATTTAATGAGAGTGCCTGATGATTGGCATGGTTATGGTGGATTAGATTTTTATGGTCTAGTTATCGCGCAATATGCTAAACAAAAAGGATATGACTTTCAGCAATATCGATTAAATGGGCAGGTAATATTTGAATATTCGGTTGGGCCATTAAGAAATGAAACTATCCATGGATTTTCTAACTATTATAAAAATTTAATCGTACGAAAAGATATTTCAGAACAAAGAGATCTTTTTAATTCGAAAATAAATTATTATATTGAAGAAAAAATAAAAACGTTATGAACATATCATTACTAATAGGATTAAAAAATAACTTAGATTATACTAAGAATTTTTATAATACTACAAGACAATTATATCCAAATGTAGAACTATGCTTTGTAAGTTATGGTTCTACAGATGGAACTAATGAATGGTTAGATTCTTTAAACGATGAAAATGTAAAATACTTTCATTCTACAGAAACTAAAACATTCTCTGATACATTTAATAAAGCAGCATCTTTAGCTACTAAAGATTATATTATGTTTCTTCATAATGATATAGTTATTGCTCCAAATTTTTTAGAGAACATTGAAAAGCATTTATCTGAAGATTCTATTGTATCATATACAACAATTGAGCCTCCTATTTTTGCGGGTCATGAAAGGCCTGGTAAAATAATTAAAGACTTTGGAACAGATATAAATACACTTAAGTTAAATGAAATGTATGAGTTTGTAGAGTCTCAAAGAGATGTATATTGTAATAAAACAGAATCAGGTATTACATTCTTTATGTGTATGCCAAAAGATAAATATCTTGAAATAGGAGGATTACATAATATTTTTAGTCCAATGTTCTGCGAAGATGATGATTTGATCTTAAGATGGAAATTATTAGGATTAAATTTATTTACGTCTTTAGATTCTATATGTTATCATTTTGTAAGTAAGACAAGTAGATTTTCTGAGGAATATCAACTAATTACTCAGAAAATCGAATTACATTCTAATAAAAACTTTATTCGTAAATGGGGGTTTAGAAATTCAATTTATAATAAAAAATATAATATAGCTTTCATAGTTCATAACTGTAACTTATCTTTACTAGAAGCATTAGAGCCATGGTGTGATAGAATATATGTTAATGAAAAGTTTAATGTTGGAAGATCATGGGACTATGTTGAAATGGAGCAATCAAACACTTCTTTTGATTTATCTAAAAGAGTTTTAAACATTAAAGAAAATGACCCTTATTCTGAAAACGATATTATAATAGAATTTGATATAAATAATTTTAATGGAGAATCATTTAATATTATACAAAACTTATCAGATATTATTACTGAGTCTGGAGAAATTGGGCAGTTCGAATTAGATTGCTTTAAAATTACAATTAATAATATTAAAGATACATCAAACGATCTTATATACATAAATAATTAATAAAATATCTATAGGATATATTTAAATTAATACTTATATTAATGATATGAAATCTCCAGTTGAGCAAGTAAGCGAAAAGATGTTCGGATATGTTAATTTAACAATAGAAGATGTAAAAAACAATCCAGAATTATTCTTATCACATAAATTAACATTTGATCAATATGTAGAATGGTATAATTGGTCTCAAGATTTATTAACTAATTCATATCCATCAATGTCATCAATTGATATCTTAAAGATATTAGACTTATTTGATATTAAATTTGGCTTATTATATGAATATATTAAAGTAGATAATAAATTATCAGATGAATTATTAGATATGATGCGTGAAATACGACCAAAGAAAATAAAAGAATCAAAAAATAAAATATTAGACACTAATAAAGGCGGGTTGGCATAATAAAGCCACCGAATTTATCAAGCAAAAACTGCTTTATCACAAATGAAAAAACAATTGTTTACTTACTATATTTTACTTCCAGGCGATACTGAAGAAAATATATCTGACGCTAATATTCTAGGAGAAGAAAGTACACATAATAACTTTTGGCCTGGAGATGGATTGGTAGCATTAAATAATATTCTTAATCAAAGACCAGATATGCTCGAACATATTACTATTATTAGATCAGACAGAAAAGTAATTACAGTCGAGAAGTTTTTAAATGATATTAAAAAATTTAAATTCGTTAAAAAATAACATAACATGGTAACAGATAATGATATAGATTCACTTCAATGGCAGTCTATAATTGATAAAAGATTCACAACTCAAGTCATTTATCCTAATCATCCTTCTTTTAAAAAGATGTATGATAATTATTTTAAAGTATATGGACTTGCATTTTTACATTTTAAAGCTATGAATATTTTTATCGATGGTCAAGAACTTCTTAAGGATGGATATACTCCATCTCATATATATGCCATCGAGGCTCATGAAATAGCTCATTATATACTTCAACATGATAAAGATAGTCCTTCAATTGAACAAGAAAAGTCTGCCGATGTAGCCGCAATTCAAATCTTAGAATTCTTAAAGCATTATGAAGCTAAAGAATTATTAATAAGGCGCTTTACTTTATTGTATAAGTGCGATCCTAATAAAGATGATATCTTATCTCCAAAAGAAAAAGAAATGCTTATAAGCTATTTAAAACAGCGTAAACCTTCTTTTATTAATAAAATTAAAAATTTTCTTTTGAAATTTAAAAAGTAATCTTTATATTAGATATCTATGGGAAGGCCGAAAACAATATTCAAAACAAAATTACGGAGCTTTATTAATTTTATGTCGAGAGAAATATTTAATGCGTCTATTAAAAATCTTAAAGATAAAAGATTAATCTTCGACTTTAACTTTAAAGATGAAATTATTCGTCTTAATATTAATATAGATTATGATTCGATAGTTGGAGGCATTTATACCGAAGGATTTGATATTTGGGGAAGTAGTTCTGACGAAGATATTCAAATGTATATTCAAATATATACTCATAACTTTAAAAGTATATCTTATAATGAATTTAATGCTTCTATTAGAGAGTTTCTGAGACATGAATTAGAACATATAGCCCAATATTTAGAAATAAATGGAAAGCCTGACATATATGAATCGGGCCCGGCGACATTAATAGAAGATTATCTTACTCAGACACATGAAATAGATGCTTTCTTATTTGGGCTTAACTATAAAAGAAAATATCTTAAAACAAATATGAAAGATGAAATTCAATCATTATTAATGAGATATTATCGATTAACTGATAATAATATTGCAGATAAGATTGAAAATATTTGGTATAAACGATTAAAAATAATACTTCCACACTTAGTAGATTAAATATGACAGAAGAAAAGAATTATATTAATGAAATTTTATCTGAGGGTGTTGAGTTATTAATATCTCCAAAACTTAAATTTCCTAGAGAATTAAGTAATGAAGACAGAATTCAACTTTTTCAGAGAATGATAAAGTATTTTGAAACTCAAGAAGAATATTTAAAGTGTGCAGCTCTTGAAAAGCCATTATACAAATATGTTATTAAACAAAAGCACGAACAATATGGAAAACAAAAATATGCAAGAATTAAAAACGCCATATCAAGTTCTGAAGCATCTTAAAGAAGAGATGAATAGTCATTCTTATTTTAAAGAAGCTGTAGATAAAGAATTTATAAATGAAAAAAAGTTTTTTAATATAGTATATGGCTGTATAAAAGATAACTTTAAAAGAACAAAAAAAGCCTTTATTCTTCAAGAACAAATGAACTTTATAATAAAGAATGAAATTCAGATTAATATGGCATCTGCTATAAGTAACCTTTTAGATAATGAATTATTATGTATATCAGCAGTTAGTCCTAATGGAGAGCTAGTTTATAAATTAACTGAAACAGGATTTGATGCAGTAAAATTACTGAATAATGAAACAAACAAAGAATAAGCAAAATAAAACATATAAACTAACTGTATATAATAATGATAATATATCTTTTAATGATATTATTTTTATTTTTAAATCATTAGGTCATGCAACACTTCAAGCAGAACAATGCGCCTCAATTATTCATAATAAAGGAAAGTATAATATGATCGTTGGAAATTATAATGAATTAGTAGAAATTCAATTATTATTAACAGATAACAATATTCAATCGGAGATCATATCCGAAAGAACTAAAACAAAAAAACCCAAATCTAAAATTTAAAAGTTATGGAAGAAACAATGGACATGGAACAAAAGCAAACGGCTATTATGTTTGCTGACATGGCAGATCTTTGGAAAGAGTTCGAAACAAATCATCAAGATTATTCAACTAAAGGAACAAAGAAATCAGCAGCAAAGGCTAGAAAAGCAATTCAGTCTTTAAAGTCAATGATTACAAATTACAAGAAATCTTCAGTAGAAGAATGTAAAGCATAATCTTAGACTACTCAATGTAATGAAAGGGCCGGTAAAACACCGCCCTTTCTTACTTTAACCTATATTTATAATAAAGAAGATAAAATGAAGAATAAAATTCTTAAACAACATATAAAAGAAGAAATAATGTCTTTATCTTATGAATTAATTTCTGAAAATATAAATCCGGAAGATCATTACGATTTTGAACATTCCCGTAAAAATCTTTGGAAATTTAAAGACAGAAAAAACTTTCAACATTTTATTGTTATTCATAAATCTTTATATAAAGAAGAAAATGATGCCGAAATAAAATTCGGATGGATAGATGAAAAAAATATAAAGAGATATGATAAACCTCCTACATATGATGAACGTGTTTTTAATACACATATTTATATATTGTATAATGAAATATTAAAATATTATGTAGAATATTTTGATAGCTTTTATTTAGAAGCTATTGATCCTATTAGATATAGATTATATAGGATGGCATTAAATAATACAATAGATAAATCAAAATATATACTTGAAGAAGTCCCGGAACAAAACACTATTATAATTAAAATAAAAAATGAAGAATAAAATTCTTAAACAACTTATAAAAGAAGAAATAAAGAACATACTTCGCGAAGGCGAAAATGAACAACAAAACTATATGTTCTTTCAAAATCTTCATACTATCAAAAGAATGGTAGAGAAGATGCTTCAACTTAATCCTCAAGAAGTTGATGCTTTATTATCGAATGGCCATGCATGGGCTGTAGATCATATTTCAACTGCAGCAGATGATGTGGGTGAAGTCGGAACTTGGCTTTGTAATGAAGTAGGGCAACCATCTAATAACATGATGAATGAGAATAATGAAAATAATAATTGGGAAACTGTATATACATGGGCTAAATTATTTTCAACAGATAACGGGAATTTTTTAAGTAAAAATAATATAACATCTGGTGTGTGGTTAAAAAAAGCAATTGAAGGTGGTAAAATTACACTACAAGATATTGATAATGTAACGCGTGAATCAGATGGTGTTAAGTTTTCTGAATTACCAATGTTAAAGAGTTTAACTAAAAATACAATCCCAGAATCCAAATCTGCAGAGTCAGAATCTTGGAAAAAATCAGGTTTTAAAAGTGAAGAAGAATATAAAAAGTTTTTAGATACTAAAATGAAAGATATGATGAGTAAGATAACATCTGATCCTAAATTATTAAATGTATTTAAAAGATTAAAAGATAAATAAATGAAGACATTAAATAATAAACATAATAAACTAAAAACACTTATCAAAGAACATATCAAACGCGTTCTTTTAGAAGAAGGGTTTCAAGCTACGGACAATATTTATCTTTCTATGTATGAAGATAATGTTATTCTTACTCAATCATTCGGTGGTGATGAATCAGATACAGGACAAAAGATAGAAATATCTATGAAAGACTTCCCTAAGATCTTAGATGGGTTGTTTAATTTAGTCCCTGTAAATAGAATACCTGTTAACTATCGTCAAAGTATGATAGCTAAATTATCTGATAAAGCAATTAATCAAGAAACAGATCTTGCTGCTGAAAAGCCAGATGGTGAATTTAAAGGTAAAAAAGGTAAAGAGGAAGAAGAAGGCGCTGAAGGAGGAGAAGAAGCTGCACCAGAAGAAGAAGGTAAAGAGGGTGGTAAAAATCCATTTGCATAATTTTAAAGTATATGATGCCACTTATTCATAACAATAATTCATTTAACGACTTATCATATCAGCTTTATAAACATATGTCTGATAAGTATGAAGTTCTTAAGAATCAATATCCTAAGTTTATTATTAATAATAAACAACAATCATCACATATTTTAGGGCCAACAGCTAACTATAATCCGATGAATCAAACAATCACCGTATATAGCTTTGGGCGCCATCCTAAAGATATGTTACGATCATTTGCTCATGAAGTAATTCATCATATTCAAAATTGTGAAGGAAGATTGGCAAATACTTCTACACATGAAGGATATGCTTTAGACGACCCTAAGATGAGCGAGCTTGAACGCGAAGCATATGAGCAAGGTAATATGTGCTTTAGAGAATTTGAAGATTTATATAAAAGAAATAACCCCATTAATGAAGGAGATTCATCTATGTATGCTGATAAACTTCAAAAACAACCTGGGTCTATAAAGAGCGCTGCAAAGAAAATAGATATTAAAGCAGAATTTCCTGAAGCATTTACTGCATGGTTTAATACATTAGGTATAACTAAAGATAAAGTAAATATATCTTCTATTAAATCAATGGTTGGTAATGCTCTTTCTCAAATGGGCTTTAACTAATATGGAGCGTTTAAAAGAATATATACGTAAGATAGTTAAAGAAGAAATGGGCGGGGCGACAATGAATGCTCAGGAAATGGCTCGTCATAAAAAGAAGCTTCAGAAACTTAAAAAAATATTAGCAACACAAGGAGATCAAATGATAGAATATCCTAAATCATTACCTAATACAGTCTTTAATGCTAAACTAATTAATAAAAAATGATTAAACTTAAAAACATAATCTCAGAAGCTAAGAAACCAGAAGATAAAAAAGACACTTTCGAATCTTTCGCAGAAACAAGAATGGGTGGAGCAGAGAAGATATCTGATAATGCTCATGAGAAAGGAGGCTTAGCTCTTCTTACTTGGCACCATTTTAAAGTGAAGCTTCCTTATTATAAGAAAGCATCAGAAGGTAAATTAGATGTTGAGAAAATGAAGTCTGAATATAAAGAACTTCTTGAGAAGCTTTATAAATCAACTAAAGGTAATATGAATATTACTCAAATACAATTTCAAGAGTTAGTCGGAAAGATTGAAGTGTTAGGTGAATTAATTATTAAACATAAATGATAAAATTAAAAGACATAATCTCAGAAGATAAGAAAGAACAATATGTTCCATATATGTATTCATCAGTTGGATTTGGATGTCATGTATGTAAATTCTATTATAAAGAAAAAGACAAACACATGTGCGATAATCAAGATTATTACAAATATAAAGGAACACATGAGTTAATAGATGATAATGGCAATCAAATAAAAGACCCTTCAAAATGGTGTTCTAACTGGTTTAAACCATCTAATTAGTATGAAATTAGAACTTACGAATAATAAACTAAATGATATTAAGTATTGGAGCAATCCTATACAAGATACTGAATACTATCCTTCAGTAAATGATATTTCTTTATTTGATGTTAATGGATATGATTTATGCGTATTAGAACAAGAATATGCTAAAGTAAATATGCCAGCAATTGAACATCGTTACAAACAAGCTATTAAAAAGGAATGGATGAAAGATATAGATAAAAGTATATCCGGATGCCATATAAATCATGCTCTTTTATTTGAGCGTAAAGGATATTCTGGCCCTGCATTAGAACAATTATCATCATGGGCAAAAGAATTACCTTTAATAAATAAACTAATCTTTATTAATCCAAAATGGGGTATAGACCTTTCAATTGATTATGTAGATGATAATGGCAATGTATTTGAAGTGTTTCATTATGAATGGGATTCATTTAACTATTCTAAAGTGTTAAGAATGAAAGAAAAGATTGAATATCTGGCATTAAATACAAATTGGGATGATGTTGCAATGGAATTAATTAAAAGAAAAGATGAATGGTCTTTATTACCATTTTTCGAACAAAGTAACTGGAAATGTAAGTTCTATGGTATCGAGCCTGAAAACTTTAAAGAAATAATTTGGAGCTCTATATAATATGATAAAACTTAAAAAATTACTAACAGAATTAGGAGAAGGAGTACCGCCTTATCAATGGTCAGGGCCTCAAGAAAAGACTGGTATAGTAGAATATTATTTTACGACAGAAGATAATGATTATTATAAAGTAAGATTTGATGGTATGATGGGTAATGATTGGGAATTGGCATTCTATGCTAATAATGATTCTAGTGTAATTATAAATAAAGGTCATCAATATAAAGTTATATCTACAGTAATGGATATTATAAAGTCCTTTGTAGAAGAATACCCAGTTGATTTAATTCGTTTTACAGGCTCAGATAAAAAAGGAGCTACGACAAATCAAAGAAATTTATTATATGTACGATACATAGATAAAAATATTGATAAACTTCCTGGATACCATGCTGTAATAGGAACAACATATATTAATATTATTCGAGATGAGCCATTGCCAGGAATGGAACTTAAATCTACTTAAAATAACGATTGTTTATTACGTATGTAATAATTATATTAAAGAAAGTATCATATTATGCAACAAAAGGTTTACAAAAATGATCCAGATGGTAGTATTTGGGCAAGTATGTCAGAAGAAGAAAGACAAGAAAGCGAAAATAGTAAAACTGATTATTCAAAATATTCAGATAACCAATTGGCTATGGCAATTGTTAAGCTTTCGAGATTTGAAGGTAATAAATTTGATAAAATTGATCTTCAAAGCTTAAAAGATGAATTAAATAAACGTAAAAAACAACCTAAAAAAATAAAAGAAATAATGAACAAAACAGCATTAAAGGCTCTTATAAAAGAGTGCTACAAAGAAGTGTTAGCTGAGAACGAAGAAATGGATCTTCCTGCAGATACTGGTAAAAATATTAACATGGGATTCGATAACAACGTTGGATTAGATGTTGATAAGAGAATGTCAGGCAATATGAGTAAAGTAATGACTCAAATAGAAATGCTAAAAAATAAATTAGCTCCATTCATTGCTGATTTCAAAGCTAAGAAGTTATCTAAAGAAGAATATATAGCAGCTACAAAGGGCCTAGTAGCTGACCTTAAGAAAGCTCAAATGGCATTAGAGCTTATGATGGCCAAATTATAATTATGTATGGATACCGTACCGCGAAGTATAAATAATGACATTCAGAGAAACATTCAAAAAGAACATTCTAACGATAATTCTAATGGCAGCAACTTTCTTTCTGCCACTTGGATTCGATGCCTTGTTCGCTCTAACCATGCGCTGGACGGGTTCTTTTTGGGCAGCAGACATAATTTTTTATTGTATTTCTCTATCATTTTTTGGATTATATTTTTATCTATCTAAAAAGTGGGGCATTAACAAAACCAACTAAACATTATGGAAATATCAAAACAAGGAAATTATACGGACCCAGCAAATCAAGTATCTGCAATGGATACTGACTTAAAAGATAAGTTAAGAAAGCGTCTTAAGTATGTCATACTTCAATATTTAACGGATAATCCTCCACAAAGTCCTATAACAGGATTAGACCCAGAAATGCATTCAGTATATACATCTGATATGTATTTGGAAGAATCTATTAAAGCATTAAATTCATTAACAGAATTGTTTGATTTAATTAACGAACATTATTCAATATTAAATGAGTCTAAAGTATAAGAAAAATAAATCTTATAACAAACAAAGAAGCGTAAATAAGAATTATAATATTATATCGAAAAAGGATATTGCTCGTATACAAAATTTTATTATTGAGCGAGCAATATTCGTTTCGGGACAAGATGCAGATACTGTTATTCTAAAGCTAAGTCTAAATGAATTAGAAAAAATCTTAAAAAAGATTAGGAAAAATAAAAAAGATACTTTATATTTAAATAAGTTTAAAGATAGATCAATTATGGATTTCATCATACCAATAGCAAATAAACTAATGACTAAAAAATATTATTCATCTAGCAGAGTTGACCCTTACGGGGAAGCAATGGATTCTATTATATCTCCGTCGAGATTATTAGCTGCAAATTATTTTGCAAAAAGAAAAAGATTAGCATTAAGAGAATATCTGAAAATTTTTAAAGTATCAAAATAAATAAATCATCAAAAATGAAAAAACAATTAATCATAGCTGCAATAGCTATTTCAATTATGTTCGCTGTATCATGTGGACAAACACCAGTATCAAATGTATCTGAAAATACAGATAGTATTTCTATCATAGAGTCAGCTACGGATAGTATGTTAGACTCAACAGTATACGAAATTGACACGTTAAACTAATTAGTTTAAAATTTTAAAATAAATACGAGCTTCCTTATTGGGGCTCGTTTTTTTATGGACTTAATTATCAATACTTTACAAAATTTAACAAAGATTTATTTGGAAATATGAAATGTATATCTTATATTTATGTATGATAAATTTATTAATAGGTGCAATTGGAGCATTAACTATTATATCAGGTATATTGATATATAGAATATATGATATTAAAGACCGCGTAACTGCTCAAGAAAAGCTTTTAGATGAATGTATACATGTTACGGCAGATCTAATTAATAGACATAATGAATTAGCAGAAATAATCGCTCAAGCAATGGAAGACGCTAAAGCAGATATGGAATTAGAAGAGATATTACATTCAAATATAATATTTAATCCAAACTCAATCGGACAAGCTTAATAAAAAATAAATATATATGTTCACATTTTTAGATTCATCAAACACATCGATGCCAAAATATCACTTTACATCGTCATTGCCGGGGCCTCAATCTCCTGAAGTATTAAAAGCCATAAAAGAAAGTATCAAAGAAGCATTTCCAAATGGACCTGCTATTTCAAAGACTATATTTCCTGATGTAGATTTATCTGTTAAAGATAAAATGAAACATATTGGTAAAGAAATTATTAAACTAAGAAAGAAAAGATAATATGCAAACAATAGCTCAACAATTAAAAATTAAAAAATTTCCATTCATAATTAATGATCATAATGGAAATGAAATTTACTATGAAAGTTCAAACGGATTTTGTATTAGAAGAGAAAAAGACGAAAACGACAATCAAACATTCGCTGAAAATTCAGAAGGATATTGGTGTAAATCTGAATTTGATTCTAACGGAAATGAAATCTACTTTGAAAATTCAAATGGATATTGGTGGAAATCTGAATATAATTCCAATGGAAATATAATCTACTATGAAAGTTCAAAAGGAACAATCATAGATAAAAGACCTAAAACAGTTGAACTGACGATGGATGAAATTGCTAAGAAGTTGGGCATTGATGTTAATTTATTAAAAATAAAAAAGTAAACTAACTATATAAAATATAATTGATTATGGAAACTATAAAAACATGGCTTTGGAAAAACATCGGATGGTATATTAAAAGTATATACAATAGATTCTATAATCTATATAGATGGTTTCCAATAATTTGGAAAGACCGCGATTATGATGATTGGTATATATTTACTATACTCCAAACTAAACTTAAACATCAAGCAGAATATATCGGAACAAGAGATATACATACCAGAGCTCAATACGATGCTCAACGTATGCGAACATGTGTACGATTAATTGAAAAAGTTAAAGAAGAATCATATGTAGATGAATATATGGAGTATTACGAATTAAGTTTCGGAAGTACCCCAGTACCAGGGTCAGACTTACATACTCTTGATATGACAACTAAAAATGAACACTTTGATGATTATTTTTTAGCGTATCCGTTAGATTATAAAAGGGTCCTTAACGGAGCTGGATGGTTAGACATTAATAATTCAGACTCAGAGACAGAACGTAATAGACTTATTGCCATGAATATGTCCTATTTAAGAGGGCAACGAGCAAAGAAAATATTATTCCAACTTTTAGATAGACATATTGAAGGTTGGTGGGATTAGAAACTTTAATGTACTGATATTCAAATACTTATAAAAATATTTACTGAAATATTAGGATATTTGAAATGTATTCCTTATCTTAAAGTATAATAAGAAATTAATATGAAAGTAAAATTATTAAAGAAAGTAAGAAAAAGATTCGAGATATTTCATTTACCTAACGGAGAAGTGTTTGGTAATACTCACTATAAATATAATTTGTTTAAGCTCATTGATAATAATGGAGGCTATTGGCCGTATGATAGCTATGCTCAATTAGGAGTAACTCCAGGCCCTTATAAATTTTGTGAAAGTATTTTTGATACAGAAAAAGAATGTATTGATTATTTAAGAAATAATATTATAAAAATTTTAAGAAGCGAAACATGTAATCAAAGTTCTAAAAGTAAAAGAATTAAAAATAACAGAATAAAGGTTTGGTATAAAAAATAAAAATAATATGTTTAATATGATAACAATAGCACAACAATTAAAAATTAAAAAATTTCCATTCATAATTAATGATCATAATGGGCATCAAATCTATGCCGAATATGAAAGTGGATTTTGGATTAGAAGAGAAAAAGACGAGAAAGGTAATCAAACATTTTCTGAAAATTCATATGGTTTTTGGTGGAAATCTGAATATGATTCAAAGGGAAATAGAATTTACTATGAAGATACACAAGGAGTAATGTACGATAACAGAACGGTTGAATTAACAATGGATGAAATTGCCAAAAAACTTGGCATTGATGTAAAACTTTTAAAAATTAAGAAATAGTATGGACAAATATAATATTATAATGATATTGGGATGGATGTTATTAGTATCATCTTGGGTTCCGAAACACTTTATTAAAAATGACAAATTGAGAAATACAATTAATCTAATATTATCTGGCGCTGCTTGTATATTATTCTTAACATCAATAATCAGTTTACTTTAAAACATAAATAATAACATAATAAAGGATAGTATATATAATGCTATCCTTTTTTCATGTTCTTTCATTCATTCACCATAATTATAATAAAGAAATAAATATTATGGCATTAGAACCTGGATATACATATAGTAGTGGAATAGCTACTGCAAGCGCTGCAGACGGTAAGACAAGCATATCTGCACCATTAATGGATTATTCTAGAACAGCAACAGCATCTGGAACATTAACTTCATTAACAACAGAAGCTTGTCAAGGAATAACAATTATTAATTCAAGTGCGGGCACATTATTCGTAAGTGTAAATAGTGGAAGTGCATTAAGCATTCCAGCAAACTCTGGCTTTTCATTTAATGTGGACAATGCAAATGAACTTAGAATATCTGGTTCAGGTGCTATTGGATATAACGTATCTAAATAATTTATTAGTTATTATATATGGCAATAACTAAACAAAAATATATTATCGGAGGTACGCTTCAAACTCCTACTAGATGGAATAGAAATATTGCATTTATTAGTTCTGGCGGCGGAGCTAACACTATCGTATCAGCATTTCAAGCTCGTGTAGCTGCTGCAGGTAGTCCTACATTTTTTGAAGCAAGTGCTTGTCTTACAAATACAATTCAATCATTTTTAAATATTGATTTAGCACCTTAATTTATAAATACTATATATATGGCAAATTTATATGATAAAGCATCTTTCATTTTTACAGCAAATGCTTATTCTGCGAGTAGATTATTTTCGATCAAACCAACAACCGGAAATGGAGATTTAACTTTTTCTCGAGCTAGCGCTAGAACAAGAGTAAATTCAAGTGGTGTTATACAAACATTAGCTACTGATATACCAGCACTAAATTATTCATCTAGTTTAAGCTGTCCGACATTTTTAACAGAGCCTCAAAGAACAAATTTTTTCTGGCCATCCGACACCGGTAGCAATGCATCGAATATAGTATCTGCATCAAATGATTGGGGTATTGGATTTGTAAATAAGAATACACTTTATAATACCGGTGCCGCTGGGGCGGTATATTATACTTCAAGTCCCATGACTATAGTAACCGGGTCAACATATATTATTAGTTGTTATGTAAAAATAGTAGATGGGCAAGCAGGTACACCTGTATTCGGCCCGACAGCTAATAGCCAAGGATATTTTAATATTGCAGGTACAAGTATAACAGGAGATTCTTCATACAGAAAGATTCCGTTAGGTAATAATATTTGGAGAGTCGTTGCTAGCGGAAGTGGGACGGGAGGCGTTCAAAACACAGGGTTCTTAAGATGGACAATGAACCGTACAGGTTCAAATGGTACAGGGTCAATTGAAGTTACAGGGCTTCAAGTAGAATCAGGTTCAGGAACAACACCATTTGAAACGAGTTATATTCCAACTACAACTGGCGCAGTTACACGCGCTGGAGATTCTATTAGTTTATCAAATATATATACAAATGGATTTATTTCATTAACTGGCGGTACTTGGTTTGTAAATTTTAAAAATAATACAGTAATATCTGGAGATGGTGGTACAACAGGTATGTTTTTAGGAAGTAGTCCGACAAACCCTACTACCGGTGATTCTTTACATTTTCGAAGTGCCGGTGCATCAGGTAGACATAAACTATGGAAAACATCAGGGTCTTCTACTTCAACCGTATACGATACAACGTCCGACAATTGTAAAATTGCTATGACATGGAATGGCTCATTTCTTAATGTATTTGAAAATGGTACAAGGGTTATAACTAGTGCAAGCTTCGGGGCAACAAGTAGCTTACAAAATTTAGCTATACCGACATTCGCGGGGAGACCGTTTAACATTGATAGTATGGCATTATTCCCAACAGCATTATCAGACGCAGAATGTATAGCTTTAACAACATAATCAAATTATTTATATATGAAAACATTATACTTAAAAGCATCATCAAAAGAATTATTAATTACTGACATTAGTAAAGTTATTGATGATTATTCAGGGCAAATAGAAGCTAGCAATAATAATATACATTGCCACTATATAGGTCAAATAGCTAAGTCATTCGACCCTAAAACCGGAGAAATAACGGGATGGGTTGATGGTTATCATGCAAATTTATTAGTCCCGGATAATTTTAAAGAAAGTATATTATCTACGATCGTAACAGTCCCAACAAGTCCAGCACATAGTTTTTTATAAAAAATAATTAGGAAATTTGAAATGTTTTTCTTATCTTTAAGTATAATATAAATTATATGGTATTTAAGATAGATCGTAAAACATTAAAACCTAGAAGTGTTATTGTACATATCGTACTTGTTACGCTAATCATTTGTCTTTTTACATCCGGAGCAACTTTTGTCTTCGGATTTAAAGAAGGCCGAAATGTTCTTCAAAATCTAACGCCTGAAGAACGGCTTATTATTATTAATGAATATGATAAGTTTACTCCACAAAAGTTAAAAGCATATATGGCGGAATTAAATATTCCACATTCAGATATTGTATATGCTCAAGCAGTTTTAGAAACTGGAAATTTTACATCACATATTTGTAAAACAAACAATAACTTCTTTGGTATGAAGGTTGCGACCATTCGTCCAACTACAAATATCGGAGAAGAAAATGGCCATGCCGCTTTCAAAAATTGGAGGCAATCAGTCATAGACTATGCTTTATACTCTTCTTGTTACTTAACGAGAATGACACGAGATGAGTACTTTTCTTATCTTGGGTCTCGTTATGCAGAAGACCCTAATTATATCATACGCGTAAAACAAATCATCGAAAAAGAAAAAAATAAAAAGAAATAATATGAAAAAAGTTACAATAGCACAGCAACTAAAAATTAAAAAGTTTCCATTCATAATTGAAGATTCCAATGGAACCCAAATCTACTTTGAAAATTCATATGGAACTTGGATTAGAAGAGAAAAAGATGAGAAAGGTAATCAAACATTCGCTGAAAATTCAGATGGATATTGGTGTAAAAGAGAATTTGATTCCAATGGAAATGAAATTTACTATGAAGATTCAGATGGAACAATTATAGATAACAGACCTAAAGTATCTGAAGTACATATCACAATGGCAGACATAAAAGATTCAATATATAAAGCAGCTAGTGCTGACTTTATTATTTCAATTATTTCAATTCAAAGATCTACCCCTTTAAAGGAAATTGAATTAACAATGGATGAAATTGCTAAGGCATTAAATATTGACGTAAACCTTTTAAAAATAAAAAAATAAACTATATGATATTACTATTATTATTACTCGCAGGATACATTTATCCTTTATACAGATGTATAAAATTTGACAGAGCATATTATGGACCTAATGGTGCTGGGAGTGATGAAAAACCGACACTTAGAGAATTTATTATTGCATTTATACCAATATTCAATATTATATATGTATGTATAATGTACATAGAGAATGAAAGTCCATGGAAGTCTTCATATCATCGAGAGCTCGAAAGAATAAAAAAAGAAAAGCCACTTCATCCAATCTTAAAATTATACTTTAAAAAAGATAAATAATAATATCTAATTGTATATACGCTCGTATACGTGCTTAAATTAATATTCCTATATATTGTTATAAGAATATAATAAAAGTGCATATACGAGCGTATTTTCATATACATACGAGCCGTCCTAATTATAATAAGATTCTAATACTATTCATAATCATACTTAGACTTATAATATTGAATTGGATTGCCTACCAGCATCGCGAAACAGTTATAGCATAATAATTGCAAATTTTCTATTTTCCATTCATCATAATTACAATCAATATGATCAATCAATAAAGGAACTTTACCTGTTATCATATTTTTTTCAGAGTATCCGCAACAAGCACAACGTTCAGCAATAATATCATTAGCTATAAGAAACTCTTTTAAACGTTTCTGAGTATATACTTTAACATCCAAATCATTATTATTTAATTTTTGAACTATACTTTGGACATACCATTCATCCCATTTCTTTTTACGATGCAATTTTTTAAGAATAACTAAACGAGCTCCTTTAGCTTTATTAGAACGATCTAATAATAATTGAAAATAAGATTTTTTACTTTCTTTTTCTATATATAAGGAAGCATACTTTTTCCATCTTCTAAAAGACACGTTTAAGTAATGAGCAGCATCACGATTAGATTTGATATCAGGAACGTTAAATACTATATGTTTTATTTCATGTTCGTAAAGAGGAATGACCCTAGACTTTTTTACTTTTGTCGGATCGTTAAGAGTAAATGAATCTGTAGAAGCGTTAAGGTCGAAGTCGAATCTGGGGATTCGATTTTTAGGAGCTTTAACTTTAACACCATTAATAATTTGGGTACCACGTTTAAGCTCGTTAGGATTTAAATTAATTTGTTGTGGAGTATCAGTCATAATACTATATATAATAAGAATAAAGAAATAATAATAATAAAAAAGCTATATAATAACCTAGATACTAAATAACCTATAAATACTATATATAAGAATACTAATAATAATATTAAATATAAAGTAATAATAGATATAGAAACAATTATAGTAATAATAGCAATTATAACAATAATAATAATAAAAGGATATAACTTTATTAATATATACCAGAGATTCTATATAGTTAAAGTAATTAACCTTTTTTTATTATAAGTATGTAATAAGAATATATGATCGCCTAGTATATTATATATAGATAGATAGAAGAGAAGCAGAGTTGTTTATGTAAGGAATTGGGTGGTTGTGGAAGATTATACAGTTCCTCCTCTCTCAGAACAGTTTTCTTATATATAAAGAACTCTCAGCACTGAATAACCAATTATCATTACATATTTCTTATATACTATATATAATAGACTCATTCATTCATTGTTCTTTATATATAGTATATTACGTTTGTACTGGTTTAGTAGTGTCTATTATATATAGTATTATTATATTCAGTAGTACTGTATTGTTTGTACATATATTATATATAGTATTAGTAGTACTATGGGCATCTTCATATTATTATTATTATATAGTAGTACTGGGTTAGTAGTATTCATTCTTATTATATATAGTATTATTCAGTAGTGTCTTATATATAGTATTATTATATATAGTATGCTCGTTGTACTACAGGTTTAGTAGTGTCTATATTATATATAGTATTAGTAGTACAAAGTATTTTTCAGTAGTACTAGGAAATATGAAATGTTTTCCTTATATTTATATTCTATTAAGTTAAATCAGATAAATAATAAGTTATGAAGAACACAGGATTAAGCTCGTTACAGAGCCAGATTGCCGAATTGACATTTCGCGCAGAACATTTAGAAAATTTTCAGGACATCACAAACGAATTGAAGGAAAACTTCAACTCGCTAAACTACATTAGACGTTATTCACACGTTGGTCCTAGATCGCAGCGTACCAAATTCTACGGTACGAGTAATTTAAGTAACAGTACTGTATATCGTATGAAGAATCATGTTGAGAAAATCAACCCCTTCTATACAGTACGTAGAGCAAGCACCGGAGACGTAGCAGTGTACTTTAACAGTGCATACTAATCACTAACCGGTACCGAGGAGAGGTGCTATTATATATAGCATCTCTCACCATGTAAACTTTTTCGTATTGATTATCAAGCAGTTATATATAAGTAAAACATTTCTCTAGGATTCGTAATATTATTTTCTTATCTTTAAGTATAATAATAAAAAGAATATATGACACAAATTAAATCAATTGACAAACGCAATATCGGGACATTACGTAATGAATATCAAGCAGCATTAGATGCTGTTTCTAAGAAATATGGATTGACAGCGCATATGGGCAGAATTTTATTTAATTCTAATGAATTCAGATGTAAATTAACAGTTTCTGCCGCGGCTACATTAGTTAAAGCTACTTTAAGTAATCCTATGCATAATGCCACTGGGGATACTAGTACTTCTTATATTGGTCGTTCGTATAAGCTCAGGAATTCGGTATATACGATCACGGATATGAAGTCTCCGGGAGTATTTTTAGCTAAAAACCAAAATGGAAGACTTTTTAGAATTAAAGCAGATCAGTTAAAAAGTATGATTGCTATATAGTATATTGATTATCAAGAGCTTATAATTATTTGATTATTAAGCTCTTTATTTTTATTCCGTTAAACATTTCTCTAGGAAATTTGCGGACATTATCTTATCTTTAAGTATAATAATAAGATAAATGGAAATAAATAAAATATGTGATAAAGAAAAATGTACACGTAAAGCATGTATAAAGAATGCTCAGTATTTCCCAGGATTACATTTATGTACATATCATGCTAATAAAGCAACTAAAGAAGGTAGAGTAGCACGTAAATTAAAAAAATAAATAATATGGAAAAAGAATTTATACCTTACGAACAAGCATTAGCTTTAAAAGAATTAGGTTTTGATGAACCTTGTTTTGCACATAGATATTCTAATAGAGATGATGATTTTCATTTTTTGCCAAATCCTCTAAATAATTCTCAATTAATAAAAGAAAATAGAGGGTGTGCAGCACCACTTTATCAACAAGCATTTAGATTTTTTAGAGAGAAGTACGGTTTAGATGTTAATTATGATGTTTGTATTCCAACATCTTATATACCAACAATTCATTTTACAAGCGAAATTGGATTAGAATATAGATGCCATGAAATGTTGAAATTTTTTGGGAGACGTATATTTGATTCTAAAGAAGAAGCTAGAATTGAATCCCTTAAAAAACTAATCGGAATTGTAAAAAATAAATAATATGGTAACCAATACGGAATTAAATAAAATTATTGAATTTGCTGCTAAGTTTAATTGTACTGCATTTTTAATAGCTGAAGAATGGAATGTATGTAAAGATAATTATGAAGATATATCTGATTACTTGGCAGATTTAGAAGTTACTGGTGATTATGATATATTTTTAGAAAAGTAACATTTCGGTTGTTTATTTGAAATAAATCTCTTATCTTTAAGTATAATAAAAAGGAAATATGAAAGAAGATTATAATTTTTCAGATAATTTTGATAAGCATTTGTTTAATGAGCTTTTAAAGTTAAATGGAGATATTCACTATACAAAATATAGCGATATTGAAGATGCTAGTATTTATTTAGATGATAAATATCATATACAATTAGGTTATAGTGTTGTAGTTGTCTGGGCAAAGATAGGTGATGAATTTCATGAATTAAAAGCATTTTATAAATCACATTATTTTATGCTCGAGATTATTAATTATGTATTTAAACTAATGTAAGTAATATAGTCAGGTGGCGGAATGGTAGCCGCAAATAACGTGTAAGTGAATCTAACCCGCGAGGTAGTTGAGCGGAGAATAAAGCACGTGATTGAAGAAGTTACTTATCTTCATACAGGTTCGAATCCCGTCCTGACTACAAAAATTAAAATAATTAATAATCAATTGGTTATATAAGTCCTTGTAAATCAAGGGCTTTTTTTATGTTAAAAATTTGGATTATTGGACAATTTATCTTATCTTTAAGTATAATAATAAAAGAAATGAAAAATAGAAGAAATAGCCAGCAAGAAATAGTAGACTTTTTAACTAATAATAATTGTAAAACAGAGTCAGAAATTCAAGAATATGTTTGGGGCTATTATCGCTCAGAAAGTAATGAATCAAATAAAAAATATGCAGATATTTTAAGACGTGCATTAAATGCTGGTAAAATTAAAAGAGCTAGATTAAAATTTAAAAATAAAGGCGAAACAAGATATTATTGGAGATATTATGTTGATTTGAAAAATAATTAACATTTCTCTAGGAAATTTGAAAATTAATTCTTATCTTTAAGTATAATAAAAATAAAATATAAAAATATGAGTACATTTAAAACATTACCAATGAATCAAATTAATGGTGGAGTTCAACATTTAGCATTTTACCCTAATGGCTATGGAGCTTCGATTGTAAAACATAGCTTTTCATATGGGCACGAGGATGGTTTATGGGAATTAGCAGTAATTAAAGGTACTGAAGAAGATTGGAATATATGTTATGATACTCATATTACATCAGATGTGCTAGGATATTTATCAGAATCGGATGTTGAAGATATATTAGTATTAATTCAAGCTCTTTAAAAAAGTAACAAAAAGGTTGTTTAATTGAAATAAATAACTTATCTTTAAGTATAATAAAAAATAAAATATAAAAATATGAATAACGTAATTGTAATTGACGAAGTAAAATTATTATCTGGTAAAGGACGTAATGCTAAGTATTCGGCTATCGCTAATGATGGAGAAGATTATGCATCAGAAATTTCTAAAGAAATCTTAAAACGTTCTGTAGAAGGATGGAATGGCAAGAGGATTGTGTATTTCAATCCAGAAGTAAAGAAATGGCAGAGATCAACAGCGCTTGATCAGATCAAAGCCTTGGCTCCAAAAGCCTCCAAAACAAAGACTCAAAGCGCACCCGTAGCTGATTCCGACAGTAACAGCGCAAGCGCATGCTCTAGCGCGGTAGAGTAATCATCATATATCTTTTAAGGGCATTCGCCCATTATTATTATTAGTAAATCGCCCCTAGATCTTCGGATTCGGGGCTTTTTACTTTCAATACGATATTAGACCCCGGTTTCTATAAAAGAATATTGACTCTAATACGAAAGTTCATATACGCACAACTATACAGCTTGATTTTTACGTGTAACGTGTTGATTTTCAATGATTTTAACTATTTGATAATCAATCTAATAAAGTTACGGAAAGGTAAACATAAATTTGGAAATACGAGAATATTCTCTTATCTTTAGGTATAATAATAAAAAGAAATAATATGATAACAGCAGAAGAGTTTATGTTAGAAAATTTGCAGAGCATGGATCAGCAAGAAGTAGAAAATGCAATGATTGAATTTGCTAGATTAAAAGTAGAAGAAGCAATTCATGAAATAGTTAATGCTGTAGATAATGAAGTTGAAAAAGATTTCATAACAGAAGATCTTATCCGAAATGCTTATCCATTAGAAAATATAATGTAACAAATCGGTTGGAAATTTGAAATAAATAACTTATCTTTAGGTATAATAATAAAAAGAATATGAAAAATAAAATTAATGATTTAGGAATGATAATTGCTTTTGGTCCTTATAAGGTAAAATTATCTAGCAATGGACAAGTATCTTATTACAAGAATGGCCAATTAAGTAGAGTTGTTGATAAAGCAATTGACTTTGACAGTAAAGATTTATATGCACATGTATCAGAAATGGCTGACAGAATGGGTTATAAAGAATCAGATTTAAAGAAAGGATAGTATATGAAAGTAAGTAAAGAACAAATAGCAACAGGTTTATTAGTGGTTTATTTTCTGGCTGTCCTAATAATAGCAGTGTATATATCTAATTAACTGATAATCAATATTATATAAGTCCTTGTAAATCAAGGGCTTTTTTTATGTCCTGTTAAACATTTCTCTAGGAAATTTGAGCAAAAGATCTTATCTTTAGGTATAATAATAAAAAGGAAATATATGTCATTAGAAGTTAGAAAATATGAAAGCAACCCAGAATGGGATAGTCTTATAGTTAAACAAAAATGGTCAACATGGACATTGGATAGTCATTCGGATGGAGATGTTGAAATATGCTGCACGACAGATGAGGGTGATACATCATTATTCCTTACCCAGGATGAATTAAAATTAGTTATAGAATTTTTGCAAAGTAAAGTAAAATAATTAACATTTCGGTTGGATCTTTGAATCCTTTTCGGTATCTTTAGGTATAATAATAAAAAGAAATAATATGAGTAACATTTTTGAAGCAATCCAAATTAAAGGTAAATTAGTCGCAAAAGAATTAGAAACAGGTAGAATAGCTAAAAAAGGCGAAATCCGTGATATTCAGATCCGAAATGCCTATAAGGAAAATCAACATTTATTAGTTGATCCTGTAAGTGGCAGAATTACCAGAATAGCAAAAGCTCCTGGAACTATGTCAGTCCGTAAAGAAAATTTTGCTTCCGTTATCGCTAAAAGAGATCCTGAAATAATGTTTACCAATTTAAAAAACTTAACCAGAATGGTAGGAAAAGGAATCCAACCATCCTTAGTGGTTACAGGAATGGCTGGTATGGGTAAGACTCATATTGTAAAAGATACTTTGCAGCAATTAGGATTAAGAGAAAGTTTTGAATTCGTGCATTTTAAAGGAAGAGCTACTGCTGCTGGATTATATATTACCTTATATGAAAATAGCGATAAGATTGTTATATTAGATGATTGCGATTCTGTATTTAAAGATGACGATGCTGTAAATATTTTAAAAGGAGCTTTGGATAGTTATGATACACGTTATATTTCATATATTACCAGTAGAGAGTTAAAAGACAGTTATGGTAATGCTGTTCCGAAACAATTTAATTTTACAGGCCGAGTAATATTTATTTCTAACTATGAACAAAGTAGAATTGACGAAGCAATTAAATCTCGTTCTTTTGTTCAAGATATAAGTATGTCGACAGAACAAGTATTTTTGAGGATGGAACAATTAATTAATAAAATTGAGCCAGCAATTAAAAAGGAGCATAAAGTTCAAGCATTAGAAATAATGAAAAGTATAAACGAAAAATATGATGGTGTTGAAATTAATATTCGTTCTTTAATTAAAGCATCCAGAATAATTGCTATGGGTTTTGATAATCCTGAAATGGCTATATGCGAGCAGATTATATCTGCCTAATAATCAATTAAATATAAGTCCCTGATTACCAGGGGCTTTTTTTATGATTTGTTAAACATTTCGGTTGGATTATTGAACAATTTATCTTATCTTTAAGTATAATAATAAAAAGAATATGAAAGAGATATTAATATGTATATTGTTACAATTTGTACTTTTTATACCATTCTATCTAATATGGAGGAATGACTGTAAAAAAATAGGAAAGAATAATTTGGCAGTAAGTTTAGAGGAAAGGTTTATTACTTGGATTTTTCTTTGTCTTTTATTTACTATCTTATCATTATGCCCAATTTGGATATGTGGCTTTTTAAATTAAAATAAAATAATTAACATTTCTCTAGGAAATACAAAATAAATCTCTTATCTTTAGGTATAATAATAAAAAGAATATGAGTATAGAAATTGTTAAAGGAAGCGTAGTTAAATTAAAAGAACGTTATGCTGAGGGAGAATTTAAAGGATTTTACAGAATTACTTCAATAAGAGGCTTATATGCCAATTTAGGAAGCGTATTTGGCAATACCATATACCATAAAAGAGTTCCATTAGAATGGTTAATAGAATGTGAAGAAGAATGGTATGCTAAATGGAGCCAAAGTGAAACTTATCAGTGTATGTAAAAAATATCAAGGATAGCATCGGGCAACCTTATAAAAAATGTAGCCGAATATAGTCAGGTGGCGGAATGGTAGACGCTATCTAAAAGATCATATGAAAGGGTGATATAAGAGTGAAATGAATAAACCCACTTACAGGTTCGAATCCTGTCCTGACTACAAAAAAAAGTAACATTTCGGTTGTTTATTTGAAAGAAATATCTTATCTTTAAGTATAATAATAAAATAAAAAGAATATGGCAACTAGAAAAAAATCATTTTACATTGGCGAAAGATTTAATCCACAATTAAGTAAACCTTATTATAAAGCATATGGCCAATTAAGTAAAACCGAAGCAAAAGAAAAAGCAAATCCTATATATGGATCAATGTATTTAACTTGTTTCGAAACGGAATCAGAATATACAATTGCATTGGATAAAATAAAAGCCGACGGCTTTAGTATTCGTTAGTTAAATAATTCAAAAATCCTAATTAAATTTTATTAATTTATATTTTTAAAATTTAATTAGGAATTTTGAAAGTAATATCTTATCTTTAAGTATAATAATAATAAAAAGAAATATGACACAAACATTAGAATTAACCTCGGCAGAATTAAAATTAATTGAAAACAAAAGAAAGCAAGATGCTTTAGAACAAGAAGCAGCAAAATTAAGAAAAGAAGCTAAGATTCAAAAAGAATCAATTGAAATTCAGAATTCAATTCTTAAAGAACAAAAAGAAGCTAATTTGCAAGTCGCAGCAGCAACGGAATATTATAATGGATTAGTAAAGCTTGATCCTAAATATAAGTTGGAAGTTACGGAGCGCGAATTAAAAAAAGAAATTAAAGATTATTCAGGCCCAGAAGCTATAGTCATAAAAAGTTTTAATTATACAATTAAGAACGCCCGAATCATATTATCTGATTCTCCTTATTATATAACAGTTGAAAAGCATATTGTATATACTGGTATGAGTTTCCGCGGAACAGATAAAGGATATAAAATGGAATTAAATGGTGGAGGATTTTATAGTGAAAGAAAAGTATCAAATCCAAAAACTATTAATGATAAGATAGTAAATAAAAGACAAGCAGAAATTAATGCAAAAATTGCGGAGCAAAAGAAAGCATCTGGTTTAGATACAGCATATAATAACCTAGTAAATAAATACCCTGGAGCAACAATAATCAAATCAACAGAATGGGAAAGAAATTTATATGATAGAAAAGTCTCAGGAGAAACTATTAATATTATTACCATTACATTACCCAATACCATTTCAATTAAATATAAAGTATATTCAGATGGTTCATTAGGAAGAAAAGAAATAAGATATCCTTTTAAAAATAATTTTGATTTATTAGACACATTAAATAATATAATCATACCTCAATAGAAATTCTTTTTTTATTATATATAAGAGTAAGGGTAGTGTGTAAAAGCATTATCCTTCTTTACTGTTACTTCATTCATGAATGAACGATCTATATATCATATAGCACAACTTTAATGCATGGGGGGTCAAATGGGGTCACCCGGCGGTTGGTTATGGGGAGCCCGGGGGTTTAGGGGAGCCCTAATAAGGGGGTGGTTAGGGTGGGTGGTTAAACCGGTTGTCACCGCACGGATAACTTTTTCGTCTATATAGACCGCGGTTTGTGAAGTTTAGGGCAAGCCCTAACAAATCATTCAAGTACCTATCACATAAATCTAACAAATCATTCAAGTACCTATCAAATAAATCAAGAATCAAGTAATTACCTATCACATAAATCAAGAATCATTTACACACGCACGGGATACACATACACACATAATACACATATACCACAAAGAACTTCGTTCCTACAAATACCGAATACTACTACGGGTGCGCAGCGGTTAAAATTTTATACAATTGATTTTCAATGCTTTATATAATAATAAAAGAATTTGGTTGATAAATTGAATTGTTTTCCTTATCTTTAAGTATAATAAGAAGATAATATGAAACAAAACGATAGTAAATACCATCAATTATATTTAGGTTTAAAAGATGCAGATGACTATTTTCCTAAAGAATCTAGAAAAGAAATGTTATCCTTAATTAAGGAGTTATACAAAGAAAATCAAGATTTGTTAAATGAAGATGATGATAAAGGAAAATATGGTATAAGATATAAAACCATTGGAGAACTTTCGAAATGGTCTGATACAGGATATCAATTTTTTAGAAGTAAATCTAAAAGAGATGATGTATATGATGATTGGATTAATGGAAGGTATTGGGATAAAATATTCGAAACTGAATTGCAATATCGAACCCCTTCGCCGAATGTACATGAGATTGTAAAAATATTTAAAGAAAGCGGTAATGTATATGATGAAAAATAAAAATATGAAAATAGGAGATAAAGTAAGATTTACAAATCCGGGTAGTTACTCAGCCCCTACAGGTTCAACAGCAAGAATAGTTAGAATTGAATCGCCAATGATTTACATAGAATGGATTGATAAAGGAGATAGTGGTCAAAGCAATGGACGTTATCTCTCAAAAGATTTTGAAGTAATCGAAGAAGAGTTAGAAGTATTACCTGAAAAATGGGCTATTAAAACTACAAGTGACACTAGGAAAATTATCAATGATTTTATGATTTCAAAAGGTTACGATACTGTATGGGAGTCTGATTATGTTGCTCATTACCCTTTCACTGTGGGTGGTGGTTCAGCTTTTGTTTCTGTTAGCGGCGGTTATACAGAAATATCATTCGAAAATTTTGAAAAATTAGTATTAAACAAAGAAATAAAAACAACAACAAAAACAAAACCCATTATGTCAAAACAAAAATTAACAGTATCAATTACGGAAGTATTAGAAATTCATAAAATTGCTTGTACTACTTGGAAAGAAACAATTGCTAAGTATTTAACAAGAGTAGATTCAGACCAAAATATTACTTTTACTCAAGAAGAAGTAGATGCGATGTTTAAAGCAGCTACCTCAAGTCAATTACCGAAATTAGAAGATATATTTGGTGCTCAACATAAAGAACCTACATTAGAAGATATGGCTGATGGTAATCCATTATTTGCCATGCCTGGAGAATTTATTGAAGGAGCTGCTATGATTGAGGTAAGAATATCTAGCGAATATAAAGATAAAGCGTTTTGGTTAAATCATAATTATATCTGGGAAATTAAAAAAGATAGTAGAGGGACGTTAGTTTTAATTCCGACACCTAAAAACTAATGAATATGAGTCATAAGTGGTATATAGGGCAACCAATAGTAGCGATAAAAAATAGCAAATGTGGTAGAATTAAAAAAGGCCAAGAATTTACAATAAAAGGTCTAATGGGGTCTATTTGTAAATGCGGTGATGTATTAATTGATATTGGGTTACGCAGCGATCATGATGGTTGGGGATGTTTTACCTGTAATACTTTTAGGTATAGTAATAATAATTATTGGAAAAAAGAAAGATTATTTGCGCCAATGGATATAGATATTTCAGAGCTAACTGATATTTTAAAAGAACCAATTAACGAATTTATAGAAAGATAATCATGGAACTAGTAAATAAAGCCTTTAAAATATTCAAAAAAATGCAAAAGTTGGACGATTCTGACTTTGAGTCGCAGGTCGAATGTCAATCCGGTATTTTTAAATTAATGTTGGGTATGACAGACGAAGAAATAAAGTTGTACAACAATAAATGTGACGATTTTCTTAAAGAATCTAAAAAAAGATAAAAAAAAAGGTTGGAAATATGAATTGTTTTCCTTATCTTTAAGTATAATAAAAGGAAATAATATTAAAAAAAAAGAAAAGTTATGAAAGAAGAAATTATTGTAATTGTAAGCGTTAAAGAATTCGAAGCTATTGATACTAATGGTGTTAATCATTGGGATTCTATTCCTGTATTAGTAAGACAAAGAGCAATTGATGGTATGGGTGGTAAAAGCTCTATTGTATTCAATCCTAATTGTGAAGAATGGCAGCGTATAGAAGTTAGTAAGATACAAGAAAAGATTGAAAAAATTACGACATCTTTAATGGCGACAGATTCTAAACCAAAAGCTCCGAAAGTTACTAGAGAAGTAAAAAAGGCTGATTTGGATGAAGCTACAAAAGACGTAATTAATTTTGTTCATACTGCTCCAGAATTTAAGCCTAGCGATTTAATTATGGCTGATGTTAAATGGAAATATCTTATTCGTAATATTATGAGAGGTCAAAATATTATGATGGTGGGCGATTCGGGTATGGGTAAGACAGTTGCTGCTATGGCAGCTGCTAGGTCATTAGAACGTCCATTATATATTATTGGAATGGGTTCGACTCAAGATCCAAGATCTACCTTAATTGGTAATACGCAGTTTAATAAAGAAAATGGTACGTTTTTTGCGGAGAGTAGATTTGTAAATGCTATTCAAGAAGAAAATGCCGTTATTGTTTTAGATGAGTTATCTCGTGCTAATGGTGAAGCTTGGAATATTTTAATGCCTGTGTTAGACCCTAATCAAAGATGTTTGCAATTAGATGAAAAGCCGGGCAGTCCTATTGTTAAAGTGCATCCTACGGTATCCTTTATTGCTACGGCAAATATTGGATTCCAATATACTTCGACTCGTGTAATGGATAGAGCGATGCTCGATCGTTTTACGACAATTGAAATGGATCTTTTAAATAAAGATCAAGAATTACATTTATTATCTTTAAAAGTTCCTGAAGTAAGTAAGACGGACTTAAAATCTATTACGGATATTACTTCTGATATCAGAACAGAATTAAAATCTGACGTGCCGAGAATATCGACTCAAATTAGTACAAGGGCCGCTATTGAGATTGCTGCTTTATTAAGAGATGGATTTACTTTAGTAGAAGCTTCAGAAATAGCAATTTATCCTTTTTATTCTGAAGAAGGTGGTGCTCAAAGTGAGCGCGTTTATATTAAGCAATTAGTTCAAAAGTATATTAAAGACGAATCCGTTCCGGATAGTTTAGTAAATAATGCTTCAAATACGTTTTAAAATTCTTTTCTTTTTTTATTATAGTAGAAAGGGTTATCTTTTATAAAGGTAGCCTAAACTACTGTAAATTAATACATTATAAGTAATTGATAATCAACCAGAAAAAGATTATATAATATTAGGATAATTGAAATGTTTTCCTTATCTTTAAGTATAATAAAAGGAAATATATATGGCAAAAGTAGAAAGTTTAAATAAAAGTTCAAGTTTCTGGCTAAATTCCGATTCTTTTAATGTGGAAGGTAGTACCTCGGGCATTACTAAAAAATTAAAATTATTAGCATATAAAAGAGCTATCTCTAATTTCGTAAAAATCTTAACTCAAAAAGACGGATATGAAATAAAATTTAGTACCGGAAATGATTCTTATACAGATGGTAAAACGGTTGTTATTAGTTCAAAGTTAGATGAAAAAAACTTTGACTTGACCGTAGGATTGGCATTACATGAAGCATCTCATTTGTTATTAACAGATTTTAATGTTATTAAAGATAAAAGAAACACGTATGATGCTGTAACAAAAGAACATGGCGTATTAGGATTAGAAATGCGTTATGATGTATTACATTCTATTTTTAATATTGTCGAGGATAGATATATTGATAGTTTTGTATATTCTACAGCCCCGGGCTATAGAGGATATTATCAAACGTTATATGATTTTTATTTTCGTACACCGGCTATTACAAAATTACTTAAATCTCCTAAAAAACGTACGGAGACTGTAGATAATTATATTTCGCAACTTTTAAATATAATTGGCTTAGAATTTGACGAAAAATGTTTAATAGGTATGCCAGATATCGTTAAGGAATTTGATTTACCCAATATTAAAAGATTAGTTACTACAATGGATAGATTACAGGTCGCGGCAAATATTTATGCAATTATTCTTAAGAATGTAAATGCAGCAATAAACGCCGGCGTAGTAGATGATGAAGATTCTAAAAAACCTAGTACCCCAAAAGCTCCTAGCGTCAGCAATGAATCTTCTAATGATAAAACTCCTAAGAGTGATGATAAAGATGATAAAGATGATATAGATTTTGATGATGAAGATAAAGAGTCTGAAGAAGAAATTAAAGAAGACGACAAAGAATCTGAAGAAGAATCTGAGGAAGACGATAAAGAATCTGAAGAAGAAATTGAAGAAGAAATTGAAGAGCCTGAAACGGATGAAGAAAAGACTCATAATGATGATAAAAATGAAGATAATGTAATACAACCTTCGATGATATCAAATGAGCCTCCATTAACTAAAGAAGAAGAAGACGCGGCAGAAGCGTTATTAGATGTAGCTAAATCAGTAGTAGATGGTAAAGTAGATAAAGGTAAGCCTGCGGCTAAAAATCTAAATGATCAAATTGATATGTTAGATAAATCAGATGCAGAACTTCATAGAACAGAGTATGATATTTATCGCGGCGCTCAAAAAATTAAAACTGCTTCTATGAATACATTAATGGTAAAGAACTTAACAAAAGAAGCCGCGCTTAACGGATTATTTACTAATTTGCTTAATAATTACAGATCTGTAAGTATAGGAGAAGAAGTTCAAAAAGGTATTATATTAGGTAACCTTTTAGCTAAAAGGATGCAAATTCGTAATGAAGAAAAAAGTACGATAACAAATAGATTAAATAGTGGAAAGATATTTAATAGACATATTGCAATGTTAGGCGCGGATGTTGAAAATATATTTTATAAAATAAAGACGGATAAATTTAAAACTTCCGTAATACATATTTCAATTGATGCTTCCGGAAGTATGGATGGTACAAGATTTTATAATTGTATAATGACATCTACCGCAATTGCAAAAGCTTGTACATATTTAAGAGGTGTTAATTGTATTATTTCTTTTAGAAGTGTAAATGACGGGCTTCCGATGATGGCTGTTGGGTATAATTCTAAGAAAGATCATTTTTCTAAGATTATAGATTTATTTCCGCATCTAGCAGCAAATTCATCTACTCCAGAAGGATTATGTTATGATGTTTATAAAAAGTTTATTTCTGAAGAAGATGGAAATAATGTAGATAAGTATGTAATAAATTTGTCTGACGGAGAACCTTCCTTTGGAAATGATTATCAATATGAGACAGCTTTTAATCATACTAAAAAAGTTTGGAATGAAATACTTAAAACAGGAGTAGTTGGATTAAGTTATTTTATATCTGAATACGAACATAATATGGATACATTTCGATATATGTATGGCAAAAATGCTAAATCTATAGATACTAATAATATCGTGCAATTAGCAAGTACAATTAACGAAATGTTAATGTCTAATAGTGCAGTTATGAGTATTCTAAGCGAATAATTAGGCATTAAGGCAGATTTTAGGGGCTAATAAGGGAGATCTTCGGGTCTCCTTTATACTAATATGACCCTAATATAAAAGCGCGTATATGAGCGTTTAAAACACTTTCTAAAGCATTAATAATCAATAAATTATAACTAGTTGATTATTAATTAGAAAAAATTATAGAAATGATTAGGAAATATGAAATGTATTCCTTATCTTTAAGTATAATAAAAAGAAATAATGAAAAACATACACGTATTACCAACAGATAAACCAAGTAGGTTGCATACTTACAAAGGAGTATTAAATCTTGCAACAGGTGAATTTGTTGCTCCTACTATTGTTAAAAATGATTTAATTAACCTAAATATTTACATCACTTCTGATGAAGAAATTAAAGAAGGAAATTATGTAGTTGTTAGTTGTTCAGAAGTTAATATTGAAGAAGTAAGAATTGTTACAGGATATTATAATGAACAATTTTTATTTGATGATAAAAGTCAAATACATATGGATTATTGTAAAAAAATCATCCTAACAACGGACCAAAACTTAATCAAAGATGGTGTACAATCCATTGATGACGAGTTCTTAGAATGGTTTATAAATAATCCAAGTTGTGAGTTTGTTGAAGTTGAAAATGAAATGGTTGCTTCAAAACTTTCTAGTATCGAAAGATGGGATTATGAATACAAAATCATCATTCCAGACTTGTGGGGTGAAGTATTCAATTGGTTATCACAAGAAGAACCTAAACGAGAAACACTTGAGGAAGCTAAACAAAGAATTTTAGATTCCAATTACCTATCATTAAATGATGCAGACATTTTTAAAATGGGCGCTGAATGGCAGCGTAAACAAATATTAGATTTTCTATACTCAGAAATAACAGAACGAAGAGATTATTCAGCATCTAAAATGTGTGAAAAGGTTGTGGAATTTATTGAACAATTTTAAAAAGAAATAGCATGAAAATAAAATTAGAATTAAGTCAAAATATATTTTTTACATCCGACACGCATTACAACCACAAAAACATTTGTCGCGGGGTAAGTAATTGGAAAGATATAAATGGTAATGTACCTATTAATCAAACTCGTAATTTTCAATCTCTAGAAGAGATGAATGATAGTATTGTTAATGCTATTAATAGTAAAGTAAGAGAAGATGATATTTTGTTCCATTTAGGTGACTTTTCTTTTGGTGGATTTGAAAATATCGAGGAGTTTAGGAGCAGAATTGTATGTAAAAATATACATTTAATATTAGGCAATCATGATCACCATATTGAACGTAATAAAGATAATATACAAAGATTATTTAGTTCTGTAAATCAATGTCTAAGATTAAGTGTTTCTATTTATCCTGGTACGACATTATATAACGGCAATCATGATTTTATATTATCACATTATCCAATTGCAAGTTGGCACAACATGAATGATGGTGTAATGCATTTGCACGGGCATGTTCATTTACCAGCACATTTAAAAATACATGAAGGTAAAGCAATGGACGTTGGTTGTGATGGTAACAATATGGTACCGTATTCAATAAACAATATTATATCTTTGTTAAATAAAAGACCTATAAAATGTTTAACATTACCTCAAGATCATCACGAAGAAAGAATTGAAGGTAATGGAGGAAATAAAAAAGGAAGTTCAAGTTTTTAATTAAAAGTAAACATTTCGGTTGGAAATATGAAATGTTTTCCTTATCTTTATGTATAAGTAAGAGATAATATGAGATTTATAAACGAAAAGGTACTTAGAGATGCATATTTTAACAATACAATGAAGCGTAAAACAAAATTTTTGTGGTTGCCAGTAACGATTGATGGAGAAACTAGATGGTTAGAGACTGCTATAATTGATTATAAAGTATTCAAAAAAGTAGGTGTATTTGATGTATATTTTTTTGGGAACCTTATTGTTTTATAAATAAATAAAAGTATATGAAACAGTTAACAGAACAACAAATTGAACAGTATAAAAGATTAGCAATACAAGAAACATCAATCGAATCTTGCGGCGATGAATGGAATCCTTATGAAATAAGCGGTGGTAACTTTGATGATGCTTATTACGTAGGTTATAAAGATGCTGATATTGAAAATGCCCGTTTCATTTTACATTTATTTGAAATAGAATATTAAACATGTTTATAGAAAGATTTTTCAACCCGCAATTGCAAAATTCAAATGAATTTGTATTTTATAATACAAAGAAAGCATTGGAACATTGCATATTAAATTATTCATGTATACGGCATTATTCTTTTAGAGGCGATCAATATATTAAATATAATGGTAAAAGTTTAATTTGGAATGATGGCAGTATAGTTGATAAAAGAAAATTGCCTAAAAATGATGGTTGGGGCAAATATTATTCAGAAATATATAATCATCAATCATTTTAATAAAATAGTCAGGTAATTCAATTGGATAGAAAGCCTATGCAGCGCAGCGGAAAATGTGGGTTCGAATCCCGCCCTGACTACTATAACCTGTACCCTTGAAAAACTCGTATTATTCAAAAAGGTGTCATATTCAGAATTGGCCCACCTACTAAAGTAGGTGGCAGTATTAGGAGTACATTTTGATAGATAAGCAGGTTTACACCGAAATAAAAGGGTATTAGAATATGGTGTAAAAAAAATATAACCCAGTTTCAGAAGAAACTACATTGACTGAAAAGTTTAACTGAGTAAGCAGAACCTCTTTTTGGGTTATAGATAGTTAGGTGGTACAATTGGTAGCCATTAGTGTGGGATGAATATATACTCTGTCAAATCAATAACGTAATTGGTCAAATCCTACTACGGGTGTATATAGCTAAACAGGTTCGAATCCTGTCCTGACTACAAAATATTTTTAATAAAATGAAAGAACAAATATTAACATTAGTTAAACACCCCAAATTCAATAATAATGGATTTAAGGGTTTATTTGAGAAGGAATGGAAACATAACTCAAAAGAAGATTTAAGGTGGTTGTTCTATCTAACAGAATTACAACAATGGTTAAGGGATACTAAGGGTATTGAAGTTGAAATATACTCACTTAACTCATTAAGTTATGGTAAGATGTATGGTTGTTTGATTAATATTGAGGGTGAAAAAACTATTAGGTTAAATGATAGATTACTATACCTAACTATGTTAGAAGAAGGGTTATGTGAAGGATTAAAATTAATAAAGTAAATATGAAGCATTCGGAATTAACAAAATCCATTTTAGAAAGTAATGGGATTACAAGTGAAAAGGAAAAGGATTTCTTCAAGGAATTGAGGGTATCACTTAGATTGGATTATGATATCCCAGCCCCTGAAGTAAGGAAATTAAATGATAATCAGGTTATTGAGAAATGGTATGAAATCCATTCAAAACCTGAGAATAGTATTGGGGGTAGTGTTGTTTAAAAAAATAGTTAGGTGGTGTAATTGGTAATCACACCTTGCAAGTGAGTAATAGGGTAAGTGAGTCAATAGCACTGCTCGGCTTGATAGCCTCACGACAGGGAAACAAATTGCAGGTTCGAATCCTGTCCTGACTACTAAATAAATAAAATAATATGAGAAATGAAGGTTCAGATTGGTGCATTAAACAACATGTAAATACCAATCATTTTTATGATACATACTTACCATATCAGTTCCATTTACAAATGGTTGCGCAAGTATATGAAGATTTTAAACATCTTTTACCTAAAGACTTAATAGTAACAGAAGAATCATATGGCCATGGTAGTTATGAAAAAGTAGATATTACGCATCAAGTAGTTAATATGGCTTGTTGGGGACATGATTTAATCGAAGATACCAGAACGTCTTATAATGACGTCTACAATAAGTTAGGAGTATATGTTGCAAATATTGTTTATGCCGTTTCTAATGAAAAAGGTAAGACCCGAGCCGAGCGCGCTAACGACAAATATTATGAAGGTATTAGAGAAACGCCGGGTGCTGTATTTGTTAAATTATGTGACAGAATAGCAAATGTTCAATATTCAAAAATGACTAAGTCAAGAATGTTTGAAATGTATAAAAAAGAAAATGATAAATTTATGCTTTGTTTAGGTCGTGTATATCAAAATGATGGCCCTTACGAAGAAATGTATCAATATTTAATTAATTTATTTAATGATTAAATTAGGAAATATGAAATGTTTTCCTTATATTTAAGTATAATTAAAAAGAATAATAACATGAAAGTATTAAATTTAGTATATCCTGAAAAATCGGATATAAAATTCAAAATATCAAAGTTTCCCGATGGGCAACAATCAATTACATTAGATATGGTTGAGGCAGATTTGCCAGATAAAATTACAGTAAGCATTGCTAGTAGATTTAATTCATTTTTAGATTTGGAACTTATCATTGCTGCAAATCAAGCGTTAAGAGAATTTTCTTATGTTGAAAATGTTAAATTGAATATACCTTATTTCCTAGGTGCGAGATCAGATCGTAAATTCGGAGATGGTACGAGTAACTATCTTAAAACAGTAATTTGTCCTATCATTAATGCTCAGAAATTTTTAAGAGTAACCGTGTTAGATCCTCATTCAGATGTGTTAGAAGCATGCTTGGATAATTATCACAAACATAATAACTATCGTTTAGTTAAAGATGCTTTAACAGCAATTGATAATAAAAATGATGCTCAAGAAAGAATTTGCTTAGTAAGTCCAGATGCAGGTGCTTATAAAAAGATCTTTGACGTTGCTAAAGAATTTGGTATTAATAATATCATTACTGCAAATAAAGTTAGAGATATTAAAACGGGTCAAATTATTAGAACCGAGGTCCCAACTTTAGAGATGCATGAAGATCTTAAATACGTTATCATTGATGATATTTGTGATGGTGGTAGAACATTTGTTGAATTAGCAAAAGCAATGAAAAAACAAAGACCAACTGCTAAAATTTATTTAGTTGTGACGCATGGTATTTTTAGTTCAGGATATGCACAATTAGGTGAATATTTCGAACAAATTTATTGTACCAATTCAATAAAAGATATTGGAGAAACTGAATATCATTGTCTTGAAAACATACCAACAAAAGTTAAACAAACAAACATATTTTAAAATGAGTTATCAAGAAATAGAAGGCGATTTAATCAAATTAGCCAGAGAAGCTAAATTTGACGTAATAGTACATGGTTGCAATTGTCTTAGTACAATGGGCGCCGGAATTGCGCCGCAAATGGCAAATGCTTTTGGTTGTGATAAATTTGAAATGGAGAGATGGGGGCCGACAATTGAGAAATTAGGTTGTATCGATTATGAAACTGTTGTTCTTGGAGAAAAGACGATATGGTCTTTAAGTGACTACAAAAACAATCGTAATGAACCAGAATTAACTGTTGTCAATGCATATACGCAATATAAGTATGGTTCGAACCACAAAGATGGCATTGCAAACCCATTTGACTATGAAGCATTCACGATATGTATGCGAAAAATGAACCATATCTTCAAAGGCAAGCATATTGGCATGCCAAAGATTGGCGCTGGATTAGCTGGAGGAGATTGGAATAGAATTAAGGACATTATCCAAGCAGAATTAAAAGATATGCAAATATCAGTAATAATTTATAAACCATAAGAAATAAAATATTTTAAATATGACCTTAAAGGAAAGTTTAAAAGTAAAAGAAACGGACATTTATGGATGTAGCAGTTGTAAAATTACCTCCGAGACGAAAGGCAGAATGTGCCCTTGTCCACGTGGTAGTTGTGATGCTGAAATTATAGGACAAAAAATAATAATAACAGAAATTAAATCGTATTCAAATGGAAATAAGAAATAAAAATGGCAATACAATATTCGAAATGGATGATGTGTTAATATTACTTTTAGCATGCGTTATAGCATTTTGTATAGTGGGGCATTGTTAAAAATAAACTATCAAGAAATGAAAATATTTAAAGACATATTAGCACCGGCATATTTAGGATTTGCACTATCATATTTTGCAAACATATCATGGGACAATTCGAAATTTTATGCTATCATTATCCCATTCTATTTTCTTGTAAAAATATCTAATTTTAATAAAGACGAAGAATAATGAATAAATTACAAAAATACATCGATCGCTTAACGAGAGAATGGAAGCAGCATAAAAATATCATCATTGCTGTTGATTTTGATGATACAATTAGTCCTTGGGGACTAAACACAACACAAGAATGTAATTGGGTTGTCGAAAAATTAAAAACATATCAACAACAAGGAGCTTATATTGTAATATTTACTGCTTGTAATTCTGATAGATTTGAAGATATTAGCAATTTCTGTAGTCAGAATGATTTAATGATTTCAAGTATTAATAAAAATGCTTTTGAATTGCCTTATGGTAATAACGGAAAGATATATGCTAATGTATTTTTAGATGATAGAGCTGGGTTATTTGAAACCATTGAAATATTAGATGGTGCTTTATGTAATATGAAGGCTCATGGAAATGAAATACAACATATAGGAGAAATTGCATAATGAATATATTAACAGCAGAAGAATTTTTAAAACAAGAAGGTTGGTATAATGAAGAATGTTCTGTTAATTATTTAATGATTAAATTTGCTAAAATGCACGTAAAAGCTGCTTTAGAAAAGGGAGCTAAAAGTTATATAATGTATGAAAGCGATAGAGAAAAAATAAGAAATTCTTACCCTTTAGAAAATATAAAATAATGAATAACGTATTTACACCACCAATGAACATATCTCTAAGAGATAGAAGAAAACATTCAATATTCCTAGCCGGTTCCATAGATATGGGAGCATCAGAAGATTGGCAAACTTATGTGATTGATAAAATTAAATATAAAAAAGCACATAATTGGTTTAATCCTAGAAGGTTAGATTGGGATAGTTCTTGGATTCAAGAATTAGAGAATCCTCAATTTAATCAACAAGTTAAATGGGAGATAAATGCTCTAAAAAAAGCTGATATAATTGTTATGAACTTTACAAGTGGGTCCATTTCGCCCATATCGTTACTTGAATTAGGAATGTTTGCACATACAGGTAAAATGCTCGTTTGTTGTCCAAAAGAATTTTGGAGAAAAGGAAACGTAGATATTATATGTGAAGAATATGACATACCTTTATTCGAAGATTTAGATAGTTTATTATCTAGATTAGAACAAATAATATAATTTTTAAAAAAATAATTAAAAAAAAGGTTGGAAATATGAAATGTTTTCCTTATCTTTAAGTATATTAATAAATAAATAATATGAGTTTTAAAATAAATAGTTTATATCTTACAGACGGATATAAGGTTGGTCACAAGAAAATGTTAGCTAAAGGTACAACAAAGCTATACGGAACATGGATTCCTAGAAGTACTAAACATGCCCCTAAGGGTGTTACGAAAATTGTATCATTCGGTCAACAATTGGTTTGGAAATGGTTACATGATGAATTTGAAGAAAATTTCTTTTTTACGGAACAGAAAAAATTAATGAACTTTTCTGACCCGGCCAGAACAAATCAAAAAAGTGAATTAAAAGCTAAAGCGCTTCAATTCACAAAAGATATGTCCCTATACTTAGGTATGGAGTATGACGGTAAACATTTCGAAGAATTGTGGGACTTAGGTTACTTACCTATTAAAGTAAAAGCATTACCTGAAGGTATTGAAACAGGAACTAATATTCCTCATATGACCTTTATAAATACAGTTGATGGGTTTGCTTGGTTAACATTATATCTTGAAACTGTAGTTAGTTCATTAGCTTGGAAACCAAGTACAGCAGCAACTATTGCTAAATTGTATAGAAGACAAGCTGAAGAATGGGTAGCTAAAACAGACCCAAGTAATATGTGGTTAGTTGATTTTATGTGTCATGATTTCTCTGCTAGAGGATTAGACCCGATGAGTCAATACCTAATTGGTTTAGGTCATGCTACATCATTTAAAGGTAGTGATACATTACCTGTTATTCCTGCTGCTAGATATTTTTATGGAGTTAAAGAAGATGAAATGCCTATCTATAGTGTTAATGCGTCAGAACATTCAGTATCAACTACAAAGATTTTTACAGTAGGTGAACAACAAATGATTGCTGATTGGTTAAAGGATTTTGATAAAGGTATTTTATCAATAGTAGCTGATACATTTGATTTATGGAAACTAATTACAGAATATTTACCAGCTAATAAAGAAGCTATTATGGCTCGTGATGGTAAATTAGTAATTCGCCCTGACTCTGGAGATCCTGTTGATATTATTTGCGGATTAAATATTCCCGAATATGATAGTTTAGTTGATGCCGAGGAATCATTTAGAGATGAGTTGTATAATAACCAAGTGCATGGAGAAGATATGTTTTCAATTGATGAAACGCGACTGGTAAAAGTTGAAGATAAATATTATAAATTAACAGCAGATGTTGATTGGAACAGATATGATAAACAATACTATTTTATTGAATGTATTAGTTTTGGCGTTATAGAAGTAGAATCAACGCCAGCCTTTAAAGGCGTAATAGAATTACTTTGGGATATATTTGGCGGGACAATTAACGAACAAGGATTCAAAGTTTTAGATCCACATATCGGAGCCATTTATGGTGACAGTATTACACCAGAACGTCAAGTTCAAATATATGAAAGATTAGCTGCTAAAGGATTTGCATCGACTAATATTGTATTAGGTGTAGGTAGTTTTACTTATCAATATAATACAAGAGATACATTAGGATTTGCTGCTAAAGGCGCTTGGTTTGAGGTTGAGGATAGAATTGTATTTTTTGCTGCTAAAGGCGCTTGGTTTGAGGTTGAGGATAGAATTGTATTTACTAATAAAAATGGTAATCTTGACGAAGAATTTGTAAAAACTGCTTATAATATTTATAAAGATCCAATTACAGATGATGGTACAAAGAAATCATTAAAAGGTTTATTACAAGTAGAAGAAGTTAACACTTATAAAGGTGGTGATAAAGTAAAAACAGATTATATAGTATTACAAGAATGTACCCCTGAAGAAGAAAATAAAGGAATGCTTCAAGTAATTTATGAAGATGGTAAATTCTTTAATCAAGTTACTCTAAATGAAATTAGAGAAAGATTACAAAGTGCTATAACAATAGCTATAGGAAAATAATAAGGGTTAGTCAGGTGGCGGAATGGTAGACGCTACCCAGATAACAGCCGAAAGGTGGGGATTAATCAGAATAGTTATTCTGAAATGCACTAACGAAACAGATTAATTACAGGTTCGAATCCTGTCCTGACTACTAATAATATAACAAATATGGAAAATTTAAATAGTGTGTGTTTTGTAGCACGAATTGATGAAATAAAAGAAATTGCTGGAGCCGATAATATTGTTCAGGCCGTTGTCGGCGGTTGGAACTGTATTATACAAAAAGGTCAGTATACCGAAGGTGGATTAGTAATCGTAGCAACTACGGATGCCGTAATTCCTCAAGAATTATCAGATGAGATGAACGTAACTAATTATTTACGTAAAGGTAACCGTGTTCGTACCGTTAAGTTACGAGGCGTATATTCTGAATGCTTAATTATACCATTAAAATATATTCCTAAGGGTAATATTAATGCGTATACCGAAGGTAAAGATATGATGGAGGTAATGAATATCTTTAAATATGAACCGCCCGTTAAGCAAATTCAATTAGCGTCAGGTAAAAAGATTCGTTACCAAGATAATCCTAACTTCCATGTTTACTACAAATTTCCAAACTTAAAAAATGTTAAAGGGATGTTTACGGAAGAAGATGATGTTCAAATTACTCGTAAACTTCACGGAACTAATGCTCGTTATGGTATTGTATTAAAAAATAAATTATCATTATGGGATAAAGTAAAGAAGTTTCTTTATCTTGCAGATGAATGGGTTGATTATGAATATGTAGTCGGGTCACATAACGTAGAAAAAGGTAGCGATTCTCAAGGATTTTATGATACAAATGTTTGGTATGAAATAGCAAATAAGTATCAAATTAAAGAAAAGTTGTGGCAATTTGTTAAGGAAAATTATAGCCCTGAAGAATTAGGTTCAGGATTATCTATGTACGGTGAAATTTATGGAGCTGGTATTCAAAAGAACTATGATTATGGGTTAAAAAATATTGAGTTTGCAATATTCGATGTTACTAAAAATGGTACGTATTGGCCAACATTTTATACCGAAGTATTTGCATCTGCAGGAATTGAATTACCTCACGTGCCTATACTATATGATGGACCATGGTCTCAAGAAATTCAAGACAAATATACGTTTAATAACTTTATTGAAGGTACTAAAGTTCCGCACGAAGGTATTGTAATTAAACATGTAAGTGGCGAAAGAAATAAAGTAGCTAAAGTAATTAATCCGGATTACTTAATTTACGGAGAAAAACATAACGTAGGAGATAGTCATTAAAAATGATCAATCAAATATTTGTTAATGTAAGCGACATGCACTTATATATTAAAGTGCCAAACCATTTATGGTATACTGCAACTCATTATACGCATGTACCAAGTACAGACCCAGAATATCCATATTTCAATGATGAATATCGTTATGGATGGATGGATGTCGTTTATTTAACAGACCCTATAATAGATCCAACAGGGGTAATGAGAAGCCCTGAATGGATTTATGTTTTAGTGAATAAATCAATGCCGGGAATGGTAAAGATTGGATTAACAACAACATCTGTTGATCAACGCGTTAAAGAAATAAACAGTGCTACTGGAGTACCTACTCCTTGGATAGATGTTTATAAATTTAAATGTTATGGGTCTAGATATCTAGAAAAGGAAATACATCAATATTTAGCAAGCCATCGAGTGTCTACAAATAGAGAAATGTTTGCCGTAACTACAATGCATGCTCAAGAAGTAATTGAGAAGCTAGGTGACCCATATACAAGTTTTTTATATGTAGATCAAAAAAATCTTGAAATAGATTTGGAAAATTGAAAAGTATTCTTTATCTTTAAGTATATGAAATCAGGTCAATATGTGTATTTAAATAACTATCGATATTTGTTTCTAGGATATATTGATTATAAAAGAACTAGATGTATACTAGCAGATAGACATGGTAACAAATGTGAAATGTGGATAGATAAAATAAAAAATTAAAAATAAAAAGTCTAGGAAAATTGAAAAGTATTCTTTATCTTTAAGTATATGAAAATAATTAGATATTGCAGTGAATGTAATGAGCTTATTCCAGAAGGAAGATTAAAAGCTAAGCCAGATGCAAAAACTTGTATTAAACATAGTAATACAATAAGATATTCTGGCAGAATGGTTGTTCATCATAAAACGGGTAATGAAATTGAAATTTATAAAGACCCGAATACAGCAAAAGAAATGTTCAGATTAGATATAACAAAAGGAAGAAAATAATTATGGAAAATAAAAACAAAAATCAAAACGGCAAGAAGCCTAACAAAACTAATTACTCGCGTATTGAGACATTACCGGGACAATTCCCGACTAATGCAGAAGGTCGTATTATGAGTAATATCGCATATGGATATAAAGCTAGCGATTATTCATGGGAGAAGCTTTTCAAGAAGACTCCGGAAGAGCGCGCTAAAGCAAAGAAAGAAATTTCTAAGTATAAGAGCTTAATGGCTGCATATTACGGGGCAGATTGGAGAAGCAGAAAGGGCGAAAAGGCAGTTATTAATGTGCCAATTAAAGTTAATAAGCAAACAATGTTATTTGAATTAATCTAATAAAAAATATATGTACTATACAGCAAGAGTAGTTGTCGAGTTTGAAACAGACAACGGTAAAATAAAAAAGGTAAGCGAAACTTATTTAGTAGAAGCTTCATCAGTAACCCATGCGGAATCAATTGTTCATAGAGAATTTTCTAAAGAACAAAGAGACTTTGAAGTTAAATCTGTAACTCAATCTAGATATTTAGATGTGTTTTTTGAAGATGCGACAAAGAATAGTAATAGAGTTGCAATTGATTCGCAAGATCGTAAACGTTCAGACGAATGGCCGGAAGAGTAAGAAAAAACCATTACAAACTCGGACAAACAATTGTATTTATTTGGTCTGGCAAAAGACGTATGGGTGTAATTGAAGAACGCAGGCCAAAAAATAAAAAAATATTCTATAACGTACGCGGCGATGATGGTAAGCTTTATGAAGGAATGTACGTTGATGATTCAGAAGTAGCAGCAATTCTTTCTTATGAAACTAGAATTGTTAATGAATCAATGGAAAAGAAAAAATTATCTAAAACCGAACCGGAACTAGAAGAATTCGAAAGTTTAGATGATAATTTTGAAGATAACTAATAATTATCTTTAATATGGGGGTGAATGGATTTGACAGGAGTGGTCAGCCAATTAACGATTATGCGATGGGTGATATCTTACATCTAAATGAATATCAAAAACAAACGCAAACAAAAACATCATTAGCCAAGATTCTAGGAATTTCGCTAATCAAGTAGAAGCAAAGATCATTTCTTTAGTTAGAAACGAATACGTAGCAATTGCAGCTTAGTAATAAGCAAAGAGTTTAATCAAACTTAAAATGATTTGGTGGTAGTTGACCTTAATCGGTTAGCCCGTTTGAAGCATTACAAATTAAAAGAAATGCAAATCAAGCATATTAAAGTCGTTAGTAAGCAGCTAGCTGGACCGGGGTTCGAAACCCCGCACCTCCACTTAGGTCCTTTTTTGAAATTGGGCAAAAATAAAAAATCTTTTAAAAAAAAATAAAAAAAGATTAGGAAATTTAAAATGTTTTTCTTATATTTAAGTATATTAAAAAATAAGAAATAAGTAAGAAAATAAAAAAATCTTTAAAAAAATAAAAAAAAAGGTTGTTTATTTGAAATATTTATCTTATATTTAAGTATATTAGAAATTAAGAAAATAAGATTCGTTCTTTGAAAATATTATTATCCATTTAATCATCTCCTTGAAAGCTTCGGTTGGATTGGAGAGGGTTAATAAATGATAATCGGTGGCATATAATCGTTAAATAAACTACGAAAGTAGTATAAAGTGAATTGGTTTGACTGAACCAGTTTGCGGTTCCGAAAGGAGCTTAAGTATGCAAGTGAGATATCATTAAACCTTTAGTATCGAGGGTAACACTATAGAGAATGTGGTTTAGTGACTAGCCTATGTGGGTAGGTTAGTTGAGTTCGGAAGAACAATAAAAATAACTCATAGAATATTTGCAAAAAATATACTTATCCAAGTATATTATTGCGTTATTCAATATAAGAGAAATCTTAAAACCGAAAGGTATGTAGATGTACAGGTGGTGCTGTTATTTACCTTATTTATAATCTACCAAGGTTATTTATTCGAAGAATTCTTAAAATATGAGGATGGGGACATCCTAGAGAGTAGTTAAGTATCTGCCCTGACAAAATTAGGGTTGGCTTATTGACAGGCCACTACTTTCAATCATCCACAAGTCACAAACTTATTTGCATTATGATTGCAAAATCTAAAAATAAATAAGCAAAAGTGCTTGTCAGCTACGGACGAAAGATGCCTACATAGTAATGAGTTGTTCATTGCCACTAAAGGTCGCAAGCCAATAGTGATTTTACGGAAAAGTTTATAGTCCCGCAAGGATTAATCAGGTCGGCAGATTTGAATAGATAGAGTAAATAGAGAGTAGTCCAAATAAATGTAGCTTAAAGAGTGGTTCACTTAAATAACCGGCATTGCTAGAATAGATTTCAAAAGAATCTGGACAAATTGGGAAAACAAAATAATCCAATAAAAGATTTAGCATTTAAAGGTATAGTCTCAGCCTTATTTAAAATAAAATATTAGATTGCGGGTCGGAGAAATGGTAACTCATTGGGCTCATAACCCAAAGATCGCTGGTTCGATTCCAGCACCCGCAACAAATTTAACATTTCTGGAGTGAAAACTTAACCAGAGGCATATTTATTAATATATGAAATCGAATAACATACATACATTATCTATTAAAGGGTTTAGTAACCCCGTTAACGGCCAAGCTTATTGGACGCTAATGAATGATGTTGAATGTGTACATAATCGAGGAATTCGTATATAAAAAAGAAAATAAAATTAACTTTTTTACATATTAATATTTAAACCTCGGACATAAAATCCGGGGTTTTTTATTGTATATGGGGGTTAAAGTTAATCGTATACGAGCTTTAATTAGTATTTAGATATAATATACCTAAATAAATTATAAGCGCTTATATGAGCCTTTAAAATGCTTTATATAAGTAATTGATTTATAATAAGATATAAAGTATTGAAAATCAATTAGAAAAAATAAAAAAAAGATTAGGAAATTTGAAATATTTTTCTTATCTTTATGTATAGGAAATTAATTAATGGGGTAGTAGCAAAAATGGTTTATGCGCTGGTCTGAAAAACCAGAGATATTGGATCGATACCAATCTACCTCACAAAAAAATATACGGCGCAGCATTAGGATGCAGCAGGTCTCCAAAACCTCGCACAGAGATGGGTTCGATGCCCTCGCGCCGTGCAAAGATAACATAGTAAGTAAGATAGTTACTTCGTTTTTGGATATGATAAAATACTATCTTCAATAATCTTGTTATTAATTTGGGATATAGCTCAGAGGTAGAGCGCTGACCTGTTAAGTCAGATGTCGAGATTTCGAAATTCTCTATCCCAGCAAATAAATAAGGGACGACGCCCAGGGTTGGTCAGACGGTCTGTAAAACCGAACTGCATAGTGCTCGAGTCACTTCCGTCCCACAAAATTAAAATAAAATGAAACGAAAACCTTAAAGGTATGAGTTGCATCAAGGATGAGCTTATACGTAAAATTGAATTAAATACAATATGCGCTTGTAGCTCAGCTGGATAGATGCACTCGGCTTTTAACCGAGGGGTCGTTGGTTCGAACCCAACCAGGCGCACTAAGTAATACTCTTGTAGCTTAATTGGTAGAGTACCTGACTCTTAATCAGGGGGTTAAAGGTTCAAGTCCTTTCGGGAGTACAAATTTTAATTGTTATTTGACATATTGTAATAAACAGGATCATGGTTGAATGGTTTACAATGCCGGCTTGTCACGCCGTGTGGTGCGGGTTCGAATCCCGTTGGTCCTGCAAAATAAATAGCGTAGTAGCCTAATGGTTGAGGTACTTCATTTGGGATGAAGACGATGTCGGTTCGAGTCCGGTCTACGCTACACATGGGGGAGACGCAAAACAAAACATGTTTAAGCATTCTCTAGAAATAGTAGTAAATAAACATCTACATCGCAATTAAATCGGAAATTAATCAGTGCCCTTAAGAAAGGCCTCCCCCACCATATTAAACTAATTAGGCGAAGTTTTGAAAATTTAGGTAGCCTCCATGCGGGTATAGCACAATGGTCAGTGCTCGGGTCTTCCAAACCTGAGATCTCAGTTCGAGTCTGAGTATCCGCTCGCTTTCATGAATAAGTTAGCAGCATAAACAATTGACGGAATGCTGTAAGTCTTAATGACTTTGGAGACGCGAAGTACAGTAACGTCTCCTAAATTTTTTGGGTCATTGGTGAAGTTGGCGATCACAGGAGTTTTGCAAACTTCAGTCTCGAGTTCGAAGCTCGAATGTATCCACGATAGTGTTAAGGTGTACACAAAAAAACACTATTCCTCGAACTAATCGGAAGGTTAGTAAGATGAAGTCATAAAGTAATTAATGGTAATTATTCCGGACGGCCTTCGGAGGGTGTTGGTTCAATTCCAGCTATGACTGCAAAAAATGCCGAGTTGGTAGAGTTGGTTTCTTACGGAGCTCTCATAAGGCTTAGACAACAGTTCGAATCTGTTACTCGGTACAATATTCATTATTAAGTAATTATATTATATTAATAATCAATGAAATAATTTTAAAAAAAGATTAGGAAATTTGAAATATTTTTCTTATCTTTATGTATAGGAATTAAGAAATAAGATAATAAAATCTTTAAAAATAAATAAAAAAAAGGTTGTTTATTTGAAATATTTTTCTTATCTTTATGTATAGAAAAAATTATTAATTAAATTCTCTCTTCGTCTAATTGGCAGGACAAATGGTTTTGAGCCATTGAATCGAGGTTCGAACCCTTGGGAGAGAACATTATATTGGACCTTTAGCTCAATTGGTTGGAGCAGCTCGCTCATAACGAGAAGGTTATAAGTTCGAGTCTTATATGGTCCACAAATAACGGCATTGTCTTTGGGACAAATATAGTTTCAATTATTATTAATATAAGTAATAAATTAGCTACTTATGAAAGTATTAATTATAGTGAATAGGGAAGTAGATGTATCTTAAGAAGGCATTGATGACCTGATAAAGTATATCAGTTGGGTTCGAAACCTAAAATGCTGTCAATAAAATAAATGTTCCGTCGGACAAATTGGTTAAGTCGCCTCCCTTTCAAGGAGGAGATTGCGAGTTCAAATCTCGTACGGAATACTATGATTAGGACACTGCAATGTCTATTTCAGAGCCAATAAAGTTTTCTTGCAGGTTAACTTAGTTGGTCGAAGCGTTGTTCTAGTCTGGTTCAAGGCACTCCCGTGGAAGGGTGAGACATAGGTTCGAATCCTATACGCTTTACAAAAATATGTCGATGTGGATGAATGGTTTAGTCACCAACCTGATAAGTTGGTCAATGTGAGTTCAAATCTCACCATCGATACAATAAGCCTGATACGCACGAATGGTGGTGCACCTGATTTGTAACCAGGAATAGAGTCGGTTCGATTCCGGCATTAGGCTCAATATCGCCTTTACTAAGGAAATGCCGGTACAGTCCGTGCTATGTTAGGTAATTCTTTTGAACGTGAAAAAGAAGGAGATTAACATTGGTTGAGAATAAGACATAATGGTCTCACTTGACCGCCACAGTCGCTTCGCTTAGTTGGTTTTAAAGCGCCACTCTTACAAAGTGGAGATCATTGGTTCGAATCCAATAGTGACTACAAAAAATAATGGAGAGTGTCCGGCTGGCGCGAGGAACTTGTCTTGAAAACAAGCGGGTGTAAAAGCTTCCGGGGTTCGAGTCCCTGACTCTCCGCAATATGAAAAAAGTAAATGACTTCTATTAGGTAATCCTAATAGAATATGTCAAAAAATAGAAACAGAGCAAAACTGAACAAAGCACAAAACGGTAATGAATATCGTAAAATTATGTTGAATATAGAATATCCAATATATTGGGATGAAGGATTATTATTTTATCCACAATATAAAAGAGGATTCAAAAATTCAAATAGAAGTATATTACGTTACCAAATGAGAAAATACCGAACTTGGAAACATAATAGATTAAACCAATGGAAAGAATAGCAGATGCACAAATAACTTTAATAAGAGAAACTCTTATAGGTAAAAAAATTAAAGTACGTGGAGTTATAGGCATTTGTGAATACTTTGGTTATAATGATTGGTTTCCTAACTGGAAGTTACAAGTAACAATTGGTAGAATGCCAATTCCTTATTTGGAACTTTCTGATATAGAGTTGGTAGATTAATATTTATCGGGCGTGTGTCTGAGTGGTTTAAGTGCCGGTCTGCAAAATCGTGCTACATTGGTTCAAATCCAATCGCGCCCTCAATTTAAATGAAAATAAAGAGTAAATTAACTATAAGGCATTAGGGTAGTTAATAGAACATAAACCTTTACTAGTAAGTCAGAGCTCTGATAATACCTATACCGCAATGGAGAAGTAATGTCATAATTGGTATTGCAGCTGTTTGCTAAACAGTTCATCGTCGAAAGAGGGTGTGTAGGTTCGAGTCCTATCTTCTCCGCAAAAAAATTAAGAATCGTCAATTAAAAATTGTACTAAGTTTATGTCAAAGTTCAGAAACGCAAAGTTAGCATCTACAGTAGGTGCATTGCAACCAAAATCAAATTTAGTAGCAGCAGCTGCAATACCAGCTCCTAATACTACAAACATTCAAGGTCACAAAGCTTATACTCAAGATAAGTGGCTTAGGTTATTAACCATGCTTAATACTTTAAAATTAGAAAATCAATTTTATCGTAACGAAAGCAAAACAGCATTAGAGTTAAAATCATTAATTACCGATTGTGCTCATTCCGACCCATATTTTACAGCGCAATGTATTGTATATTCTCGTTGTATGGGAGAAGGTATGCGTTCAATCAATCATTTAGCAGCTGTTTACTTAGCTCCATACCTTGCTGGCCAAGATTGGGGTAAAAGATTCTATGCTTCATGGAATAAGAAAGATTTAAAAGGCGGAACGGTATTTCGTCCGGATGATATTTCTGAAATGGTTGCAGCATATAGCGCATTAAATATTAATCCTGAGACTAATAAACCATTTGCGATTACAAATGCAATGAAGAAAGGATTTAAGTCTGCAATTGAGTCTATGGATTCATATAGTGTTCTTAAATATAAGAGTTCGTTGTTAGATATTATTAATCTTGTTCACCCTAATCCAGCAGAATCTAAAGCATTCGTTAGATATGGAGATAAGAAAGTTTCAGTATTTGAAGCTGTCATGAAAGGATATAATGTATCAGCTGATACTTGGGAAGTAGCTCAATCAGATGCCGGGCAAATAGTTGCAAAGGCTGTTAAAGAAGGAAAGCTTTCAAAAGAAGATGCAGAAGTAGTTTTACGTGAAGCAAAGGCTGAAAATTGGGAGTCAATGTTAGTTGATGGTAAATTAGGTATTTTAGCTGCATTACGTAATATACGTAGTATTTTATTAGCTAAATCTAATTCGAATACAATTGACTTACTTTGCAAATTAATATCAGACCCTGAAGCTATACGTAAAGGTAAAATAATGCCTTTCCAAATAGATATGGCAAATGAAGTATTATTAGCAGAATTTAGCGATTCTAATGCTCGTAAAATTTCAACAGCCCTTTTAAAGGGTTATGAATTAGCATTACCGAATTTAGCTGAACTATTATCGGGAGATACATTAGTAATGGTAGATTTTTCTGGTTCTATGTCTTCAATTGTTACAGACCCGACTCGTAAGATGCGTTATAAAAGCTCAGCAATGACTAAGGCTGCATTAATTGCTGCTACAATTGCTAAAGCAACTAACGGAGATATAATTCGTTTTGGTTCTAGTGCTGAATATGTAAATTACAATCCTAATTTAGATGTATTTACATTAGCTAATTCGATTAAGAAAGAAATGGGTGGTACATCATTGTCTATGGCATGGAATTGCGCAAAAAACTCTAAAAAGAAATATACAAGAGTATTTATTCTTTCAGATAATGAATGTAATGTAGGCTCTACATATAAATTTTATTCAGAGTACGTTGAAAGCGTTGGCGACCCATATGTATATTCGGTAGATTTAGCTGCTTATGGTACAAATTGCATTGCAGGTCCAAAAGTTCGTTATTACTACGGGTTTGGGTATTCTATGTTTGATGATATTGCATCTAATGAATTTAATGCAAATTATCACTTAGAAAAAGTAAAGAAAATTCAAATTTAATTTGGAATTTTAAAATATTTATATTATATTTAAGTATAGGTTAGGAGGTAATCCTAACTTATATTTAAAAATAAATCGTTCTTTTAAATAAAAATATTAGTAAGATAGTAATGTTGTAAGTTACTTCGCATATTGGTTCGATTCCAATATTTTCCGCCAACAATTGGAAAATTAGACAAACGGTTAAGTCAAAACTCTTATAAAGTTTCATAGAAAAACACACTTACTCAAATAATCTTCTTACTTAAAATATTTACTAGTAGTAATAGGTAATCGTTACTTCGAAAATTAGCTCAGTTGGTTGAGCGTTTATATGCTAAATAAAAGGTCGTTGGTTCAACTCCAACATTTTCAATCAAATCACGATCCTAACTTTCTCTAGTAATAATGCTCCTATGGCGTAATTGGTAGCCGCGCTGGGTTTAAGCCTCAGCGGTCAGTAATGGCCGTTTCAGTTCGAATCTGAATAGGAGCACGAAGAAATAATAATCTTCCTATATGGCATTCGGTCCATTAAGCCGAAGAACTTATTTGACGTCTCGGAAAGACGAGAAATATTGCCAGATGGAGTAATGGTAACTCATTTATATTTATATAAAAGACTATTAGGTTCAATTCCTAATCTGCGCAACGATGAGTAAGAGATACTCAGCAGTCTAATCAAAGACTCATTTAATCTATGGTCGGTACTAAAGAGGACATCGTTAACGCCTCTTTCGTGGGAATAAAGCCGGAAGATCATCCTTGCTCCCAGTAATGGTTGACGTTTTCACGGTGTAAGAACCACAGGGTTACAAATAGGAAACCGGAAATATCTACTTACTTATAATCTCAGAGTAAGGAATTATGCCCCGGTGTTGGAATGGTAGTCATACCTGCCTTAGAAGCAGGCGCGAAATAATAGTAGCGTGAGAGTTCGAGTCTCTCCTGGGGTACAACTTATAAATACCATATCGGGTTAAAGAATAAGAGGGAGCCTGCGACTATGTATCGAAAGATAAATTAGACAAAACTTTACCCTTCGCGCTAGGTTGGCAGTGGTGAGCCTAGCAAATTAGTTCTATGGTGCAATGGATTAGCATACGCCCCTTCTAAGGGCTTGATATAGGTTCGAATCCTATTAGGACTACTAACCAATGCATGCGGCTACCTTTGGGGTTATATAGAAAGTGAAGTAAAGTAACAAGTAATATAATTACGGGCAAGCGGGGTAACGCCTATTGAGTATAGTTTGACAGTTGGAAAGACAACAAATTGCTTTCTTAGCTCAATGGATTAGAGTACTCGGCTACGGACCGAGAGATAGGAGTTCGAATCTCTTAGAGAGCACGAAGCGGCGTTGACCTGTCTGCAGCCGCAATGCTTAGGGTAACCTAAGGGCGCTTAATAGTAGAGGGTGACAAACTGGGAGAGACCCGTACATGGTGTTTATAGTGTTAGCGGTTAGCACGTATGTTTGTGGTACATGAAGCGATCGGTTCGAATCCGACTAAATACCCTACGACAATAATTATAAGAAAGGAGAAAGGTTATGAACCTACAATTTAAATCTTTAAGTACTCATGAAAACGTTACTGATATATTAGTATATATTAATAATATATTACGTTTGAAGCCAGACACTAAACTATATGTCGGTACTGATTCGCAAAATGGTAAACGTGCTACGGTATATGCTACAGTTGTTGTTATGCATTTTAATGAAAATGATTCTGGTAAAGGTGCGCATGTATTATTTGCAAAGGAAATCTTACCTAAGATTAGAGATAAATATACTAGATTATGGGGCGAGGTAGAACGTTCAGTTGAAGTGTCAAATTTATTAAGAGATGGAGGATTATCTATTAAAAATATTGACTTAGATTTTAACGAAGACCCAAAATACCAATCAAATACGATATTACGTTCAGCAGTTGGTTATGTAGAAGCATCTGGGTATAAAGCTAGATGGAAGCCACATGATGCTTATAGTGTACGTATTGCAGATCAAATTTGTAAATAATATGTTAAAAAAATTTTTAAGTTTATTTAAATCAAAACAAACTATACCGGATGATATATTAAGTCCTTTTTTAGAAATTTATCAATTAAAAGAATCGGTACCGGAGTTTAAGAATTTTTTAAAAACATTTATGTTATATAATAGCAATAACAATGAAAATTATGCTATTAAACATGAATATGTTATGGACTTTTTCTCAGGTAAAAAATGTCGTAGTAAAATACCTGAAAATGGTTACTTTAAATATAATACAACAAAAGAACTAGTAGATCTTATTTGTTGGATGAAAAATTAATATGGAAGAAAATAATATTTTATATGATTATGTATTATGGAATAATACGTATGAAGGTATGTGGTATGCTATTAAGCGCGAACATATAACAGCATATTTTGCTGGTGGAGATTATCGTGAATCAATTCCTTCCGGAGGAGTTCTTCAAGATGATGATTTAGATAGTTTAATAAGCCTCATATTTGAATAACTAAAAAAATAATAAAGCTCGATTTATTTCGGGCTTTTTTACTGTTTAAACATACGTTGTTAGATAATTATATTAAATTTATTTAACAATATATGGCATACACAAAAGAACAAATCGAAGCCGCAATTAAATCAAAAGGTTATGTTTGGTTTGAAGGAGCAAAAGATTATGATTTAAACATCGTAGGAATTAGAAATTCTGCGACAGGTAACAAAGTTACTAACGTTTTTGATGATACTATGACAGTATCTTACAAAGTTAATGGTCAATGGGTATTTAAACAATGGCCTTGCACAACCGACCCGGGCACAAAAGGAGTAAAAGAATTTCATAATGCAAATGGAGTTGCTCGTTTAGTAGAAGGACAATATAGAGGTTCACATACCATTGGATTACATCAAGGTAAATATGAAGCTTTAAAACAAGCTAAACCAGTTAAAGTATATAGAGATGCTAACAAAGACATGACTTATGATGAAAGTAAAACTGAAACGGGTGTTTTTGGAATTAATATTCATAAAGCTGGCGCTGACTCTACATATGTTGAGAATTGGTCAGAAGGTTGTCAAGTATTTAAAAAATCAGCTGATTTCGATTCATTTATGGTAATTGCAAAAGAAGCTGCAAAAATACATGGTTCTTCTTTTACTTATACATTAATTGAAAGCGCAGATATTAAGTAAATTAACTTAAACTAATTGATAATCAGACAGCGACCTAAAAAATCGCTGTTTTTTATCTTTTTATTAGGAAATTTGAAATATTTTTATTATCTTTAGGTATGTTAGATATATTATATTTTTCTGCACCGTGGTGTGGTCCTTGCAGAGCAATGAAACCTGCAATTGATAAATTTGAAGAAGCTTTAGATACTACTAAAGCAAAACTTAAAAGAGTTAATGTTGATGAAGATGCTGATTTAGTATCATTATACAATGTACATGCAGTGCCTACATTTATATTTGTTAAAGATTCTAATAAAGTAGAATCATTTACAGGCGTTATAGCTATTAATAAACTTCAAGATACCGTAGAAAAATGGAGCTAACACTTATACCTAAAGAAGATATTCAATCAAGAATCGAGACTTTAGCAAATGAAATTAACAAAGACTATTCAAGTAATAATTCTGTTGTGTGTGTGTGCGTACTACGTGGCGCTTTTTTGTTCTTTTCTGATTTAGTCAGAAAACTTAACCTAGATGTTGATATTGAATTTATTCAAGCTTCGAGTTATGAAAATGGAACTGAGAATCAAGGATTAACAATTAAATCTAAATTAAGTTATAACGTAAAAGATAAGACAGTATTTTTAATAGATGATATTGTAGACTCTGGTAATACTTTAAATCAATTATCTATTATCTTTAAAGATTTAGGCGCTAGAGATGTTAAAACAGTAGCATTAGTTTGCAGGCCTCAAAGTCAAACATTAGTAGATTATTATGGATTTGTAATTGGAGATGAATGGATTTATGGGTATGGATTAGATTTACAAGGCAAAAAAAGAACTTTATTAGATATTAAATATATAGAACAAAACATTGACTAATATGGATAACGAAAGAATAAAAAAGATTATTTTAGAGATATATTCTGGACAAATAAATATGCAAGATGCAATTGATTTAGTTACAGAATATATGTCTGAAACAAAAGGAACTGTAAATCAAACATTATTACATTTTTTGTGTAATCAAACAAACCCAGTTTCGATACAAATGTTACAGCGCGCTGTGGAAGTTTCTAAAGAGTATTTTGAAAATACAAGAGTTATAATAACAAGAGTACTAAAAGCAGATGGTACTTTTATCTATGCTTTTTAATGATTGGATATCATATATACTATCAAAAAAATAATGAAATAAGTTTTGTAGAAATATCTTCGCAATTTGCATCTGCATTGTTTTGGAAAAAGCATTTTGGTCCAATTCGTCTATATTGTAATTCTAAATTTTTAGAAACAATATCATTATATAAATTAGATTTATTATATGACGAAATAAATGTAGATATATTAGATAATATTACATACGACTCAAAAATACTTTCGAAGTATTGGAGTATACCTAAACTTTATGCTGCAAATGAAATTTCTAAATTAGAACCTACATATTGTATATTAGACACTGATTTATGGATTACAAATTATTTTGAGTGGGATATTTCAAAAGATTTTTTGGCATTTCATTACGAAAAATTTGACTTAAAAAATAAAAATAATCCTTATCTTATACCTTCTGCATTTATAGATGATTATGAAGAAAAAGATTGGGACTTTATGGCAATGAATTGCGCGTTTATGTATATTAATAACCAACAAATGATATTTGATTGGTTTGAATATGCAGATGCTGTTATAAAGTTAAATAAAACAGTAAAAACAAAAAATAAAAAAGATGTATATACGTTGTTTATAGAACAGCGCGCTATTACATATATTTGTGAAAAGTTAAAATTAGATTATGGGACATTTATATCTAATATATTCATATCCGGGTTAGATTCTGATAAAGAATTATGGAATCCTAAATTAAATCTTTTAGATAAGCCGCAAAAATATATTAAGCATATATGGGGACTTAAAAAGTTTTATGATTCATTAACTCTTCATTTATTAGAAGTAATATATAATGATATACATTCGGAATTTGGATTTCTAGAAATAGATTTTCCAGAACTTTATATAAAACGATTAACAATTATTCAAAATGAAACTAGTATTAATTAGCGATACGCATACAATGCATGAAGATTTAGTATTACCTCAAGGTGATATTTTAATTCATTCAGGAGATTTTACTGGAAGGGGTAAGCCTCATGAGGTAGAGGAGTTCTTTGGTTGGTTAGAACGTCAATCTAAAAACTTTAAACATATTGTTTTTATTTCTGGTAATCATGAACTATCTTTTGATTATAAAAGTACTTGGGTTGTAGATGCAATAAAATCTTTACCAACAAATGTACATTACTTAGAAGATTCTGAAATTATTATTGATGATATTAAATTTTATGGGTCTCCTTGGCAACCAGAATTTTTTGATTGGGCATTTAATTTACCTCGCGGCAAAAAATTAGAAGAAAAATGGGAAATGATTCCTAATGATACCGACGTACTTATTACTCATGGACCTCCAATGTATATATTAGATTATACTTTAAGAGATATGATCAATGTAGGATGTTTAGCTTTATATAATAAAGTAATACAAATTAAACCAAAACTACATGTATTTGGGCATATTCATGAAGGTTATGGAATAAAGGAACAAGATGGCACTATGTTTGTAAATGCGAGTAGTGCGACAGCTCGATACGAGTTAATAAATAAACCTATTGAAATTAAATATGATAAAGAAAAAGGTATAGAATTTTTATAATTTTATACCTTTTTTCTTGTTTAATTGAAAAGTGCATAATATATTTAAATAAAAAATAAAAATGATGAGAACATATAAAACAGTTGAGACTGATGTCGATGTAGAAATAGAATTAGAAGATGTAATTGATTTTATTTCAGATAGTGCAGGAAAAAGAGATTTACAAGAAATTTATGAAGCAGTTTGTGATGAATTGGGCATAACACAATCATCGGTTAATTCGAATATTGAATCAACGCAACGTTATGAAGATTTAATGGAAGCAGTTACTAATGCAGTTAATCGTTGTGTAGATTTAAGAGTAATGACTGATATTATTAATTCATTAAAATAGTATGAAGTTAGAAACAGTTAAAAAGCGCGTAAAAAAATATTATCCAGAATCAAAAGCTTTTAAAGAATTAGGATTATATTACATAGGAATTCCTGATTCAATGGATGATACTATTATAAATTTATTTGATGAATATTTTATTCAATCTACACAAACAGAAGAAGAAGCATGGAATAAAGCTTTACTTTGTTGTAAAACTACTCAAAATTTTAATAGAACGCATCCGGACCGTATTGATGAATTGACCGAGGCTAAGATGTCGCGTTTAAAATCGCGCGCAAATAAAATACATTCGACAAGGGCTCAAAATAAACTAAAGTCAAAGATATTTATTAATGACTAATTGAATTAATAATGGCAATAGATTTATCGGTAGTATTTAATGATTTAAACATTAAAACTAAAATGGGCGAATCTTATACTAAATTAGCACCTAATGGTCATAATTTAAAAAGTGCTGTACTAGATAAACTATATAATTTGCAAGCACATTTAGAAAATTTAAATGATACTATAAATGTAGCCACGGTAGATACTATAATCGAGTATATAGAAGTACATGATAAGTCATTATCAGAAGATACAAAGCAATTACTTAACCATATATCACAAAAAACTAATTTTAAATGACAGCGCCATCGTACGTATATGACAATATTGTTTTGAATGAATTAGATTATAAATTCTTTCAAAGCTTACCGGTAAGAGAAAAGCTTGTTTTTTTATATGATCTTTGTTTAGAAGTAGAAAATCATAATGAGGAGCTAGAAGATGAGTATGAAGATACCGAAGAAGAAGATGGTAAGATATTACCTAATAAACTTTTAAAATTTTTTGAACAAGCTTCATGTGATCAAAACTACGTTCATATATTAATATTACCTGATATATTAGTTATTTCCGGAAATTTAACAACGACATTAAGTTCTACTAAAAACTATTTGTTTAATGAAGGTTATATTTTTACATCAGATACAGATTCATATCAACTTTTAAATAATGAAGTAAAACAACTTCAAACATATTTTAAATATGTAGAAGTATATAAATTACTTTCTATCATATATCCTACCAGTTTAAATTAAGCCCATAATTGGGCTTTTTTTATGTAAAAAAATTAGGTTTTTTGAATTGTTTTCCTTATCTTTATGATATGATAAGAAACTTAGGATATGCATGTATTAATACTACTTTACAACAAAGTAAAATTACTACTAATCGAGGTATGAAACAAGCTACGTTTAAGGCAAAAGGCCTACCGTACGTGTCTGAATTAGCTTTAAAAAATGTAATAGATTTAGAAAAAGTTATTCATTGGAATGAAGCTAATAAAATTAAATTTTTTCGTATTAGTAGCGACATTTTTCCATGGTGTAGTGAGTATGAGTTTAGCCAATTACCGGACTTTGCACAAATTAAAGCAATTATGGAGCGTATAGGTAAATATATAGATGCTCATAACCACCGAATATCTGCTCATCCTGGCCCGTTTAACTTATTAGCATCTCCTAATGAAGCTGTAGTTAAAAAGACTCTTATAGAGCTTGAAAACCACTCCAAAGTTTTTGATTTATTAGGTCTATCACATACACCATATAACAAAATTAATATACATATAGGTGCTACGTACAATAATAAAGAAGTTGCTGTGCAGACATGGGTGAAGAATGTACAAAGATTAAGTACAAGTGCTCGAGCTCGTTTAACGGTAGAAAATGATGATAAGGCATCGATGTTCTCTGTAAAAGATTTATACGATATGGTATACACCAAATGTGGCGTTCCTATTGTTTTTGATTATCATCATCATACATTTTGTACAGGTGGATTGACTACAGAAGAAGCTCTTAAATTAGCATGTAGTACATGGCCGGCGGATATTTATCCAGCAACGCATTATTCTGAAAGTAAGTCATTACATTTAAACGATTCGAAAATTAAGCTTCAAGCTCATAGCGACTTAATCAATGGTCCTATAGATTGTTATGGTATGAATATCGATGTTATGATTGAAGCAAAGTCAAAAGAGTTAGCTTTATTAGGATTTAGAAAAAAATATTTTAATGAAGATTAGGAAATATGATAAAATTTAATTATAATAATAGTGGGATAAAATAAGAAATGGAACCACACCATATATATATTATTAATAAATAAATTAATTATATAATTATAATATATAATAATATAAATCAGTCATGAGATACAAAGTACAAACACAAACAAAACTGGAAGCAGTTAACAATCAACTATTATCAATCATAAAAGGATTAGATACTCACACATTATCTGCTGAACAAGTTGCAACTGAAATTCAACATGTTAGAAGTAAGATAGAAAATATTAATTCTTTAATTGAACTTGAACCGTTAGATTATGGGTATTAGACGTTTTTAAGGGGCGTAGTTAAAAGATCTTTTAAAAGTAATAAAAGAATACCACAATTAATTTTAGTTTATTTAAATCAATTAAAAACGATAAATCTTCATTGTTATATACAGTGGAGATTTATTTGTTTATATAAGAACTTTTCTTTATATTTAGTTATGAGACCTAAAAAAACAAACAAAAATATTTATGGCGAGGCCACAAATACTTCAAATTCAGAAAATTTTCTGGATGAGTCAATATCAGTTTATGAATATGATATAAATTCTGCAGAATATTTGTTTAAACAAATAGAATATGGATTTAATATTAATCAAGAAATTATTTATTTACATGGACCGATAAAAGATGGAGAAACATTATACAATATAATGACTGCCATTAACATGTTTTTATATTATCGTTCAGAAGAAGATAAAGATAAACCTATAACTATTTCATTAAATTCTCCGGGCGGAGACATATATGAAATGAATGGAATTATAGATTATATCAATTCATTACCTTTCAAAGTAAATATAGTTTGTCGAGGGCAAGCAATTTCAGCTGGGGCATGGATTTTAGCATGTAGTACTGGTATCAGAGCAATGAGTAAAAATTCTACAATGATGTTACATGAAGGAAGTTATGAAATGCAAGATAAATTCCATAACATGAAATCATCGATAAGCTATTTTGATCATTTAGAAGTTATAGGCTATAACATGTTAGCTGAAAAAACAGGAATCGAATCTAGTTTCTGGAAAGAAAAGTGTAAATTAGATTGGTATTTAACCGCAGAAGAAGCATTAAAATTAAAATTAATAGATAAAATAATATAAGTATGAAATTTACAGAAGAAGAATTATTAAAAAATTGGGATACGTTCATTAACCTTATTAAAGAACATATTTCAGAACCAAGAAGAACTTCATTAATTAAAATGTATGAAGAATTCCAAGAAGATTTAATGTTAGCTCCAGCATCGGGAAATGATAACTATCATAACTGTTTTATCGGAGGTTATATCGACCACGTAATACGCGTTGTTAATTGCTCGATAAAATTATATGAAGTATGGGGAGAATTAGGTGCAGAGGTTAATGGATTTACGAAAGAAGAATTAATTTTTGCTGCAATAAATCATGATTTAGGAAAAGCAGGTGATATAAAACAACCTTATTATATTCCGAATCCTTCGGATTGGCATAGAAAAAATCAAGGAGCTTTATATGAATTAAATGATAAACTTCATTTTATGAAAGTTCCAGATAGAAGTTTATTTACATTACAAAAGTTCAATATTCCTGTATCGGAAAATGAGTATTTAGGAATTAAATTACATGATGGAATGTATTCAGACGCTAATAAAGGTTATTATATGGCATTTAAACCAGAATTTGGATTAAAGTCTAATCTTACATTAATTTTGCATCATGCAGATCATTTAGCTTCTAGAATTGAACATGGTCATAAAGAACCTAAAAATACTGCTATACCAATTACAGTTGTTAAATCAACAAAGCCATCTATTGCAGACACATTAAATTCTAGTGCGACATCTGTAGATGATCTATTTAGTGACTTTTTTAAGAAATAAAATATGATATATACATTGTTAATTATAGTAATTATAGCATTATGCTATGTAATATATAATTTACTTAATAAAGTTGAAGCATATGAAGAACGTGTTTTAAGAAAAACAGAAGATATTGAATTATTATTATCAAGATTTCAGGAAATTTCTAATAAAATGAAAGAAATTGATAATAAACAAATATTCGAATCTGATGATGAAGTTGGAGTTACTTTTGAGATGTTAAAAAATCTTATACAAGATAACTCAGTTTTACTAGACTATTATATAAAAGAAGATGACAGAAGCAGCAACGGTAGTAGATAAAAAGCAATACTTTACTCAAGAAACAGAAGATGCAATTTGCAGATATATTCAATCTACAGATTATGCAGAAAAAAGCAGAATTTATAATGCTAGTATTAAAAAGCCATTTGAAAAAATAGTAGAGAATTGGATTTTTAAATTGCAAGCTTGGAAATATACAGAATCATATGTAGAATTATCTAATGATACTATTACATTTCTTTGTGAACGATTAAGTAAATACGTACATGCTAATGGTAAAGCATTTTCATATTTTTCTGTTATTGCGAGAAATTATCTTATTTTATTTATTAAAAAGAAGCATCAAAAAATAAAAAATAACGTAGATACCGAAAATATTGATATCGAACGTAATTTAATAAATGAAGAAGCTTATAAGGAATTTGTAGAAGAAACATATGATTTTGTTGAAGAATTTATAAAATATATAGATTCAAATTTACCTATTTTATTTGAGTCTCAAAAAGAAATGTCAGTTGCTGATTCGGTATTAGAATTATTTAGGACCCGCGATAATATAGAAAACTTTAATAAAAAAGCATTGTATATTTTAATACGAGAACGTACGGGATTAAAAACTCAAATTATAACTAAAACAGTAAATGATATTAAGGTATTATATGAACTTTTATATAAGAATTTTAGACTACATGATGGCATAAGATTAGACCCTTATAAGGTTCAAGAATTAATTCGAATGCAAAAGATTAAGTCTAAGAGATAATTATTTAAAAGATAATTATGCCAACTATAAATGATTCCATATACGGGAAGACGTCTTTAGCAGATGTATTTAAAGAAATACATGTAAACCAAAAAGAAAAAAATAAACAAATAGATAATTTAATACAGCAGTTATCTCCATTAGTAAAAAGTATTAATGATGCTGCTGTAGTAGTACCACTAATAAAAGAATATTTAGACGTGGGTGTTAAGAACGACGAGCAGTTAATTAAAATGACTTCCGTCGTTCAACGACTGTTAGCGTCTGAAGCAAAACAAAAAGCCGACTCTGGTATTAGTGATTGGCAATTATCCCCAGATGAATTAAAACAAATACAAAGTGATTTAAAAGATATTAACCAAATTAATAAAGATATTGAAGAATCATTAGTTAAACCTATTAAATAATGTTACAATCCGCGGAAGTAATAGAAGTTTTTTTAAAAGATAATATTGAAAATTATTATACTATACGATTTAAGTTCTTAAATCGTCCGGGTAACAACGATGAAAATACAAATACTGCAGTACCTTTAAATGCTCATATTAAATCAATACCAGTACCGGGAGAAATAGTATTAATAGTAACAGCAGCTTCTGCATTTGCAGGTAATTTTAGATTAAATGAAGGCACATTTTATTATATGAATGATGTTAACATACAATCGAGTATTAATTATAATGGTGTACCTACATCAGGTAAAGTACCAATATCAAATACTACAAGTTACCAAAATGCTTCATATGGGGTTGTAAGTTCGCCTAATCAATCTCAACCGGAAAGAGTAAAGAAAACATTTAAACCATTGGATGGTCAAAATTCTTTACAATTATTTGAAGGTGATGTTGTCATGGAAGGAAGAAGTGGCAATTCAGTAAGATTAAGTTCTACAGTTAATGGATTAACAGGCATTACTAAACAACCTACATGGACATCAGGAAACCCTGGGGATCCAATAATGATTCTATCTAATACAAAAAAGAATAGCTCAACAAAAGGATTTAGAATTGAAGATATTAATAAAGATGATTCATCTATTTATTTAACATCAACTCAAAGAATACCATTAAAATTAGCAGGGCCTACAACAGTAACTAATATTAATATAGGAACATTTTCACAAGATTTATCTGGGAAGCAAATAATAATGAGCTCGGATAGAATTGTATTAAATGCAAAAGAAAAAGAATTAGCCCTTTCATCTAAAAATGGAATATCAATCACTAGTAAGGGCGATATTGTATTAGAATCTTCAAATGCAATTACATTAAATGCGCCGACAATTAATCTAGGTTATCCTACAATATACTCTGGTGTTAATGCTGAACCATTAGATAATATTTTAAATGCAATTATAACCGCTGTTAACGCCAATCCGGTTGCGCCGGGAGCAGCAGCACCTGCGCAAATCTTACTTAATTTAGGTCTTCATAGATCTACAACAGTAAAACTTTAAAAAATATTGTATCTTTTATTGACTTAGATAATTATATTAAAGAGTCAATATGGACAGTAATAAATTTTTTAAACAACTAAGACAAATCATTAGAGAAGAAGTAGAAATGGCAGTTCATAAAGAAATGAACATTCTCTACGAAAGTCTAGATAAAGTATCTAAAAGAACATCTACAAATCAAAGAATTGTAAGCGAAGCGCCTATAACTTCAGCGCCTGTATTTAAAAAAGCAAATATAAGAAAACCGACAACTACATTTTCTAACAATCCTCTTATTAATGATATTTTAAATGAAACTGCTAACAGTGGATTTTCGAACAAAGACTTTCATGGTATTTTAGAAGAAGATTATAACCCAACTCAGTTAGGACATAATGATTTTGAAGAGTGGCCTACCATGAGAAATATGTCTAATATAGGGATGAGTTCTACACCAAGTGCTGCAACAGTAGCTCCGAGAACAGATATTGACGGCAGACCAGTAACGGAATTAGCACCGGAAGTTGAACAAGCATTAACAAGAGATTATTCTGCGTTAATGAAAGCAATTAATAAGAAAAAAGGAGCTTAATAAATGGCTAGAATATTAAGTAAAATACCTGTAATTGATACTCAACCAGATGTAGCAGTAGGAATTCTACTTCCATTGAATAATGCTTCGAAAGGAGTATTTCAATCATCATACAGTACTCAAGAACAAGCAGTATCTAATCTAAAAAATCTTTTATTAACAAGTAAAGGAGAGCGCAGATATTTGCCAAATTTCGGAACAGGTATTATGAACTTATTATTTGATCCAAATACAACAGAAATAGGAGAAAATTTAAAAGATGAAATTTCTTCTGCTATTTCTTTTTGGATGCCATATATTATAATAAACAATATTGATATAAAACAAAAAATAGATTCATTAGGCCCAGAAGCTGAACATGGATTATTAATTAGTCTTAATTTTCAAGTTACGAATAACGGGGCAAATCAAACTATAATTATCGATATTAATCAATCAGGAACAATAGCTATACTATAATGTCAAATAATACAAAAAAAGATATAAAGTATATTAATAAGGACTTTAGTAATTTTAGACAATCTCTAATAGAGTTTGCAAAAAGTTACTTCCCAAATACATATAATGATTTTAATGAAACATCGCCAGGTATGATGTTTATTGAAATGGCTGCATATGTAGGAGATGTTCTTTCTTATTATACAGATAATCAATTAAAAGAAAGTTTATTATCATATTCTCAAGAAAGATCAAACTTATTACAGTTAGCTCAAGAGCGTGGATATAAACCAAAAAATTCTGTACCAGCAACTGCAAATCTAGATGTATTTCAGTTATTACCGGCAATACAATCTGGGTCTACATACTATCCTGATTGGAATTATGCTTTATCGATAAATCAAGAAATGATTATTAAAGCTACAAATTCAAATGTACAATTTAGAACAATTGAACCTGTAGTTTTTACTTCTGCATCTATTACTAATACCGGTGGAGATTCTTTATCAGTATATCAAGTAGATTCTAGCAATAATCCGATTTATTACTTACTAAAAAAACAAGTAAAGGCTGTTGCCGGAACAATTGTAACTCAAACATTTACTTTTGGCGCGCCAAAAAGATATGATAAAATTATTTTAAATGATACTAATATAATCGAAGTTTTAGATATTATAGATTCTGATGGAAATACGTGGTATGAAGTTCCTTATTTAGCTCAAGATACTATTTTTGATGAAGTTAAGAATGATCAATATGCAAATGTAAATTATACATCATCTAATGGTGTAGCGCCATACTTATTAAAACTTAAAAAAGTATCTAGAAGATTTGAAACAAGAGTTAATGGAGATAATACAATTACAATTCAATTTGGAGCTGGAGTATCTACATCAGCTGATGAAGAATTAATACCTAATCCAGATTTAGTTGGAAGTTCGTTATATTCTCCGAATATTGACTATTCAATTGACCCTAGTAATTTCTTGTACTCTAAAACATATGGTTTAGCACCTGCAAATACTACATTAACAGTAAGATATACAACAGGTGGTGGAATTGAATCAAATGTTCAAGCAGATACATTAACTACTATTGCTGGTGTTACATTTGATTCTGATGGCTCTGGTTTAAATCAAGCATTATTTACAAGAATAAAAAATTCGGTAGCTGTAAATAATCCAATACCAGCAGTAGGCGGAAAGAGCTTAGAAAGTATTGATGAAATTAGATTTAATGCAATTGCAAATTTTGCTTCTCAAAATAGAGCAGTAACAGTTGAAGATTATATTGTAAGAGTATATGCAATGCCGCAAAGATTTGGAGCAGCAGCAAAAGCATACATTTTACAATCTAAAGATAAGGTAACTGATAAAGGTGTTGTAACATCTAATCAATTAGCAATGGATTTATATGTATTAGGGTATGATTTAAATAAAAATTTAACGCCATTAAATTTAATCGTTAAATCTAATTTATCTACGTATTTAGAACAGTATAGAATGATTACAGATGCTATTAATATTAAAGACGCATATATTGTAAATATTGGTCTTGATTTTAGTATCGTAGTATTACCTGGATATAACAGTAATGAAGTATTATTAAAATGTATTTCTAAATTAAAGGATATTTTTGATATTAATAAATGGCAAATTAATCAGCCTATCGTATTATCAAAATTATATGCAGAATTAGATAGAGTTGATGGGGTTCAAACAGTGTCAAATATTACGATTAGTAATTTAACTGGCAATGATATAGGATATTCAAATAATAAGTATGATATTTTAGCTGCTACGAAAAATGGCGTAATTTATCCTTCATTCGATCCATGTATTTTTGAAATTAAATATCCAAATAAAGATATTAAAGGTAGAGTAACTAGTTAAATAATTAAATAATGATTTATCATTTATATTCAGATCAAGACGCAACAATATACGAAAAAGAACCAACATTAAATGCTGGTTTAGATGAAGTATTGGAGTTAGAAAAAGTTGTTACTAGTACTAATATTATTGAAGTATCTAGAATCTTAATAAACTTTAATGCTAGCCAATCGATTGCTAGTTTAAGAAACCAAGGATTAATTTCTACCGGTAGTTTAGTTTCTACATTAAAATTATATAGTTTAGAAGCAATCGATGCACCAGTAGATTATACTGTTGCTTGTTACCCAATATCTCAATCATGGACTAGAGGAACAGGAAAAGTAAGTTATATACCATTTTTAACTGATGGTGTTTCTTGGGAATATGCAACAGAATCAACAAAATGGGTAACAGGTTCATTTGCTGCTGGAGTAACAGGTTCATATTTAGTAAATAAAATGGGAGGAAATTGGTATACAGTATCAGAATCTAAACAAACATTTACATATTCTCCTTTAAGACAAGATCTTAATTTAAACGTATCCAATATTGTAAATTCTTGGTTAAGTGGTTCTATTAAAGAACAAGGATTTATAATTAAAGTATCTGGTTCATTAGAATATGATACTCAAACTTACGGACCTATTCAGTTTTTTAGTAATGAAACAAATACAGTATATCCTCCTAGATTAGAATTAGCATGGGATGATTCTTTATTTGTAACAGGTTCATTACCTGCATTATCAACTGATAGATATACTATTATAACTAAAAATCTTAATAAGCAATATGACCAAAATTCAATTGATATATTAAGATTGATATCTAGACCATTATTTCCTGTAAGAACATTTGCAACGGGAAGTGCATATAATATCGTACAATATCTTCCGCAAACTACATATTATGGTGTAGAAGATTATTACACGGGAGAATCTTTAGTTTCTTTTAGTGATTATACTAAAGTAAGCTGTGATAGTATAGGCAATTATTTTAAATTTAATTTTAATATACTTCAAAAAAATAGATTTTATAGATTTATTTATAAAGTAAATAATAGTGGCTTAATAAAATATTTTAAAGCCGATGAAGTTTTTAGTGTAATATAATATGGCAAGAAATAGTTTAGGACAGTTTATAGTCCAGGAAAGTGGTAGCAGTATTGTTAGTATTAAATGTGATGAATTATATATCACAAAAACTCAGTATGATCTTTTTTTATTAGATAATAAAGAGTTTACAGAATTAACTCCTACAATTGATAAAGATGCATTAATTAATTCATTAACAAATCAAATTAATGGATTAAATAATACGATTAGTGTATTATCTACAGATGTAAAGGGCGGGTTATTAGTTTCTGTAACCGAGCCTCAATATGCTTACCCAGTAATTCAACTAAATTCTATTACATACAATAATCAAAAAATATACGAAAGTATAGGATTTAATGATGATAGTACGTCTCCTAATTTTAATAGTAAACAATCAAACGGATTAAAATTCTGGAGTATACCTAATAAAGCAGCTACAGTATATCAAAATGCAAATTCTAAAGGTGTTTATGATTTAAAATCATATATTAAATTTAGATTTAGATATATCGGAACAACTCCTATTGCTAATGTAACATCAATGGAAACTAAAATACAATTTTGGAAGTTAACTAACGGCAATTCTAATTCTATAGGAGGAGGTGTAACTCTTAATCGACAATTGACAGGTCTAGATGGTAATATTAAAACGACATACTCACAAGGCGATGTTACGAGCACATATGAAATTTCATTAAATGACCCTGATATTGATCTAGGAGGAAACACGGATATAATATATCTCCCAGTTAGATATAGTTTATTTCAAGGAACATCAGATATCGGGGCTAATAATTTTATAATGGAAATCTTGCCAAATTCTACATTCTCTATGTTACCTCAATAATTATATTAAATGCTTATAGATACTTTACTTCAAACAGAACAACTAATTTACGATCCTGGGTTTAATAATACTGATTTATTAATAACGGGCCAAGTAAAAACTAAAACACCTACTGCGCAATCTAGCAAATATGAAGTAAATATATATTCTTTTAATGGTATATTACTTGATAGCTATATAAATGATGTACGTACGCCATTTAGATTAACTTCGACAGGTTCATTTTTAGATATTAATTTATCTAAGTATTTTGATCAATCTAATTTAAATTCTGGAAAATACTACTATATAGTTAATTCTTATAATCAATTCGGATTAAATGAATTAGTAGTAGAAGAAATTTCTGCAACAAGAACAGAAATCAGACTTTTAAGAGTAAAACAAAAGAATCAATTTCTAGAAAGCAGGGAATTACAGGCAGGTTTAGCACCACAAGAAGACCCTACTAGTATATTAATACTCGATGATCAGTTAAATTCATCACAAACTGCACCGGAAGTTATACTTACTGACTTCGATAAAAATTTAGTTTATCAAAATATAAAGCCATATCAATTTAGAAATTTATTTTTAAATTTTGGTCAGAATAGATTATTTAGAATTATTAATATCGAAATTGGAAAATCACCGTCTTTCGAAATATTAGTAAAATTATACGAACCTTTACCGATTGATATTGATGTTACGCAAATTTGTGAAATTGATGAAGTTTATTTTAGTTACGGGGATGTAGCAGAATATATTCAAAATGTAGAAATTATAGACCCTACAATACAAATTCAAGGTCCTAATTTTAACATTGATGTCGACTTTTATAAAAACTCAACTACTGGGTTCCAAACATGGAATGATTTATTAGATGTAAATTTATCTACATCACAACAAATTATTGATTCATATTTTGGAGAATCGTTGCAAGGTATTAAGTTAAATATTGATTATAGTAAACCAGAACAATTTGTATTTTATAGTTCTGCAGAAGAAAGATTTAATAACTTTTATTATAAGATACAGTTAATAGAAGATTATAATAAACAATTAACTACTCTTAACAATATTAGTCAGTCTATAAAGACCGCAAATATTATTGACGTTACTAAAAAACGTAGTAAAATAATCACTGGGTTTGATGACTTTGAAAAGTATTTATATTTCGGTACCGAATCTGGTAGTTTATATACATTTTATACCGGAAGTATTGCTACTTGGCCAAAAACGACAACAGGTTCTTTAAATTGGTTAGAATCATATAATTATTGGGTTGATAATTATTCTAATGGCGCATTAAATACTAATATTGGATATAACTTACAAAGCACTACATCTACAATTGTTAAGACGTATGCGGAAGATACAATAGCAATATTACGTGAATATGATAAGAATAATATCAGTTCTTTATTAAAAACAATACCTGCTAGTATTTTATTAGACGATAATAATTCAGAATATTTTATATTTGTGAATATGATAGGTCATCATTTTGACATTATCTATACATATATTAATCATTTAAGCTCGATACATTCTCGAGAAGAACATCCGTTGGACGGTATTAGTAAAGAATTATTAACTGATGTAGCTCAATCATTTGGGTGGAATTTAGTTAATTCTAAAAAGAAAGATAGTCTTTGGCAATATGTAACTGGCTTAGATTCTAACGGAAATTATCTTCAAACGGGAAGTTTAACACCTACAATATCCACAGAACAATATACTTTAGAAATTTGGAATCGTATTGTAAATAACTTACCTTATTTATTAAAAACAAAAGGAACAAAACGTTCTATTCAAGCATTGATGTCTTGTTATGGAATTCCTTCTACTGTTATTAATATTAAAGAATTTGGAGGTCCTACAAAAAATAATATACAACCGGATTGGCAAATAGATAAGTTTATTTATTCTTTAGAATTTGGAAATAATACAGGGTCTATAACAATTCCTTGGGATACATTAACAACGACAAATAGAACACCAGATACAATTCAGTTTAGATTTAAACCGGATTCTAGTGTTGTATTATATCCTCGTACATTATTAAGAACAGATAACTCAGGTGATCCGTATTTTTATATAACATATGATCAACCTAGTAATTATAATTCTAAAGAAGGTCAATTAACATATTATTTACTTCAACCGGATTTAACATATGTAAGTGCATCTCTTAATAACATACCAATGTTTAACGGAGATTGGACGTCTGTAAATATTCAACGAACTTATTTACCGACATCATCAACTTCAATTGTAGCTGCTTTTAAAACTAGCGTAGCTAGTAGCGGTGGCACGTTAGAAGCAGAAAGCTGTTTAACATCTACAATAAGTAATTTAATAACTTCAGATTCGGCATCATCATTTACAATCGGCGCTGTTGTTAAGAATTATGATAATATAATTTATAATAAATCTAGCTCCGTAAATGGGTCTAATTTGTACTATAATTTAACCTCGAATATCATAATAGGGTCTGCTAGTTATAGCACTTCTAATAAAGCATTTGATGGTAATTTAAATGAATTTAGATATTGGTCTTATCTATTAAATAATGATTCGATGGCTCAGTATTCTAAGAATCCATTATTTTATGGTGGTAATGCAGATCAAGATGCGTACGATTATTTAAGTTTTAGATTACCATTATCTTATTTAATAACTACAACAGGAAGTTATCCGTCAGTACATCCTAATCAAAGTATTTCGAGCTTTACAAGCGCAGCGTCAGCAGCAACTTTTAACGGCTTTCAAGATGGAGATTTAGGTGGAGAAGATTATACAACATATGTAGTTACTCCTAGTTTAGGAGCTGATAATTTATATTCTACAAAAATAAGAGTAGTATCAAATTCTTTAACTAGTTCATTAAGTCTAGATAATACCTCAGAGATTCCTACATCTGAACAAACTCCGAAAGATACTAACGTAGTAGGTATTTATTTATCTCCGCAAGATATGATAGATTCTGATATTTACAATCAGTTAGGATATTTTGATATTGATGATTATATCGGAGATCCGGCAGATCAAAATTTATCTTATTATATTGATTTAAGAACGATACAGTATCAATATTGGAAAAAGTATAAAGATAAAAATAATATGCCGGTATTATTAAAATTATTATCGGTATATGATTATTCATTCTTTGATCAATTAAAACAATTATTACCGGCTAGAGTTTCTTTAGATAATAGTATTAAGATTAGACCAAATGTATTAGAACGTAGCAAAATTACTATTTTAGATGATGTAGTTGCCGTAACTCCGATGTATGAGGATACAATTAACGTTAATAATAATATTAATCTTACGGGAGAATATCCTGTTTATAGTGCAAGTATTGATTATACGGAGCAATTAGAAAAAGCAGGATTATATAACTATAGTTCTAGTAAATATATATCAGGCTCTGGAGTAGTAAATATGATGGTAAGATTTGAATCGACAGGTTCAACGATAATTCAAAATACATTATCATTAACTAGACAAGTATTTTATCCAATATATAGTACAGAAATAAGTGCTAGTATTGGAAGATATAACTCTAGCAGTTATTATAAAGCTGCAGAGGTTCAAGATTATAATTATGCATTAGCAGCATTTAGAAAAAGATCGTTTGAAGGAACAAAAATATCTGCACCGGGATATAATATTAACAGTATAGATTTGCCTGATAATTCTCCGGTAATATCTATAAAAATAGTTAATCCTGGCACGGTAAGAAATAATCCATCTAAACCAGTATTAGTATTACCGAATCAGCCGGGCAATATTTCAGTAACAAATCCAAATTCTAATGTTAGAAATAGTATAGGATATTCTTCACAAGGATTTAATATTGGATAAAAAATAGTCTTAACATATAATTATTTTAAAATAAGAAGATATACATATTATGGGATATTTAAATAATGCAAGCGTAACTGTAGACGCTATATTAACTACAAAAGGCCGTGAATTACTTTCAAAGGGAAGTACGAATGGGTTAAATATTAAATACTTTGCTCTAGGGGATGATGAAGTAGATTATGATTTATGGAATCCATCACATCCATTAGGAAGTGATTATTACGGTATTATTATAGAAAATATGCCTGTATTAGAAGCATCACCTATTCCAGAACAAAATTTAAAAAGTAAATTAATTACTTTACCAAAAAGCACGACAAGATTAACTACTATAAATCCAATAACGATACCGACAGGTACATTTACGATTAATTTAAGCACTGGAGGTTCGGGAGCATTTCCATTTTATCAAAATCAAGGAGCTAATGGAATTGAAGCGCAAATTAGCTTATCCGATGGCAGTACTGGTAATAGTAATCTAGGATATACTATATATTATGATTCGAGATATATTAATATTACTCCGCAAATATCGGCTAATTTTAGCAATTTAGGTCAAATACTTGGCGGAACTAATTCGCAGACAACATCTATAGGAGATTCTGGTGTAGCTCTTAGCAGTATAATTTCTACAAATAAATTTAGAATAAATGTAATACCATCAGCAGTATACACAGATTTTAATGGTAATGCAACGACATTAAATATATTTGTTCAAGGAAATGAATTAGGAGGTAAAATAACAGTACCAGTACCTATCGGAGTAAGATAATATAATACCTTAAAAAATAAAAATGACAACATTTACAGAATTACAAACGCCAAGAGATATAGTAACTAATTTAAATCAAATAGTTACATCACCATTATGGGCAAATAATGTAGGTACATTAACTACATACTATACTAGTTCATTAATGACTTCTACACAAAAACAATATTATTATAATGTTGTTAGTGATACAAGTACTAGTGCAAGTGGGCAGTTTGCAGTTACATACGGAAATAGATTAGGAAGCGGCAGTTATTCCGGCGGAGGTTCATTAAATGACTCTCCTACAAGAGCTATTTATTCGCAATATAAAAATATTTTATTAGATTCTACAGATACTCAATTTACATTTTACGGCGGAGTAAATTCTGATAGTATTTATGTAATTGCAGTCGACAGAGTAAGATTAAAAGAAAGATTAAATGCTGGTACGTGGCAATTAAATTTAGCAGAGTTAAACGGTAGAGGCTTTGCTAATGCAGCATATACTGGAAGTAATGTAGCCGTTTCTAGTTCAAATAAAATAATTAGTTTAATTGATGATAGTTTATCATCTACAACGAATAGTGCGACTAACGGAGGTAGAATATATAATATAGTATCAGGGTCAGTGAATAATGGTATTTTTGGAGGTACAGTAAATTCAGCATCTGCATATGGTTTAGTTTATCCTGATTTAGGATTATTAGTATTAAATGGCAATATGTTAAATTCGCAACTTTCATTTAATACTGTTACGGCATCATATACAGTGACAGGTTCGTCAGCAGTGCCAGGTGGAGATAATGCATGGAAATTATATACATCAATTTCAGGTGCAGCTGCGATTAGTGCTGCAAATGGATTTACAGCAAGAAATCAAGAATCAATTAAATCTCAAATTGTATTTGTAAGAGCATATAATGGAGAATACAATTTTTCAAATAATCCAACTTTTGTAACAGGGTCAGATAATACATTGTCACAAACTACGATGTATAATAACCCGCAAGTATATATTACATCTATTGGATTATATGATACTCAATATAATTTAGTAGCAGTTGCAAAATTAAGCAAACCATTACTTAAATCTTTTGATAGAGAAATTTTAGTGAAGGTAAAAATTGACTTTTAAAATATTAAGAAAGAAATTAAGAAAGCTCCTTTGTTGGGGCTTTTTTACTGAATATATTATCTTATCGATATTTATAATAAAGGTAAAAGTTAATGACAGATTATAAAACATTCAGTACTATACAAGATTCAAATGTAGCTACATATACTGCACATAAAAACTGGAGCTTTACATCTCAATCTTTTACTGATTCAAAATTTAAATATTTAAGAGGTATTTACTCAGATAAATATGTAACAATAAGTGCATCATCTGCTGCAGGAGAGCTTCAAAATTCCGACGGCAGTTATATGAAAAATACGTATATAGGTATTAATCATTTATATTATTCTTCATATCTAAACTTTGGATATATTAGTTATCCTATAGGAACTTTTACGAGAAATTTAAATAAAGAATTAATAACATATTCTGTTCCGAGAATTAAAGTTGGCGATGAAATAAAACCTGGTAGTGTATCTTTAACAGTAACTGGGAAAGCTAATGAAACAATTACTTTACAAGATAATGGAAATTATGAATTAATAGATGCTAGAATTAATACATCTAGCTTCACGTCTGACTCTTTAATTTACTTAGGATTTAATAACGGATTTAAATCTGATTATACTCCGGAAAGTTATTCTTCTAAAGATATAAATTATACTACAGGTATTTCTAGCAATACTTATACTCATGGATATCAAGCTAATTTTAATGGGACTTCTTCATACATTCAAGTAAATGATGATTTAGATAATTGGTTTAATACTTTTGATAATGATTTTGCAATATCATTTTGGATCTTTCCTCAAGATACTATATCAACAAATCAATCCGTAATATCTAAAAAGTGGCTTAATGGAACATTACTTAAATCATATCCATTCGATATAACATATAATGGTGTAACATCTACTCTTATATTTACAAGAACAGATATTAATAGTACATCAACTATAACAATGCCTTTAGATCCTATTATCAATTCAAACAAACCCGGGTTTATTATATTTCAAAAAGTAGGAACCCATCTAGACGTAACACTTCAAGTCACTGAAGGTGGGTTATCTTCATTTGACACTGTAACTGATATAACTACCGAAAAAGTATCAAACAAAAGTAGTATATATTTAGGAGCAGCAAATAATTTAGGTTTAACACCATTTAGTGGAAGTTTAGATGAAGTAAGATTTTTTAATCGTGCATTAACTCAAAATGAAATAACATCATTATCTTCATTATATGATATAGATTATTCAGCATTACAAACTAATAAAGTTGGTAATATATTTTATGACCAAGGGATGATAATTTATTCTCCTTATCAAAATGAATTAGTCTCAGCATCATTTACAAAAGATTTTACTTTATCATATAAAAGTAGCTTAGATATAGAACAATTAAAATATTATATCAATGTTCCTATGAACGATTTTAATACAAGTACTAATCCTTCATTATATGATATAACAGGTTCTTTAGCTTCATTCGCAACAGGATCTGATTTTAATCCATATATAACAACAATTGGATTATATGATACAAATTATAATTTAGTAGCAGTTGCAAAATTAGGAGCACCAATACCAAAAAGAAATGATATCGATCTAAACTTTGAAGTTAGATTTGATAGATCATAAAAATAAAATATAAGTTATGGCAAAAAAGAAATTTTCAATTAGAGCATTAGCTCGCAAACATGGATATCGTTCTGGACTAGAAGATAAGATATCAGAACAACTTAAGTTCACAGGAAAAACTTGGAGTTACGAATCTGAAAAATTAAAGTATACTATCCCGGAGAGAGTTGCAACATATACACCTGATTTTATCTTAATTAAGAAAGATGGAAGTAAAATGTATATAGAAACTAAAGGCAGATTTACTGCTATTGATAGAAAGAAGCATCTATTAGTAAAGAGTAGTAACCCAGAATTAGATATACGTCTTTTATTTCAAACACCAAATAATAAGATAACTAAAAACTCTAAAACTACATACGCAGATTGGGCGAATAAAAATGGATATCTTTGGGCAGCAAAAGAAATTCCTGTTGAATGGCTAGAAGAATAAGAAATTTTTATTATATTATCTTAAATGGATAATACTAAATTAATTTCTTCTTTAGAATCGGTTCTTGGTCGTGGTAAGAAAACGTCCGGTGGAAATGTAGCATTTTACTGCCCGTTTTGTAATCATCATAAAAGAAAATTAGAAGTTCAATTAATAACTACTAATAAAGGCGAGAATCATTGGCATTGTTGGACATGTAACAAAGCCGGAAAAAAGCTAAAAAATTTATATAAACAACTTAATACTAGTTATGATAAAATTGTAGAGTTAAATAAAGCTCTAGGTGTTATTACTAAAGACATTAACAGTTTATTTATAGAACATTCGAATTATACATCGACACATTTATCACTCCCGGCAGAATATAAATCTTTTTTGGAAGCAGAAAATACCCCTGATTATAGGAATGCTTTAAAATATTTAAGAGAAGATCGTGGGTTTACAAATTTTGATATTATAAAATATCATCTAGGATTTTGCGAAACGGGTCAGTATAGACATAAAATTATTATTCCTAGTTATAATTTATCAGGCAGTTTAAATTTCTTTGTTGGCAGGGATTTCTATGGTTCTAATTTTAAACATAAAAATCCAAATGTAAGTAAAGAAATAATTGGGTTTGAATTATATGTAAATTGGAATTTACCTGTAGTATTAGTTGAAGGCGCAATTGATGCAATGACAATTAAAAGAAATACCATTCCATTATTCGGGAAAACAATTCCAGATGAACTTAGAAAACGATTAATAGAAAAAAAAGTAAAAGAAATTTATATTTGTTTAGATAAAGATGCTCAAAAACAAGCATTAAATGTAGCAAGTGAATTTATGGATGAAGGTATGACAGTTTATTTTGTAGACCTTCATGAAAAAGATCCAAATGAAATTGGATTTGAACGAATGATTAAAATTATTAAAGAAACAAAGCCGTTAACATTTGCGGAGTTAATAAAATATAAATTAAATATATGATTAAAATTCATAAAATAAATAATAAAATAAGTAATATTCAATATATTATTCATATTGCAGATATTCATATTCGTTTACAAAAACGACATGAAGAATATCGTACAGTATTTTCTAGATTATATGAATATTGTAAAAATTTTAAATCTAATAATCCAAATACAATTATATATGTAGCCGGAGATATTGCTCATTCTAAGACAGATATGTCACCTGAGCAAATAAACATGATTCAAGATTTTTTTAGATCATTAGCAGATATCACAGATACAATCGTAATTACTGGTAATCATGATATGAATCTAAATAATAAAACTAGATTAGATGCCCTAGAGCCTATTATTAATGCTCTTAATCATCCTAACTTATTTTATTTAAAAAATACCGGTGTTTATGAATTAGGTAATGTTTATTTTAATGTAATGGGTGTATCTGATAAGCCAATATCATTTATTAAAGGCATAGATATACCAAATGATAAAATTAAAATTGCTCTTCATCATGGCGCAGTGAATCAAGCTTCGACAGCAGTTGGATTTCAATTAACAAATGATCATGTAAATACAGAAACATTTGCAAATCATACAATTACATTATTAGGAGATATACATAAATTTCAATATCTAAACTCAGATAAAACTATTGCTTATGCTTCTAGTCTTATTCAACAAAATTTTGGGGAAACTTTAGACTTTCATGGATTGATGATATGGGATGTTAATACCGCACAGTCTAAATTTATAGAAGTAGAAAATGATTATGGATATGTTACTTTAGAAGTTAGTAATGGTATAATAACGACATACCCAGCAAAATTTCCAAAAAAGCCTAGAATCAAATTAAAGATTCAAAATACGACATCTTCTCAAATAAAAACAATTGTAGCAGATTTAAAATCTAAATATAATGTTCAAGATATAGTAACGCAGAAAGTAAAAGATTTTCATAAAGATAATTCTAATACAACAAAAATATCTTTAGGTAATGTTAGGGATGTTGAATATCAAAATACAATATTAACAGATTATTTAACAAATCGTTTAGATATTGATGAAGATGAAATTTTAGATGGTGTGCGACATATTAACAGAATAATTAATTCTAAATTACAAAGTGCAGACATTCCTAAGAATATAACATATAATCTTATGAAGTTTGAATTTTCAAACATGTTTAGTTATGGAGAAAATAATATTATAGATTTTAGTCAAATGAATGGAATTTATGGATTATTTGCTTCTAACAGAAGTGGTAAAAGTTCATTATTAGATTCATTATTATATTGTATTTTTGATAAATCTACGAAAACAGATAAAGCAGCATATGTTTTAAATAATAAAAAAGATTCATTTTCTTGTAAATTAGAAATTGAAATTAACAATAAAAAATATTTTATTGAGCGGTCTGGAGCAAAACAAAAATCAGGTCATGTTAGAGTAACTGTTAGCTTTTATACATTAGATGATGCAGGTCAAATTATTTCATTAAATGGTCAAGAACGTGATGAAACAAATGCTATTATCAGAACATATTTAGGAACATATAAAGACTTTATTTTAACTTCAGTAATTGCTCAAAATAATAATACTGGATTTATTGAAATGACTCAAAAAGAACGTAAAGATTTATTGTCACAGTTTTTAGATATTAATATTTTTGATGATTTACAAAAAATAGCATCTGAAGAAATTAAAGATGTACATGCTCTTTTAAAGGACTTACAAAAACAAGATTTTAGTAGTAGAATTTCTGATGCAGAAAAAGTTATAAAAGAAAATGAAATATCTCATAAAGAATTAGACATTAAACGTATAACATTAGAAAATTGTATTACGAAGCATGAATCTGCATTATTAGATATTGCTTCAAAAATTATACCTTTAACAGATGTAAGTTATGACTTAAATAAATTACAAAATAATTTAGAATTAGCAACATCAAAATCTGAGAAACTTTTATCTGAAATATTATCAATATCTAATGAAATTAGCAATTTAGACGAACGTATAAGCACGTTAACGGATAAACTAAATACATTTAATATGGATGAAATTGATAGCTCTTTAAATCAATTAAAATTGTATAACGAGCAACATAAAAAACTGTTATCTGATTTAAAAGTTAAACAAGTACATCATTCTCATATTCTAGATAAAATGAAAAAATTAGAAGATCTAGAATATGATCAAAATTGTTCATTTTGTATGAATAATATATTTGTAAAAGATGCAATTCAAACTAAAGAAACTTTATCTTCTCATGAAAATGAAATTAAGGATTTATTGGAAGGACAAAAATCTCTTGAAATTTCAATAAATGGGTTAGACCAATATATACTTCAAAATAAAGAAGTTAACAGTATTAAAAGTGAAATTCAAGTTCTTGAAAATAAAAAGTCATCTTTAGAGTTAAGTTCTAGTCAAAAGAAAGTTGGACATGCAGCCGCAGAAAGTTCAAAGAAAGAATTTGTTGATAGTATTAAAACATATAATGAAAATAAAGATGCTATAGAGTATAATTTATCATTTACAGAAGAAATTAAACGTACTAAAGAAGAATTAAGTAAAGATAAGACAGAATTAGGATTAATTAATTCTCAAATGTCCAAATTAATAACTGGTATTGAATTAGAAAAGCAAAATAAAACTAATGCTTTAAATAGTATTGAAAAGCTTAGATCATTAGAACGAGAATATAAGTTTTATGAATTATATCTTTCTGCTACAAATCGTAACGGAATTCCATATGATTTAATTTGTAAGGTAATGCCTCAAATTGAAACAGAAATTAATAATGTATTAAACCAATTAGTAGATTTTAATATCATGCTTCAAACAGATGAAAAAAATATTAATGCATATATTGTTTATGATGATGACAATTATTGGCCATTAGAACTAACATCGGGGATGGAAAGATTTGTTAGTTCATTAGCTATAAGAAATGCATTAATCAGTATTACTAATTTACCTAAACCAAATTTTATTGCTATAGATGAAGGTTTTACGCAATTAGATTCTGAAAACATGAATCAAGTATATTTATTATTCAATTATCTTAAAACACAATTTGATTTTATGATGATTATTTCTCATATAGATGTTATGAGAGATATGGTAGAACATTTTATTGAAATTAAAAAAGAACAAGGATTTTCTAAAGTTTCCATTATGTAACATAATTATATGTATAGAAATATCATATAATGTACAGAAAAGAACTGTTTTATAGAGGCTTAACTCAACTTCCAGTATATATTGAAGACACTTTACAAAATTCTCCATATTATTTTAATATTGTAGACATACCTAAAGTATTCGGTCCTGGAAAAAACTCAATTAGATTTAATTTAAACGAAAATAATCTTGACATTTATAATGATGTAGATGTTGAGATTATTGATTCGTATGGAAATACCGTATATCATGAAGCACCTGAATACTTTCAAAGTGATGAAGAAAATATTAGAGTATTAACTGTATATCTTTATGGAAATATATCTAACGGCCCTTTACAAATAACCTTTGTAGGGCATGCAAAAACAGGGCTAAATGGAGAAGAAATACCTGATGAATTTAAAACTAAGTATAATGTACGTTATACAACTATAGTAGATTTTAACCGATTCCAAAAAAATACAAGCAGAATATTATTTGCAACATCTCCGAATATATCTATAACAGAAGCAAGAACAGCATATGTTAGTAGAAGTTTAAGTCCGATAGATACGATAACAGTTTCTGGAAGTGGAATATATCGTTATCAACAATCATATCCGTTATTAGAATTATCTCCTAGCAATACATTTATAAATGATATGCTTAACGGAGTATTAACATTAACAGGCTCATCAATTTTACCCGATTTCAGTGGATATACAACATCTAGTTTTAATATATTTAATTCTAGAATAACAAACATTTACAATTCACAAGTAGCTATTTTAAGCTCGCCATGGACGGCATCTATACTTGATCAAGGGGCTTCACCTTCATATGGATTAGTTAATAATGCAAATGTAAATTATACATTAACATATAATCCAACACCAAATTATACTCCTATAAATAATTTTAAATCATTTATAAATTTAAAGATATCTAATTTAGAACCAGCATCTGGATACTTAAAATATATAAAATTATACGGAAAGAGTCAAGGAAGTCTAGACCAATATGAATTATTAGGAGAATCATTAACAGAAAACTCAGAGCTATTAATTAATAGTGCTTCATATACACAATTTGATAGAAGCAATGTAGGTTATTTTTTAAATACATCTTCGTTCCAAAGCTTTTGGAACTATAATAATACATATCTATCCGCTTCATTTAATACATCTAGTTTATTTAATTCATTATACTTAACGCCTTTAGTAGATACTACATTAAATAATGTTTTATTTACTAGTAATGTAGATATTAACTTTCAAAAAGGGTCTTCATACAGATTATACTTTAACTATGTAAAGGATACAAACTTTATATTAGAAGTATATATGTCTGGGTCTGCATTTATAGATAAGGCAGGGAATGGTCAAAGAGTTTTTTATTTAGATTCAACAAACTTCGGTCCTACAAATTTAAACTTTCCTATAGATTTTTTAGCTTCGCAAACAGGCACTGGCAGATTACAATTTAAAATAATAACGGGCAGTTTTTATATAAGTGATATTTCATTAAAATCTGGTATTGATCAAGGATTTAATCCTTCAAACTTTAATTCATATTTTCCAATTAACGTAAAAAATCGTAATGACGTATATGATTTTAAAGTAGACTTTATTGATGATAATAATCAAATCAATAGTTATGAATTTGATAATACAGGGGCTGTAAATATTCAAGTATCTGGAAGTAATCAATACATAAGTGGTAATGATAATTTATTACCCGGAAGATTAAATCTCGGAGAATCTTCTAATAGTGGTATTTCATTAAATGGAAGTACTAACACGATATCTACGCATGGATATCAAAGTGGCAGTGGATGGATATTTTGGTCTGGAAGTCAATCTATAAGTGGAAGTAATCAACCAGGCTCAGGATTTTATTTTGAAACAGGCGCGCCGTATAATCATTACATAAAAGCAGCAGTCGGTGGTCAAGTACAAATAAGCGGAAGTATAGCCGGCGCAACGGGAGGTACTACTATCGACACTGGCTCATTTGTAAAGACGGGTTCATTTAATTCATTTACTAGCTCTATTAACAATATAACTGGCTCATTCGTTACTACTAGTTCATTTAATTCCTATACGTCAAGTGTAAAACCGGCTATCGATAGTATAGCAGATAAAGCTAGTTTAACAGGAGACAATACTTTTTCTGGAATTAATACATTTACCGGAGGTAGTGATACTAGATCTAGCGTTGTATTTTCTGGTTATAATGAGCGCGGTGGAACAGGATATCATGGGTATTATGAAGTAGAAAATACGTACGGCAGCGCAACTAACCCAAAAAAGTTTTTTAGAATAAATGATACCGGTCGATGGGAAGTTATAAATAGCGCATATAGCGAAGTTATATTAGGTCTTACGGATGCAGGAGTATTTGATACGCCGGGAGGAGGAACTTCAGACCGCAGAACTAAAAATAATATCGAATATATTAATAATGATGCATCCTCGATTATTAATCAACTAAGACCGGTTAAGTTTGAATTTAAAAGAAACCCGGGCAAAACAAGACATGGATTTATAGCTCAAGATATATTAGAAATAAAGCCTGATTTGGTATTAGGAGACGGTGATAAAGAAAATGGGACATATGGCTTAGATTATGATGGAATTTTAGCATTAACAGTAAAAGCTTTACAAGAATCTAATAAAAAAATATTTGAATTAGAGACTATGATAAAAGAATTACAAAATAAAATTAAATAAAATATTTATAATATATGAAAAATAAAACTATAGCAATTTATCCTGGAAGATTTCAGCCTTTCGGAAAACATCATGCAGCTGCATTTATGTGGCTTCAAAATAAATTTGGAAAAGAAAATACGTATATCGTAACATCAAATAAAGTAGACCCGGAAAAATCTCCTTTTAATTTTACCGAAAAGAAAGCCATTATGGAGCTTTATGGCATTAACCCTTCTCATATTATTGAAGTAAAGAATCCGTACAGTCCCGCAGAACTATATAGCCAAATTGACCCGGAAACTACATCGGTAGTATTCATGGTTGGAGAAAAAGATATGGGAGAAGACCCTAGATTTAAAATAGGTCCTAAAAAAGACAGAAGTCCTAGTTTTTTTCAAAGTTATAAAGGAAATGAAAATAATCTGCAACCATTATCTAAACATGGATATTTAATTACTGCACCACATATTTCATTAAAAGTGCCTGGGTATGGAGAAATGTCTGGAACAGAAATAAGAAAGGCATTAGGAGATACAACAAAATCACGAGAAGAAAAGAAAGAAATATTTCAAGAAATATTTGGTTGGTATTCAGAAAAAATGGCTAACTATATATTTGATAAATTAGAAAATAAAATGACTGAAAAATTTAGTAAAGATTGGTGGTTAGATAAACTACTTCAAGAAGATTGCTGGGATGGATATAAACAAATTGGTATGAAGAAAAAAGGAAAGAAACAAGTTCCTAATTGTGTACCTATTAATGAGTATGATTTAGTTACATGCGAAATTTGTGGTGAACAAATGAAACAGATAACTCCAAACCATTTAAAATACAAACATCAAAGTACTTTAAAGGAATATATAATTTCATACCCAACATCGAAATTATTATCAGATTCTTTAAGAAAAGAATTAAGAGATAAAAACCCCATGAAGTCATCAAACTCTATAAAAAAAATAGCAGAGACTAAATTACAAAAACATGGCAATCCTAACTATAATAATATTGAGAAACAAAAATCTACAATTAAAGAACGATATAATATTAGTAATATTATGCAATTACCGCATAATATTGAAAGAGCTAAAAAGCAACTAGATTTAATTAGAGAAAGAAAATATTTATCTGGAGAATGGATACCGGCAGAATTAAAAGAAGGATATATCGGGTATAGAGATGTGGTACGATTATTGACCGAACAGACATTTAAAAAATATTATTATGAAATTAATAACTCAGATAAAAGGTCTAAAGAATGGCATTTAGATCATAAATATTCTATTAAAGATGGTTATATGAATGGAATTCCGGCATGGATGTTAGCTATAAAAGAAAATTTAGAAATTGTGCATCATACAATTAATGAATCTAAAAATTCAAAATCTACAATTGGAATTAATGAATTAATTATACATGCTTTAGAAAGTGCCGGTGGCAGTTCTATACAATTATTATTGTGCGGAGGTGCAGCCGGTCATATGAAACATCCTTTTGATTTACCCCAAGTAACATCTGGTAAAGATTTAATTAATGTTTTTGAAGATTCTGCTACGTACTTAACTACAAACCCAGCAGCAATAAAAATTGATGGAGTAAATGCATCAGTTAGATTAGTTATATTAGATGGTCAAAGACAGTTTGTTTTAGATAGAGGCTCGATGAAACCTTTAGATGTTAAAGGAATTACAAAAGCAGATTTATTAGATAGATTTGGAGAAGGACATGGATTTATTCAAACAGGTGGTAAAGTATTAGATATTTTTAATGATTCATTACCTAGCATTCAACAAGAATTAAAAGCATTAGGAATGTGGGATAACCCAAATATAATGTTTAATGTTGAATATGTTGCTGGAAGTACTAACGTATTATCCTATGCTAAAAACTTTTTAGCTATTCATGGTTTATTAGAATTATTTCAAGCTACGCCAAAAAGAAGAGAATCAAAGGAAATTCCATATAATAAAAAAGCATTAGAATCTTTAGTAGCAAAAATGAATCCAATTGCAGAGAAATCTGGATTTGAAGTAGTACATGAATTCACTACTAGACCATCTAAACCAGCAAATTTAAGTTCAGTATTAAATCAAAAGCATACTATTATCATTAATGGTAAAAAAGAATCTAAATCATTAAAACAATGGTTAGATGAAATTCAAACAATACCTAGTGGGCAAAAAGTAACTTTAATAGATGATAAAGCAGTTGGCGCAGTATCTAAAGAAATATTAATGAGATTATCAGGAAATAATAATATTAATGAAGTAGTAAAAGATCCTGCAGATTATAAAGCAGCAATTGATGGATATTTTATTTATCTAGCAACAATGTTATTAGGAGATGAAGTATTAGAATCAATTACCTCAGATTTAGGAGATAGTAAAGACCAAGAAGGTATCGTAGTAAGAGGATTATATCCAGATGTATTTAAGATAACTGGGTCATTTATTATAAAAGGCATGGAAAGTCAATTTAGAAAATAATTATATAAAAGGTTATGGCAAAGAAATTACAAAACATTAGAGCGATAAATCAAATGCTCTCGGGAACTCATAAGTCTCAAAACAAAACAACAGTTGGTTATCAGTCTAAAGAAGAAGATAGAAATATTGGAGATAAATGGATTGATAATAACGGAATTCAATGGGAACAAAAGGACGGTTATAAGGTTAGTTCAGCAAAAGCATTAGAAGCAGTTATGGCAGCAATTAAAGCATTAAAAATGCCTAATACATGCCCTAAATGTAATAATGAAATGAAAGATAATCAGTATAACAAGAAAATGTGGAAAGTTCATAAAATGTGCTTTGATTGTGTTATTGATATGGAACATGAACATAGACTTAATGGTACATATGAACAGTATGAAAAGGATTTAATGAGAAAGAATATCGAAGCTTGGTTAATAGATGCAAGAGCGGAAATGAGTGCTATTAAAGAGCTTTTAACTAAAGCAGAATTTGTAAACTCAGATGGTACTGTTGAAAAATGGGACACCCCTTGGAAAGGTAAAGAAGAAGAATTAGAAGAATTATTAGAAAGAGACTTTCAAAAAGTAAAGGCTCAATTATTAGGAGAACCAATAAATGAAATCATCAATACTTAATATTATTTACTTATTTATTTTTATTATAATTTTCTTTTATCTTAAGTATTATATAACAAACTTAAACACAAATGTAAAGGATTTAAAACATGATATTGAATTGAGGGAAGCTCAAAACGATAGCATCGCGAAAAAATTAGATAGTATCGCAGTTAAAAAAGTAGAAGTAACTAACAGAATTGATAATAGAACAACTACTATTAATAATTTGCAAGAATCATTAAATACATTACCTACGTATGATACTAGTCTAACGAATGCAGTAATGTTTTTACATACATTCGGAAATAAACAATTAAATTCACAATGAAAAAAATAATACTTTTTATAGTACTATGCCTAGGTTTAGGTATAAATATAAAAGCTCAAGTACCAGATACATGTTTTTCTAGAAGAAAAATTACGAATATATACAATAATATTAGAGTATTAGAACATAGAGATTCTATTCATACACAATTAATGGAAGAATATAAAAATCAATGCATTGATTTTAAATTAGCATTAAAATTAGATAGTATAACTATTGAAGGATATAAAGTTCAAAATGCCAATTTAAATGCAAATGTAAATGATTGGAAACGAGCATACGAAACATCTAAACCAAAATGGTATGAAAAGCCACCGATAATGTTATCTTCTGGCGCAATACTAACAATGTTCTTATTTAAATTATTTTAATATGGCTAATGTAAATGAATATCAAAATAAAGTTGTCCAAACTCCACAAAATGTAAAGGATATTATAAAGGAGGAATATAAAAAATGTGCAAAGGACCCAGTGTACTTTATGCGTAAATATTGTTATATTCAACATCCTATGAAAGGCAAAATGCTTTTCGACCTTTATCCATTTCAAGAACAGTGCTTATATGACTTTAGAGATAATGATAGAAATATTATTTTAAAGTCACGTCAGTTAGGTATTTCTACTTTATCTGCTGGATATACATTATGGTTAATGGTATTTCATGAAGATAAGAACTGCTTAACTATTGCTACGCGTCAAGAAGTAGCTAGAAACTTAGTAACTAAGGTAAGAGTTATGTATGATAATTTACCTAGTTGGCTAAAGCAAAATGCTCAATCTACAGAAGATAATAAATTATCATTACGTTTATCAAATGGTTCTCAAGTAAAAGCATCTTCTACATCAGTTTCTGCAGGTCGTTCTGAAGCAGTATCATTACTTATTATTGATGAGGCTGCATTTATTGATTCTAATACAATTGAAGAATTGTGGGGTGGTTTGCAGCAAACAATGGCAACGGGTGGTAAATGTATTATGTTATCTACTCCCAATGGTATGGGTAACTTTTTCCATAGAATGTGGCAAAGAGCAGAGGAAGGAGATAATAACTTTCATACTATTAAGTTACATTGGACAGTACATCCAGATAGAAATCAAACATGGAGAGATAAACAATCTGCAGAATTAGGAGATAAATTAGCAGCTCAAGAATGTGATTGCGATTTTACTACATCTGGTAATACGGTTATTGACCCGATGATTTTAAAATGGTATTGGGAAGAATCTGGATTAGTTCATGACCCTATAGAAAAACGAGGATTTGATGGAAATATGTGGGTATGGAAGTATCCTGATATAAATAAGTCATATATGGTTGTAGCTGACGTTTCTCGTGGGGATGCATCTGATTATTCTTCATTTCATATTATTGACATTGAAACTGTAGAGCAATGTGCTACATATAAAGGAAAGTTAGACCCTAGAGATTATGGAAATTTATTAGTAGCTGTAGCGACAGAATATAATGATGCTTTATTAGTAATAGAAAATTCAAATATTGGATGGGCTGCAATTCAGCCGGCTATTGATAGAGCATATGGAAATTTATTTTATAGTAGTGCAGATTTAGCTGTAGTTGATATTCAACAACAAATGGCGTCTGGATATGATTTAGCTACGAAATCTAAAATGACCCCAGGATTTTCTCAAACATCAAAAAATAGACCATTAATTATATCTAAACTAGTAGAATATATGAGAGATAAATCTCCTATTATTCATTGTAAACGAACAATTAATGAACTTCAAAATTTTATTTGGAATGGTTCTAGACCAGAAGCTCAATATGGATATAATGATGACTTAGTAATGGCATTATCAATCTCACTTTGGGTTAGAGATACTGCTTTAAGATTGCGTCAGCAAGGATTAGATCTTCATAGAAAAACAGTAGGGCTAATAGGAAAATCTGCTCCTGTATATTCAAGATCATCACATACAACACAACAAAATCCATGGATAATGAAAGTTGGCAAACAAGATGAAAGTATTTCTTGGTTGTTATAAAATATCATTACTATTACATAAAACATATAATTATAATAAAGATATAAGTGTCATTAATAGATAAATCATTAGGAGCAAGATTAAATCGATTATTTTCTAATAACGTTATCGTACGTAGAGTCGGCGGTAAAAAGTTAAGAGTAATTGATACTGATAGATTACAATCATCAGGTAACCTAGAACAGTCAAAGTATGTAGATAGGTTTACTAGATTACATGGTATTAAACCAAGTATATCTACTTATAATAATAACTACAATTATCAAAGTTCAAGAACAGAATTATATACAGATTATGAAATCATGGATATGGATTCTATTATCGCAGCAGCATTAGATATTTATTCTGATGAAGCAACACGTAAGAATGAATATGATGAAATATTGACAATCAAAAGTTCAGATGAAACAATTAAAAAGGTATTAGAGAATTTATTCTATGATATTTTAAATGTGGAGTTTAATTTATGGCCATGGATCAGAAGTATGTGTAAATATGGAGATTTTTATTTATATTTAGATATTAGAGAAGATATTGGTATTGTTAATGTTACACCGCTTTCTGCTTATGAAGTAATTAGAGAAGAAGGGATGGACCCAAACAATCCTTATCATGTACAATTCTCTATTATGGGTAATAATAAAATCAAGTATAAAAATTACGAGATTGCACATTTCCGTTTATTAACAGATTCAAATTTCTTACCTTACGGCAAATCAATGTTAGAACCAGCACGTAAAGTTTGGAAACAATTAACAATGATGGAAGACGCGATGTTAATTCATCGTGTAATGAGAGCCCCAGAGCGTCGTATTTTTAAAATAGACGTAGGTAATATACCAACTAACGAGGTTGATAACTATATGCAGCAAATCATGAATAAAATGAAAAAGAAGCCATATATTGATCAGCAAACAGGAGATTATGATTTAAAGTTCAATTTAATGAATATGCTAGAAGATTTCTATCTTCCAGTTCGCGGAGGCTCTTCTGGTACTGAAATTGATACTTTATCTGGAATGGAATTTACAGGTATAGAAGATATTGAATACTTAAAAAATAGAATGTTAGCAGGTCTTAAAATACCTAAAGCATTTTTAACATTTGATGAAGGTATTGCAGGTAAAGCATTATTAGCTGCCGAGGATGTTCGTTTTGCTAGAACAATAGAACGTGTACAACGTATTATAGTTTCTGAGCTTACTAAAATTGCTGTTATACATTTATTTGCTCAAGGATATAAAGACGAAGATTTAGTTAACTTTGAAATTGGATTAACTACTCCATCAATCGTTTATGAGCAAGAGTTAATTGCTCTTTGGAAAGAAAAGATTGAATTAGCAAAAGAAATTAAAGAAGCAAAATTATTATCAGAAGAATGGATTTATAAAAATATATTTAAATTATCTGATAATGAATGGCAAAATGAAAGAGATAAAGTATTAGATGATATGAAAAATAATTTCCGTCAAACTCAAATCGAGGAAGAAGGAAATGATCCATTATTAACCGGAGAATCTTTTGGTACGCCTCATGATATTGCTTCTTTACATGTAAGTAAAAGAAATGCAGGTAAAGAAACAGAAATAGAAAATAACGGAAGACCTAAAAAAGGCGGTTCTATGTATGGAACTGATGCTCATTCATTAGGAAGAGATCCAATCGGGTCTAAAGGATTTAAACCTGGTATAGATTTATCTGTTAAAGAAGGTGTAAATACATCATCAAGTAAAGACGCTTTAAAGAGATTAGGATTAGTTTATGCAGAGAAAAATACATCTAAGAAATTAATTCTAGAAAGCATTCAGCCAAACAAAAAACAAAATTCTGATGCTGGGACTTATCTTGATGAATCTAACATTTCGGAATAATTTATTAACATCGTAAATAATTATTAATGTAATATATACATAGTATCAATACTGTATGAAAAAAATTAAACATAATAAGCTTCGCAACACAGGTATAATATTTGAATTATTAGTAAGACAAATAACTGCTGATATTTTAAATAATAAAGACTCACAGGCAATTCACATTGTAAAGGAATTTTTCTCTAAGAAAAGTAGCTTAGCTCATGAACTAAAATTATATCAAACTTTAACAAATGAAAAGCTTTCTAGTGAATGGAAAGCAGGTCAATTATTAGAGGCTGTAGTAAAGTCAAGAAAAAAATTAGACGAACAAACTTTAGAAAAACTTAAATATAGTTTAATTAAAAGAATTCGTGAAAGCTATAAATTAGAAGACTTCTTTCAACATAAAGTAAATAACTATAAAGTATTGGCTAGCGTGTATAAATTATTCGAATATGCTGAAGCTGATAATCCTGTTGATGTAGTAGATTCTAAATCTTGTATTTTTGAGCATTTAATCAGAAAGCCAGAAGATGTGCCTAGTGTAGAAAGTTTAATAGAAACACAGTTTGGCAAAGAAGATAAAGATATTAGATTATTATCATATAAAATCTTATTAGAGAAATTTAATGATAAGTATAATAAATTAAATCCTAATCAAAAACAATTATTAAAGCTCTATATCACAAATTCACCAAATAATCAAAATGAATTATTTGAATTTGTAATTAGTTCAGTTAAAGCAATTAAAACAGACCTAGACAAGAACATTAAAAAATGTGATAGTCAAGTAGTACAAATTAAATTATCAGAAGTAAATAATTTACTAACTACTATTACCGAATCAAGAATAATTAAAGATAATCATGTATTGTCTTTATTAAGATACTTTGAACTAGTAAAAGAACTTAAAAAAATTAATTAATATGGCATTCAAAAGACTTTTACAAGAAATCGAAGATAAGTTTAATGAAGTGAATCAGTTAGAAGAATTTGCTACTAGTAACATGTATTATACATCAATACCAGCTGTAAGTAAAACAAATGCTTTAAATGTTATTAAGTCTAATGAACTATTAAGATTGCTTATATTAAATAAACAATTAATATATCGTTTAGATATGAATGAAATAATATTCGAATCTGAGCATGAAAAAGCTATAGATTTATTAAATTCTAAATTACATAAAGCAGATATACCTATCATTAATTCTACATCGAAAAATGTACCATCAATGACAGAAGCTTCTACCTCGGGCGGGGCAGGTGCATATTTAACACCTAATGCATTTGGTCATGAAGCTCCGGAAAGTGCTATCACAGCATATGGAATGAAAAAAGTAGGCGCGCCTAATAAAAATACTAAATCATTAAAAGAATCAAATTATAAAAAAATGGTGTCTGAAATGTATAGTATATTAGAAGAAGGTAAGTATAATGATATTAAGAATGATCCTACCGTTTCTCCTAAAAAAAAAGTAAACTACGCGATTGCTGAAGTATATACTAAGTTATTTGAAATTGAAAAGATCATTTCAAGAAACATGAAACTTAAAAATGAAATGAATGTTGATAACAGAATGTATTGGAAATCTACAAAAGAAAAATTATCTAAACTTTCTGAAAGATTAAATAGAGTTTCGGGTTACCTAAAAAACTTAAGCGCGTAATAAAATAATAAACAATATGAGACTTAAAAATAAAATATTAATTGAAGGAGACACTTTATCAATCTTCGAAGGTATGTTTAACTCCATGAAAGGTGGAGCAGATTTACAGCACATTGCAAAAGTGATATATGATGAACTACAACAAATGGGTTCATATGATTCTTCAGATAGACAATCATTAATAAAACAAGCCGGATTATCGGGTAAAGATGCAGAGACAGTATCAGATATGTTATTTGATATGGATGCAGATGAAAGATACAACGATATGAGTAGATATGATGAATCTATTAATGAAGCTAAAGAAAAGAAAGACCCTGCTGAGAAAAAGAAAGCAGATAAAACTAATTACGGCCATAAAGATATGTCTGATGTAGATATGGTTAATCCTTATGAATTAAGAAAAGGAATACGTATTGAAATGGTAGATATTGATGATTATGAAAAAGCAATGGATAAAGCAGTTAAGAAATTAAAGAAAGATCCAATGTTTTACAGTAATCTAATTGCTAATTCTAAGGAAATTAAAGGCAAAAGATCAGACGTACCTACCGAAGTGAAGGATAAAAAACTTAATAAAGTATCTGATAAATTAAAGGATAAAGCAAATGAAATGGAAGTATCTAAAAAAGATGCTACTAAAAAGAATGCTAATGATTCTTTAAATAAAAAAGAAAAAGCTTCTGGAAAACCTAAAGGAGTAAAGGAAATGACAATGAAACCTAAGGCTTCTAAAGGAATGAAATCTATGACAGTTCCAGGCAAAGAAAAGAAAACTAACTTAAAAGAAAATGTTAATCTTTGGGAAGCATTTAAAAAGAACATCTTAAGATAATTATATAAAATGAATACTAATAATTTACTTATAGATTATCTTCCGTTTGAAGTAACGCCTCAAATGATTAACGAGTCGCTAGAACAAAATGGCGGTCGTTTAATTGTTAAAGGTACTTTACAACGAGCTGATGCTTTTAATCATAATGGAAGAACATACCCTAGACCTATATTAGAGCGCGAAGCTTCTAGATATCTTGGTCAAGAAGTTAAAGAAAGAAGAGCCTTAGGAGAATTAGATCATCCAGATTCTTCAGTAATTAACTTAAATAATGTTTCTCATAATATTTTAGAGATGCATTGGGATGGTGATGATTTAGTCGGGACTGTTGAAGTACTACCTACACCTAGCGGAAATATTTTAAAGGCATTATTTCAAGCCGGTATTAAATTAGGTATTAGTTCAAGAGGCTTAGGTTCAGTTAAGCAAATTGACGAGCAAGGACATGTACAAGTTCAAGATGATTTTAATTTATTATGCTTTGACTTTGTTTCTAGTCCATCAACTCAAGGAGCTTATTTAAGACCTATTAATGAAGGTTCTGGTCAAATAAATATAACAAATAAATATTATTCTGTAGAAAAGATTATTACAGATATAATATCAGATTTTAAATAATAAGAAAATGTCAAAAGATAATAAAATAAAATTAAAGGCGCTTTTAAATGAAGCATTTGGAACTTGGGGTGTTGTTACGCATGCCCATCCAAATCGTAAAAAGCTTCAAGAACAAGAACCTGGTATGCCCGGAGCAGTTCCTACAAGACCTGCAGCTCAGCCACCTAGAACTCAACCTAAACCGCCAGTACCTACAAAACCACAGCAAAGACCTGTAACCAATGATGTACCGGAAGAACCAAAACAAACTCCGCCGCCGACAGAAAATCTTAACTTTAAAGTGCAGCCTGGGTTTAAAGTAGAATTTGATGGGAAGCCCGGCCAATATTATATTATTAGAATCATGAATACTTCAATGACTAATTTTTTAGTAGTTAATGATAAAATAGGAAAACCTGTACAATTTATTGGAGTAAATATAGAAAAGATTAATTCTGACGAAAAAGGTAAACCATTTAATAAAGAATAATACAATGACTAGTTTAAAAAACATTATAAGCGAAAAATGGATGCAAAATGAAGCATCAGAAAAAATAAAACTAACTCCTCAAGATAAAAAAGAAATCATGGAGATGATTGGCAAGTTCAATGAATATGGCAATCATATATACAGAGCAGACGAATTACGTAACATTACTAATGAAATGAAAGATGTAATTCAGAAAGCTAAAGATATGACTTTACAAGAAACAGAAGGAAGCTTTGATGGCATTACAGTAGGACGTCATATGAAAACATTAGAAAGTTCTATGCAATTATTTGAAAAGACGGCTGGCGAAATTAATACTTTACAGCAAAGACTAGAAAGCGTATATGAAGATATTGGAAGTGTATTAAATAAATATTACAAGATAAATGAAAATGAATTAGATGCAGTAGGTCATGAAGATAGTGATATTAATAATGATGGTAAAGTAGACAAACAAGATTCATATTTAAAGAATAGAAGAAGTGTTATTGCTCATGAAATAAATGAAAGAGAAATTAATAAATTTAAAAGATTAGCAGGTATTAAATAATTAAAACTTAAAAAGCTCTAAGAAATTGGGGCTTTTTTACTGAATATATAAAAAAGTTTCAAAAAGTATCATGTTTTTGTAACATGGGTAATATATATAATAAATTCCAATATCGTATTCCTAATATACGATTACAAAAAATATCTAAACCGCTTTTATAGTTCATTAATAACTATACCGAATATTTCGTGCGGACAAAAAATCACATAAAAATAAAAAATGCAAGACTTATTAAAAGAAGCTATTGCGGATGCAAAAGCAGTTAAAGAAACAGCCATTGCTAATGCTAAGTTAGCTTTAGAAGAAGCATTCACCCCAAGAATTCAATCTATGATTTCTTCTCGTTTAGCAGAAGAAGGAATGGAAGATGAAGAAGGAATGGAAGATGAAATGTCAATGGAAGATCCAGGAATGGATGATGATGGAATGGATGTAGGCGATTTATCAATTGATATCAATCAAGATGGTCAATTCGATGAATTTGATATTATGTCTAAACCAGGTGCAGCTGCACCGACAGAAGAAATGCCAGCAGAAGAAATGCCAGCAGAAGAAGAATTAGATGAGTATGATTTATCAGAAATCTTACGTCAGTTAGACGAAGAAGAGTATGAATTAAACCCAGGCGAAGATCCAGATGCTATTGAAGAAATGGATAGAGCCGCTGTTGATGCTGAAGAAGAAGAGCACATGACAGATCTAGAAGAAGAAATTGATATTGATGCTTTATTAGAAGAATTAATGGGCGATGACGAAATGTCTGAAATGAATGATGAAATGCCAATGGAAAAGCCAGAAGAAATGATGGAAATGAAAAAGGCAAATGCTAAAATGAAGAAAGAGTTAGAAGAAGCTTATAGCGCAATTAAAACTATGAAAGATAGTTTAAATGAAGTTAATATGCTTAATGCAAAACTTTTATTCACAAACAAATTATTTAAAGCTCATACTTTAAATGAATCGCAAAAAGTTAAAGTAATTGATACTTTCGATCGTGCTAGAACAATTAGAGAAGTTAAATTAGTATATGCTACTTTATCTGAATCATTCTCAAGCAAGAAAACATTAGTAAAAGAATCAGTTGCATCTAAACCAGTTGCATCAACAAAACCTAAACAAACTATTTTATCTGAAGGCGAACAAATTGCAAACAGATTTAAGAAATTAGCAGGTTTAAAATAATTTTAAAAATAACTTAAACAAAAAACAAAAAACATAAATATTACTATGAGTAATTTAAATGCAATTCAAAAGATCGTTTCATCTACACAAGATAGATCTTTCCAACTTTTAGAAGAATCTAAAGGTTTAGTTAACAAATGGGCTAAGACCGGTTTGTTAGAAGGAGTTGATAGCGAATATGACAGAGCTAGCATCTCAATTTTATTAGAAAACCAAGCTAAGCAATTAATTACAGAATCTAGCAGAACAGGTACAGCAGCAGGATCAGAAGAATGGTCAGGTGTTGCTCTTCCGTTAGTAAGACGTATTTTCAGTGAAATTGCTGCAAAAGATTTCGTTTCAGTTCAACCAATGTCTTTACCTTCAGGTCTAGTATTTTATTTAGATTTTAAATATGGTACTACAAACAATGCTGGGTTTGCAACTACTAATACTTCACAAAATCCTAGTAACCCAGGTTACCAAACTAATTCAGTATTTGGTGTAACTAATACAACTGGTGATCCGACACAAGGTTTATATGGTGCTGGTAGATTTGGATATTCTATTGCTAATACATCTAGTATTTCTAACTTAGTAGCTGGTGGCGTTGGTTTAACTACATTTGGTACATCATCTTTATCAGCAGCAGATTACAATTTTGATACAAGATTCTTTAATACTTATTCTGCATCATTAGCAGTACCTGCTACGAGCTCAATGAAATTATTAACAATATCTTCGGCATCAATTCCTAACTTTGACCCGGAAGGTGTTAGAGCATTTAATCTTTCAGGTTCAGCACAAGTATTAACTGTATTCCCTCAATTTACTAGAGTAAATTCAGATAATTCACAAATTTCATTTGTTGTATCTGCATCAGGACCTTCATTTGCAACTAACGGTGCATTTAGTTTCGGTAACGTACAATGTATCTATGAAGTTCAACCTACAGCAGCTAATCGTGGTGATTTTGAAGCTGGTAATTCACCTTATGGTCAAACTCAAGGAATTGATACTAACATTAACATTCCAGAAATAAACGTTGAAATGCGTTCTGAGCCGATCGTTGCTAAGACTCGTAAATTAAAAGCTATCTGGACTCCAGAATTCGCGCAAGATTTAAATGCATACCATGCAATTGATGCTGAAGCAGAATTAACTTCAATGTTATCTGAGTATATTTCTCAAGAAATTGATTTAGAGATTTTAGATATGTTAATGCAAAATGCAGTAACAATTGATGCGTGGTCAGCAGTAATCGGGCGTTCAGTAGATGTTAACTTACCAGGTGTTGGTACTAACCCACTACCGACTTTCTATTCAACAGATGCTACATCAACAGGTGGTGCATTCTACAATCAACAAACTTGGTTCCAAACTTTAGGAACTAAAATCCAAAAGGTATCTAACAAAATTCATCAAAAAACAATGCGTGGTGGTGCGAACTTCTTAGTTTGTTCTCCAGACGTTGCTACTATCTTAGAATCTATCCCAGGATATGCAGCTGACACTAATGGTGATAAGATGCAATTTGCAATGGGTGTTCAAAAAGCTGGTATGATGAATAATCGTTTCCAAGTTTACAAAAACCCTTATATGTTAGAAAATACCATTTTAATGGGTTACAGAGGAAATCAATTCTTAGAAACAGGTGCGGTTTATAGCCCATATGTTCCATTGATTATGACTCCTTTAGTTTATGATCCGAATAACTTCACTCCAAGAAAAGGTGTAATGACACGTTACGCTAAGAAGATTGTTCGTCCCGAATTTTACGGTGTAATTAGAATAATGGATTTAAATAGAATCTAATTCTAAATAAAATAAAATAGAAGAAGGCAGAAGAAATTCTGCCTTTTTTTATGTTTTTGACATCCATAGAACATATTTATAATAAAAGCAATTCTATGGTTATATACGAAACAATAAATAAAATTAACGGAAAGCGTTATATAGGTAAAGATAAGTACAATGATCCTTCATATCTAGGCTCTGGTACATTATTAACTAAAGCAATAAAAAAGTATGGCAAAGAACATTTTATAAAAACAATATTAGAGTATTGTAATTCAGAAGAACATATGGCTGAAAGAGAACAATATTGGATTAAATTAATGGGTGCACAAAAATCTAAGTTATATTATAATATAGGAGAAGGTGGTAATGGCGGAGATAATATTTCACATAATCCTAAAAAAGATTTATTCATTAAAAAGATGACTAAAATTAATAATGATCCACAATATCTACGTACTACAGTAGGGCATGGTGAATCTACAAAAGAAAATCAACGTAAAGCAGCAAAAGGACGTTATACATTACCATGGTTTAAAGAAAGATACGGAGATGAAAATGGAGAACGTTTATATGAAGAACGAAGATGGAAATTAAAAAATAGAAACTATAATAAGTTTAGAGACCCAATAACAGGGAAGTTTTCTAAAATATAATAATAAGGGCAGAAGAAATTCTGCCTTTTTTTATGGGCATACGCCCCAAAATCTTATCGTATACGAACTTTTATTATAAACTGATATTCTTATATAGAGTACATAAAATACTAATGTATACATGTGCTAAATACTTTTTAACAACGAGTGATATTTATATTAAATTTAGTTATAAGTATGAAAGATACAAATCGTCAACGTAAAACGGAGATTAAGGCAATTAGTGCGGTACAATTAAATGAAGAGCAAAAAGAAGCTAAACGATTAATTGTAGAAAATCAAATAGTAGTTGTTACCGGAAGAGCTGGTAGTGGTAAAAGTTTAGTATGTGCTCAAGCAGCATTAGACTTCTTAAAGAAAAAGCAAATAGAATGTATTTATAACACCAGAGCTGCTGTAGAAGTCGGAAAATCATTAGGATATTTACCAGGCGCATTAAATGATAAGTTCGATCCATATATGGAAGCTCTTATAGAAAACTTAAATAAATGCTGTACTGATAAGACAGAAGTTTCTAAATTAATTGAAGCAGGGAAAGTAAAAGCATTGCCCGTGCAATTTATTCGAGGAAAAACAGTAGATGATATTTTAATTGTTGAAGAAGCTCAAAATTTAACTAAAGGAGAAATGTTAGCTATTTTAACAAGATTAGGAAAAACAGGTAAGATTGTTATAAATGGTGATAATGAGCAAACAGATATCAAGTCTAATGATGGGCAAGTAAATGGACTAACTTATGCAATTGAATTATCTAAAAAGATAGATGAAATTAAATGGATAAAGTTAAAAGAAAATCATAGAAGTGATTTAGTTGGCAAAATATTAGATTATGAATATAATGGTTAAAAAATTTGAGATTAGTTTAACTGTTAACGGTAGAATTATTATAATAAAGATTCAAAGACCTGGCTTAAATTATATCGATAATTATTTTGAAAATTTAGCCGGAGAAAATAACGAATATATTATTAACTATATAAAAGAAATATAATGTTTATAACAGACGAAAATCTTCAAAAGGCATTAGATGAAATGAAGAGTCAAGGATTTGAATTGGGAAAAGTTTATTCTAATCCATATGCTACTGCATTTAAACCTCAAACAAATGAAGAATCTCCAGTAACTAAAAAATTGCGAGAATCTGAAGAATTACGTAATAAAAATACTTAATGTTAAGATAGCCTCTTAATTGAGGCTATTTTACTGAATGTATATAATTATATTAAAGACTTATAAGTAATGAGTGGATTAACAATAGATATTGCAATTTGGACAGGTAACTGTACATTTTCTCCGGGAGAAACACCTTTCGGATATTTTGATTATGATTATCAATTTCAAATAGACGCCCCGAAGGTAGCAGATTATTGTGCAAGAAGATTGGGATATCCTATGATGGATGTAGAACTTCAATCTGGGTCTTTTTTTGCTTGCTTTGAACAAGCTACTTCTGAGTTTGGAAATATTATTAATGAATATAATATCGTAGATAATTTCATTAATCTTCAAGGCGGTGCTTATAATTCTAATTCTAACTTATCTCAAAAGAATATTGCTCCGAATTTAGGACGTACTCTTCAATTAGCTAAAGAATATGGAAGTGAAGCTGGTGTAGGAGGAAGAATAACATGGAGAACTGGCAGTTTGTCTATTTATCGCGGTCAACAAAATTATAATATCAATACATTATTTAGAGATGTATACTTTCCTAATGAAGATATTGAAATTAAAAGAATATTTCATGACGGGCCGCCTGCTATCGTAAGATACTTTGACCCGTTTGTGGGAACAGGTATGGGGTCGCAACAAATGCTTCAGTCTTTTGGATGGGGTAGTTATTCTCCGGGCGTATCATTTTTAATGATGCCAATGTATTCTGATTTATTAAGATTACAAGCAATTGAGTTTAATGATATGATAAGAAGATCTTCTTATTCATTTGAATTAGTTAATAATCAATTAAGATTATTTCCTATTCCTGAACATAACTTTAATTTATACTTTCAATTTATTGTTGAATCAGATAGAAACTCCATGGACAATATTGTTACATCAGGAGTAGTTTCTGATATGAGTAATGCTCCATACAATAAAATACAATATGGAGATGTTAATGATGTTGGTAAACAATGGATTTTAAAATATACTTTAGCATTAGCAAAAGAGACGTTGGGTAATGTTCGTAATAAATACGATTCAATTCCAATTCCTAATTCAGAAATTCGTATGAATGGGGCTGATTTAGTAACTCAAGGTCGTGAAGAAGCAACTACATTAGTTACTGATTTACGTGGAGCATTAGATAAAGTGTCACGTCAAGCTCAACTTGAAAAACAGCAAGCAGAAAATGAAGCTATGCAAACGACATTAAACAAGATACCATTAAAAATTTACGTGGGGTAATATGAAACATAAAATTATACTTAAAGAAGAATCTTTAGATTTTTACGAATGCATGGTAATTGTAAAAGTAAAAAAGGAAAGAATTAAATTATCAGATGCATACGATGAAATAAGAGCAATACCATATATTGTTACGGCGCAACCAAAGCATTCTGATTTTATTGAGAAGAGAAGTAATGAGTTATATGATTATGCTCAATTAAAAATGAAGTTTTTATCATATAAAGAAACACCTATAGATTCTTTAAATGATATTAAAAATACAGCTTTAAAAGGGTTAGGAGATACTGGTAAGTATAAAGTATATGGCTTAACAGGGTTTATTGTAAGAGAAGACACAATACAATTAATAGAAAGAAAATAAAATGTCATTATTTGGTTCAGCTCGTGATTATTCTTTAATAACAAAATTTAACAGAGAGCTTGTTTATAAACTAGTAGATACTGAAGTCGGATATTATAAATTCGTCTTAGATCAATCACGTGTTAATTTATATGGGGAAGGAATTTCTAAAGTATATTATCAACCAGTAAGAACACCTATTTATATTAGCAGAGGCCCTAATGATGCTGTTCAAACAGATGCGGGTATCGATGCAACGGTAGCAATTGAATTTTATATTTTAAGAGATACAATGCTAACATTAAATATCGTACCAGAAATTGGAGATATTATTAATTGGGATGACAAATATTACGAAATTGATAATACTACAGAAAACCAATACTTTGCTGGTAAAAATCCTGATACATGGGTAAAAGGTAATGATTTTGGTGGAAGTTTATCTTTTATGTGTAATGGGCATCAAGTAAGAGAATCTCAACTTCAATTATTAGATTTAAACTATGGTATTAATAATCAAGATTATGATTTACCTTTAAATATTTAACTAAATGTCTAAGCAAATTATAAAAAAACAAAATCAATATAGAGATAATATTAATCCAGATATACGCGTAAACCAAGTATCTAATAACGAAAATTTACGTGCAGTTAAAATTGGATTATATGATGTTGATGCTGCAATTAAATGGCATTTAGAAAATGTTATTCAAGTTCAAATAAATACTAATCAAGGAACAAAAAAAGTACCTGTATTATTTGCTACACCAGAGAAATGGAGTGGCGTGCAAACTCAAGGATATTTAAGAGATAATAATGATAAAATCATGGCACCTGTAATTGTTCTTAACAGAACTGGATTTGAACAGCGCCAAGATTATATGAAGAATGAAGTGTTAAAGAACGAAGGAAATCAATGGATATTTGAAAGAAAATATTCGTCAAAGAATAAGTATACTCCCTTTGATATCTTAACAAACACTAAACCTATTAAAGAATATTATGCAATGGATATTCCAAGATATATCCATATAACATATGATATAATTTGTTGGACAGAGTTCTTAGAACAAATGAATGAATTAGTAGAACAAATTATGTTCTTTAATGGCACTGCATTTGGAGATACTCAAAAATTTCCAACAATGATATCAGCACCATCATTTGAATTAAGTAATGATATTGGAAGTGATAGATTTGTAAAAGCAAAGTTTCAATTTACTACTAAAGCTTATTTAATTAATGAAGACGAAAGAAATAGGCCCACAATTCAAAAATTAATACCTGCTAATAAAGTTGTAGTTAATTTTCATGAAATTACTTCTCCTTTACAACCAGTAAAGCTTCAAAATACTAGCGGGTCTTCTAGTTACTAGTTAAGATTATATTCTTTATAAATAAGTAGGTCTGTTTTATTAAATAAACATAATTATAATAAAGAAATTATAACTATGGCTGCAGGAAAATATAACTTTACAATAGAACAAGGCGCTACAATAGATTTTGAAATTCAATATAAAGACTCTAATAATGTCCCTGTAGATTTAACGGGATATTCTGGCAGAATGATGATAAGATCTAACTTTGCTGATAATTCACCCTCTACATATTTAACTTTATCAAGTTCAAGAAATTCTGACGGTACGGGATTAAATTTTAGCGGAAGCAGAAGTGCTAAACCACCTACAAGCGGTTCTATTGGTATTTATATTGCTGCATGTACATCATCCGGGCTTACATTTACAACTGCAAGATATGATTTAGAAATTTATTCCGGCAGCGCTCCTTGTCCATATACAGTAAGATTATTAGAAGGACAAGTTAACTTAAGTAAACAAGTAACAGTATAATGTCTACAGTTAATATTAATACATCAAATAATACAATATCAATTCAAGATACAAATCAAACGATATCTGTAACAGACAATAATAAAAATACAACTGTATACATTCCTCAAACAAATACTAATATAGTAGAAGTTAATTCTTTAGGCCCGCAAGGTGCTCAGGGAGAACAAGGCATACCTGGCATTATCCCAAACACAGGTAGTTTTGCGACGACGGGAAGTAATATATTTCGAGGAAATCAAATAGTAACGGGTAGTTTATTTACAACAGGATCTAATACTTTAATAGGTTCTACTACATTATCTGGTACATTAAATATATCTGGTTCTACAACACAAAGAGGAAATAATACATTAATTGGTACTACTACATTAACAGGCAGTATATTTATCAACGGAGATATTATACCAGAAGTATCTAAGTCATTTGATTTAGGGTCTATAACAAATCCATGGAGATCAATATATCTTCAATCAGGTTCTATTAGTATACAATCAGATATTCCTGGAGGTATATCAGCAATAATATCAAACGCAAACGGAAATGTTACAATTGCTGGCGCAGGGCTTCAATTAAAAAGCGGTTCATTTGTTCCGTTTGAAGTATCTCCCACGGCAAAAACAATAATAAGAGTACCTAACATACCTGCTAATGATGTTGGTGGATTAAGTATAATAGGTAGTTCAGATGGGTCATATCAAAGTGTTACAAATGCTGGCGGTCTATTACACCTTACTAGTAATGATGGCGTGAGCTCTAGAATTACTAGTGATGCATATGGTACAAATGCTAACGCAGCATATGTTGGTAGAAAAGCAAGAGGAACAGCATTAAGTCCCTTACCAGTACAATCCGGAGATATATTAACAAGAATAAGTTCAATAGGATGGACCGGGCCTGAATATGGATTTACGATGTCGTCTAGTCTTATAACTGCACCGACATCTATTGACGTAATAGCACTTGAAAATTATACAACCTCGAGCTTTGGTAGTAGATTTAGTTTCTATAATGTTCCTTTAGGAAGTACAATAAGAACTTTAGCAGCAACAATAGATACAACGGGTATAACAATACCAACTAGTAGTTTATTATTTGGTACTGCTAGTTGGGCTGAGAATGCTTTGACAGCATCCTACGTTACTACACTTAATCAAAATGTAATAATAACAGGTTCTCTTTCAATAAGCGGATCAACTACATATAGAGGTTCAGTAATATATGCTCAATCCTCATCAATACAATATCTTCCACGCGTAATACCAGATTCTTCACCAACCTCATCAATAACGCTCGATTTTAGTAGAGATACATTAGTACACGTTCATTGTACTGGTTTCTCAACCTTTACTGTTAATGTTACTAATTTTACAACGGGAAGTGTAGTAGAATTATATCTAACAAACAATGCCGGAAGTACACAGGTTAATATGCCTGGTAGTATTAGCAGTAATAATTTAATAGGTAAAAATGGAGCCGGAAGTTTCTGGTCTATGTCAAGACCATCAGGATATTTTAAATTTACATGTATAGATGGTACAGCAGCAAACACATTTGTAATAGGATCAGTAAACTAAAATAACACAGATAGCATAAGATGAAAATATTTCAACCTATAGTAACAGGATCATTTACAGTATCAGGGTCTGTATTTTTACCAAGTCTAGTAACTTCTTCTACAGCAGTATCTAATGTTGTAATGTTTGGTACAAGTGTACAGTTATTTGTAACAGCAACTCAAGTAGGATAAAAAATATTAAGTAGTATAATATTATTAGGACTTATAACTTTAATTTATTATATTACAAGAAGTTATAACGTTATGGAAACATTAAAAATTCAACTCGCAACCATCTTTATATTAGAAGATGAATTATCAAAGCTACTTAATGAAAAGATTTCATTATCAACAAAATATTGGTTATTAGATCTAAATAAACAAGTATTAGAAATCAAAACTACAATTGATTCTTTACGTGATACTCTTATTAAAACGTATGGTGTTACTAATAATGATGGTAATACTATTCTACCATATTATTTAGATACTGAAAACCAAATCATTAATCCTAAGTTTGATCAATTTCAGCAAGAATATCAAGCACTTCTTAGAGAAGAAAAAGAACTTCAATATAAGCCTATTCCATTTTCAGTATTAGAAAAAATAGAAACGGAAGAATCTTATACATTTATACTTCAACATTTAATAGAAAAACAATAAAATGACAATAACAAAAAAATTATCTAACGAAGAGTTAGAAGAATTAAAAAGTATTCAAAGTAAATACTTAGAATTAACAGCTCAACTAGGTCAAATACATTTAGAGAAAATTTCTTTAACATTAGCATTATCTGGTTTAGAAGAAGAGCTTTCTAAATTGCAAGCCGTATTTTTAGAACTAAAAGAGCAAGAATCTAAAATTCAAGAAGCATTTACTAAAAAATATGGTTTAGGCACTGTAAATTTAGAATCAGGTGAATTTATTTCGGAGGTTTGATCTTAAGATACTATAATTATATTTGTAGAAAGATTCTCTCTACACAAACCAACAAAATTTATAAACTTTAACAAATAATGGCAACAGAAAGAATTATTAGCCCAGGCGTATTTACCAACGAGAACGACCTTTCGTTTCTTCCCGCTGGTATAGCTCAGATAGGAGCAGCCTTCGTAGGACCTACGTTAAAAGGGCCGGCTTTAGTACCGATGCAGGTAACAAGCTATCAAGACTATCAAGTAATGTTTGGAAATGAAGACTCAGCCCAAACTTACATTCCATACGCAATTAAAAATTATCTTAAAAATGCTAGCTCTGCTTTAGTAGTTCGTATTTTAGGAGATGGCGGATGGTCATTTACAACAACATCAAATAAATTAGCTGCTGTAGCTGTAGCATCTACCGGGTCTACAATTACATATCAAATTGTTTCGGGATTACATCCTGCAAGAAATAATAACAGTACTAATTTTGACTTAAGAGCATCGACATCTATTAGCGGTACAATTGCTAATAGCTTTACGTTAATAGCGTCAGGTAGTAACTTAACAGCTAAATCTTATAACGTATCTATCAATCGTCAAAACACTGACTTTATTAGTAAAGTAATTGGAAGCACCCCAGATTCAACTAAAATAAGCAATACAAATTATAATAACGGAATTTATTCATATGTAACATTTGAAGATTTCAGTACTAATATAGCAAATGAATATGGCGTTACAGTTGCCGGAGGTTCTATTACATTATTAGGTAATGCTACTAATAACTATACTACACAATTTGCAATGACAAGTTCTACTCCAGGTATTGGAGCTGGTAATAGTTTCTTAACAGCATCAAGCGGGTGGTCATCTACTAGTACTATTTTGCAAGATTATGTTTTACAAAATGAAATAAATATAGCTACATTAACTACAGCATCTTTAAAGGCAGCAATGCCAATAGAATCATTTAATTTTATAACAGGTTCACCGCAATATTTAAATATCGGATTAGAAACAACATCAAACCCTTATATATTAGATGATACACAATATGCATACTTCCCGACATTAACTACATATAATTCAGGATCAGGTACATTTACTATGTATTTAAATATTGATATAGTATTTTTTATGGCTCCTAATACAACATATACCTTATCTCAAGGTCCTGGTGGAATACCATATTTATATACAGTAACACCTACAAAGGTTGTTTACCCTATAGTTTCTGGAAGTAATACTCCTGCATCATATATACCTAGCGTAACAGTATTAACATCATCATATAACGTAACGTTCCCTGATTATAACAATGCTTCGACACCTTGGATTACCTCAGGTCTTAATACCGGTGTTAATGGAGTTAAAACAACTCAAAACTTATTTAAAGTTCATCATTTAAGTGACGGTAATGATACTAATACAGATGTTAAGATTAGCATTACTAATTTAAGAGAATATTCATCTGGAAGTTATTCAACATTTGATATATTAGTTAGAAGCTATAGTGATACTGATAACAGACCTAGTATTTTAGAACAATATAGAGGTGTTAATTTAAACCCAGATAGTCCTCAATATATTGCTCGTGTAATTGGAGATAAATATAAAGAATTTGATACTATAACAAATAAAGTTATTGATTATGGTAATTACAATAATGTTTCTAAATACGTAAGAGTTGAAATGGACCCTACAGTAGATTCAAAAGCTGTAAGCGAAACTTTATCTCCTAGAGGATTTAGAAAATTAAAACAAACGTTTATTGGATTTACAAATGCTAATATGCCACCTGCATCTTATGTAGTATCTCAAAATGATTCTGATCAATCATATGTATCTAATAGATTTTTAGGATGGGATTTCGGAGCAGCAGATAATGCTAATTACTTAAAAGCAATTCCTACTTCATCATCAATTGAAGTATCAGCAATTAATCCTGATTTTGTTGTTGATAAATTTATAATGCCTCTTAATACAGGATTAACATATACAGGCGATTTAAGTGCAAGAGTTGATATAACTGGTGTTACTGGCCCAACTGCTAATAACGTTCAGTTTACAGTTCCAATGCAAGGAGGTTCAGATGGTATGAGTCCTGCTAAAATTAAATTATCTGGTGCTGATATTACTGCTGCAAATTCATTTGGATATGATTTATCAACCGCAACAAGTAACGGAAGTGTTAAATATACAGATGCATTTGATATGCTTTCAAATCAAGATGAGTATGATATTAATATGTTATTAGCACCTGGTGTTATTAGAAGATTACATCCATATGTAGCAAATTATATGATATCAACAGCAGAAGGTCGTCAAGATACATTCGTAATTGTAGATAATACAGCTAAAGACGATAATATTGCAACAGCAGCAAACCAAACAACTAATATGGATAGTAATTATGCTGCAACATATTATCCTTGGATGCAAGTATTAGATACATCTGTTAACAAACCTATTTGGGTTCCGCCTAGTGTATTAATGCCTGGAGTATTAGCTTATAATGATTCAGTTGCTGCAGAATGGTATGCCCCTGCAGGTCTTAACAGAGGTGGTATTACAGATGCTATCAATGTAATGACTAAATTAAATCATTCAGAGCGTGATACATTATATGAGAATCAAGTTAATCCAATTGCTTCATTCCCAGGACAAGGTATTTGTGCATGGGGTCAAAAAACCTTACAACAAAAACCTAGTGCATTAGATAGAATTAACGTAAGAAGACTATTAATAACTGTTAAGAAATATATTGCATCTACTTCTAGATACTTAGTATTTGAACAAAATACCGCAGCAACAAGAAATAGATTCTTAAGCATCGTTAATCCTTACTTAGAATCAATCCAACAAAGACAAGGATTATATGCATTTAAAGTTGTAATGGATGAAACTAATAATACTCCTGCAGTAATTGACAGAAATTTATTAGTTGGTGATATTTACTTACAACCATCAAAAACCGCGGAGTTTATAGTGATTAATTTCAATCTAACCCCAACCGGTGCTGAATTTCCTGCATAATTTATAACATAAATTCTAACTTAAAAATAGCAGCTCTATATCTAAAAAATATAGGGCTGTTTTTTTGTCCCTATGATATTTATTATAAAATTCAATGGCAAAGAAACCAGATAAAAAATCTTCATCTAGTGTTAAAGCATTTTATAAGAAGGCCAAGAAAAAGCGTACGGGTATTAGCTCTAAAAAAAGAACGAGCAATAATAAAAAATCAAAACACTACAAAAAAACATATAGAGGGCAAGGAAGATGAAAAAACTATTACTTGAATCATTAATAAGAGAATGCTTAGAAGAAATGGAATCAGAACAAACAATGTGTAATTCATGTGCCATTAAATTTCTTCAAGAGCTTAAAGCTAATCCAATAATAGGAGAAGCTGAATATCGTGGAAGAAAGGTATCATTAGGAAAGCCTTTCTTAACACCAGGTGGGCCTAAAAAACGCAGTGTATATGTTAAGAATGCTAAAGGAAATGTTGTTAAAGTAAACTTTGGCGACCCAAATATGAGAATCAAGAAAAACATTCCTGCTAGAAGAAAGTCATTTAGAGCACGTCATAAATGTGATACTCCCGGTCCAAGATGGAAGGCACGCTACTGGAGCTGCCGCGCCTGGTAATAAAAATAAACATAAAATAATTAATATGCCATATTCATATCATAAAGAAGGCGACAAATATGTCGTTACTAAAAAAGATACCGGTAAAGTCGTTGGACATACTAAAGGTACCAAAGAAGCATTAAATAAATACTTAGCAGCATTACATATAAATACTAATGAAGGTAAAACTAATGAAGCATCTACATTAACAAAAGTAGCTCGTAAAATATTGTGGGATAAAATACGAACGCCTAAAGAATTTGCAACCCAAGTTAAAGAATTACCAGATCGTACATTAATAATTTGGGCTAAAGATGCAGAAAAAAATAAAGCTATCCCAAATACTCCTTTAGCATTTCAACAAAAACTAGTAAAAATAGAAATGGCTAAAAGAGGTCTTAATTTAAATTCTACAGGTATGCCTTTTGAAAGTAAAAATAATACTATGAAAAAATCAGAACTAACTAATATGATTCAGGAAATCATAAAAGAAGTAATATCAGAACAAACTAATACTACTCCAAAACATAAAATTATAGCTCAGTTAATGGGGCCTGATTTCTTTTTATCTAAGAAGCCAGAAAATACATGGGATGAAAAAGATCATGATGTATTTAATCGTATATCAAAAATGGCGTCTGAAGAAGGTAAAGTGCCAAAAATATCTGAATCAGCAGATTATGACACAGCTGTAGCATTTAGATTAGTTGCTAAGGGTAACAGAGATGCAGCATTAGAAGCTCTTCAAACTGAAATAAATAAAGTTACTGGGCCAATGGGAAGATTTTCTAAAGTAAAAGTAACTATTATCCCGTCAAAAGGAAATCCTCAAGACATTATTATTAAACTAAATGGACCTAGTGCTTTTTCAATGGGTAAAGACATTACTGCTAAAGATAAAACTAAAGCATATACAAACCCAACCATCAGAAATAATTTTGTTAAAGTGTCTCCATACACGCCACAACTAACTAAAATATCTTAAGTCTAACGATCAATATTATTAATTAATGGAAACTATATTAAGTATCATATCTAGTTCATTACCGACATTCTTAACCGGTATTTTAGGGCCTATATTAATATTAGTAGTAAGGCATTATCTTGCAGAGCATAAAAAGGCCAAAGATCCTATTAAAGACGCTGCTTCCAATGGCGAAATAATTTGTAAAGTATTAGATCAAATCTTAGATGAAACAAATTTAGACCGTGTATGGATAACTCAATTCCACAATGGAGGACATTTTTATCCTACAGGAAAGTCTATTCAAAAATTTTCAATGATTTATGAAGCAGTAAGTGCTGATGCAGAATCAATAAGACAAAATTTTCAAAACATACCGATAAACTTATTTAGCAAATCTATTAATAGACTTCTAGATTATGATAAAATTACTATCACTGATTATAAAGATGATGAAATAGCTACATACGGATTAAGATACTTAGCAGAAGAAACAGGATGTAAATCTTCATATATGTTTGCTCTTAAGAATATTGATGGTAAAATGATAGGTGTTCTTTCCGCGGAAGCAACGAAGCGTAAAAAAGAATTAAGTGATGAATCTTATGATAATTTAAAGACTCATGCAGCTCAAATAGGCGTTTTATTAGATACGTTCCTACGTAAGAAATAATATATCAATTTTTAATACTTAACAATAATTATAATAAATAACAAATTTAAACATATAATACTATGCCAGAAATTTTAGACCCAGCCGAAATAATGTTCCAGAGCTGGGAACCAAAACAAACAAATAGATTCTTCATGTATATTGAAGGAATTCCTTCTTTTATTATTAAAGCAGCAGGAAGACCTCAACTAACATCAAATATTACAGTATTAGATCATATCAACGTAGACAGAAAAGTAAAAGGTAAGTCTCGTTGGCAAGATATCACTATTACTTTATACGACCCAATTGTTCCTTCAGGAGCTCAAGCAGTAATGGAATGGATTCGTCTAGGCCATGAAAGCGTAACAGGTCGTGATGGTTATAGTGATTTCTACAAAAAAGACATTACATTTAATATGTTAGGGCCTGTAGGTGATAAAGTAGAAGAATGGGTATTAAAAGGTGCTTGGTGTTCAGATGCTAACTTCAATGAAATGGATTGGGCGAATGACGGAGAAGCTGTTACTATTACAGTAACGATTACCTATGATTATGCTATATTGAACTATTGATTTTATGATTACACAAGCAACACAAGGAAGCATAAAAACTCCAAAAACCTTAGAAGCTTCTTCAGTATCAAAACTGAACGAAAGATTAAAAGACGAATATGGTGCTCATTATTTCTACAGAAATGCTCACAACTGGTGCGCTGGTGAAGGGTATTTAAAAGCTGCTGCATTTTTTGCAGGAGAAGCTGACAACGAGTTAGAGCATGCAGAAGGTATTCAAAAGTATTTAGTAGATTGGAATGTCATTCCAACATTGCCAGCAATTAAAGCAAATATTACATTTACAAACTTAATTGATATTGTTAATAAAGCTTATCAAATTGAATATGCTCTTTATGAAGCATATTTAAAAGATTCTAAAGAATTATTTGCGAGCGATTTAAATACATTCGATTTTTTAACAGCATATAGAATGGGTCAAAATCAATCAGTAATTGAATATTCAGATTTACTAAATGCAGCGATGCTTGTAAATGTAGAAAATAATTTCGAAGTATTATATTTCGAGCAAACATATTTTAAATAAACTAAAAATGTCAAAACAAATAAAACTAAAATCACTTCTTAAAGAAGGATATGCATGGGAACGTAAACCCGGCAAACCATTACCAACTATTCAAGAAGTAATGGATGAGTACGAATCTAAACAAGAAAAAGAAGCGCCTATACAAGAAATGGATGCTGAAGGATATTCTCGTATGGATGGTTTAGTAAGTCAGGAAGATATAAATTCTATAGTCAATGCAGCATCAAATATTATTCGTGATTTAAAAGCAGATGGGTTTGATTCTGAAGATATATTTGATTTTATCATGGATCATATTAAAACTTTAGACTAACAAAATATTACCTTTTCCCGAGGTTACCCGAAATTGGCTTGCAATAAAATGCGAGCCTTTTTCATGATTCTAGATAATTATAATAAAATAAATACGTTATGAGTATAGTAAACGACAATTATCCAATGGATAAAACTTCTATCCAAGATTTAAAAAACAGTATTATTCAAGAATACAAACAAAAAGAAGTTAGAACGCATAATTTCCCGACAGAAGTAATTTCATTACCATCTAAAGGATTATTATATCCAGAAGATTCTCCATTAAGAAGTGGTACTATTGAATTAAAATATATGACTGCTGCTGAAGAAGATATTCTTACAACACAATCATTAATTAAACAAGGAGTTGTACTAGACAAATTATTTCAAGCATTAATAATAACGCCTATTAAGTATAATGATTTAATTGGCGCTGATAAAGATGCTATTATGATTGCTGCAAGAATTTTAGGATACGGAAAAATGTATGATGCTACTTGCACTTGCCCTGAATGTGATAAAGAATCTAAAGTATCGTTTGATTTAAATACATTAAAAGAAAAGGAATTTGATATCCAGAAGGCCGAAATGATTAATGCAAATGAATTCAAATTTACTTTACCAGCTTCAAACAGAGAAGTAATATTTAAATTACTTACTCACGGAGATGAAAAGAAAATTCAGCTAGAACTTGAAGCAATTAAAAAATCAAATAAATCAGGTATTAGTAAAGATCTTACTACAAGATTAAAATATATTATTATTGCGGTTGATGGTAATGAAGATAAGAAATATATTAGTGAGTTTGTTGATAATGAATTATTTGCGCAAGATTCAAGAGGGTTAAGAGAACATATTAAAACTATTTCTCCGGGTGTAGATTTTAATGTTGATTTTACTTGTCAAGAATGTTTCTATGAAGGGAAATTAAACTTACCCGTGGGAGTGGACTTTTTTTGGCCTGGGGCCTAACTATAGGCCCATTCTGCATACCGAGATATTTAACTTGGTATATCATGGCAAAGGAGGATTTACGTGGGAGAGCGTGTATTCCTTTCCCGTGTGGCTTCGAAGATTCTATATTAAGCAAATCAATGACTTTATTAATAAAGAAAATGAAGAAGTTGAAAAGCAAACTTCAGAAGCAAAAAGTAAAATGCCGAAGATTTCTAAACCTAATTTCAATAAAAGAAAGCCCTAATAAAAGGGCTTTTTTACTGTATAACGATAATTAATAATATAAAAGACTAGAAAGTATGTTAACATCAATATTAGCAAATACATTAATTACATTATTTCCAAAATCATTTGCAAAGCGTCAACAAGAATTCTTTAAGAATAAAGAGTTTATTGAAGCTACATACAAAGCAAAGAATGCCGCGAAAAATGCAAGTAAGAATATGAAAGTATATCAAGAAAAAAATAAAGGATCTAAATATACAACTGCTAAAACTGGTAATAAGAACTTTAAATAATTAAGTTATGGCAAAAAGAACACCTATAGATATACAAAAAGAAAAACTTGAAAATATTTATGCAGAACAAGCAAAGGCAGAAAATATTGTAGATATATCTAAAAAACAAGCCGCTCTTAATAAATTAGCCGCGGAAGAACTTAAAATACTTCAAGCAATTGCTATTCTACAAGAAAAACAAGAACGTTCTTTAGACTCAATTACTCGTAAGTTACAAGACCAAATTAAGGAATTAAAGAATAAAGAAGATTTAACTGATAGTGAAAATGATTTATTAGATAAGACAGTTAAATTACAAGAAAAGATTAAAGATGCTATTAAGTCCGGTTCAGGAGAAGTCGAAGCTCTTAAAGGTGAATATGAAGACTTAACAAAAGAATTACAAAAAATATTAAAAATACAAACTCAAGCTGAAAGATCTGCAAAGAATTTTCTTGGAGATGTTACAAGTGCTATATCTAAAGTACCATTGATTGGTGGCGCGTTATCAAAAGGATTTGAAGCATTTTTAAATTCTAGTAAAGGTAAAGCATTAGCTAATATGATTGCTGCAAAATTATTTAACCCAAATGCAGTAAGACAATCTCAAGGTAATATGGCACTACTAGGTGCTGGTCTAGCAGTAACCGGGGCTGGCATTAAAATGGGGCTAGCAAGAGAGCAAGAAATGAAAGATCAACAACGATTGATAGGGTTAACGAACGAACAATCTATAGCAGTTGATAGAATGCAACGTGGGTTATTAAATAGTTCCAAATCAATGGTTATAACCATGGAAGAAGCTAGAAAAGCCTCTGCAGATTTAGTAGATAATTTTGGAACGTTTGGAGCTGAAAATGCTACATTAGTAGACCAACAAGTTAAATTAACAAAAGCTTTTGGTCTTCAAGCAGAAGAAGCTTCTGATTTTCAACGAAGTGCAATGATATCTGGACAATCTACAGAAGAAATGAAGATTGCTGTATTATCTACTGCTGCAGGATTTAATAAGACAACTAAATCGACCCAATCATTATCTGGAGTTTTACGAATGGTTTCTAAATTATCAGATTCAATTCGTATACAATTTAGAGGTAGTGGCCAGGAATTAACAAATGCTGTTATGAAAGCTAAAATGTTAGGTACTACTTTAGAAGATTTAAATGGAATTGCAGACCAATTATTAAATATAGAATCATCAATTGAAAATCAAGTAACAGCTCAGTTAGTTACAGGAAGAAATATTAACTTAGATAGAGCTAGATTTTTTGCTTTAACGGATGATATGAATGGATTAATGGATGAGTTAGTTAAACAAGAAATTGATTATGCATCTTATTCAAAAATGAATCGTGTTGAAAAGCAAGCAACTGCTGCTGCATTAGGAATGTCTACAGACCAAATGGCTAAGTTTGTTTCTCAACAAGAATTAGCTACGAAATTAGGATTAGATATGGCAGCTGCTGAAAATCAAACTGCTGCTGGATTAGAACAATCTTTAAAGAATAATCAAGAAAGGATTGCGCAAATGGCAGCACTAGGAAATGAAGCAGCAAAACAATATGAACGCGATAATCAGGCATTAACTACGCAAGAAAAAATGACTGCAGCTGTCGAACAAATGGTGCAATTATTTAGAATAATGGCTCCGATTGTAGTAGGTATTGGAGTGATGATGACAGCAATTGCAGTAGCTGCTATGATGGCAATGGGGTCAATAACATTAGGCGTTTCTATTGCTGCCGGTGTAGGAGCTGCTATAGCAGCATACGCTTACTTGCCAGGTATGGCATCAGGTGGTGATGTAGTAGGAGGAAATGGGCCTGTAGTTGTAGGAGAAAATGGTCCGGAAATTGTACGATTAAAAAGAGGTAACTCAGTAACACCTAATTCTCAATTAAATACAATCGGCGGTAATAATAAAGAAACAAACGATTTATTACGTCAATTAATAGCAAAAGTAGATCAACCGGCAATCATTAAAATGGGCGACACAACAATTAATGAATTAGGTAATAAAACAACATTAAATAGAAATTATCAAGCAGAAGCATAATGGCAATACTAGATTTAAAATCAAATTTATCACAATGGCGCAAGCCGACAACAGTAGAATCTGGAGAAAAAAAGAAACTGTCTGAATCTCCAATAAAAGCAGTTTATAGCACGTCTAATGAGCTTAAAACTCCTACTGATATAAAGATAAATAAAGTAGATAATTCTACGTCTATTCAAGTGCCAGGGGCTAAAAAAATAGATTATAAACTGTTTTCTATTAATGCAAAAAGAAATAGAGGAATACCTGCTATATCTACATTATTTGGCGATAAATTATTACCAAAAGTTTCAGAATATAAAGAACAAAGAGTAAAAGAATTAGTTAAAGCCTCAGAGTTTATAAAAATTACTCCTAGAGGCATTCAGCATATATCTACAATAGAAATACTTAAAACTATTTTAAAGGATAAAATAAGTAAATATAAAGACCAATTACCAATTGATATACTTAAGCTTAGTTTATATAAAGATCAATTACCTGCTATTATAGATAAACTAAGTTTATATAAAGATCAAATACCAGCATTACTAGATAAACTAAGCTTGTATAAAGATCAAAGACCTAATATGTTGGCAAAGATTAGTCAATATATTCAAAAACTAATTGATAATAAAAACAGTATATATGATACTAGAAAAGAAATCTTAGGATTTAAAAATGTATCAGATAGATTAAGATTATTATATAGAGCTACATATCCTCCAGTATTTAATTATTTTAATGATTTACGATCAGGAGCTAAAGGATTTACTAGAAGTCAAACAACCACTCAATATCTAGGATTAGATACTAATGCATTAACTTATACATATCCTAAAACAGTAAGAGAAGGAAGATTAAGTGATAGTACTAAAATAAAAGGTGCTCAACAATGGCCTTTAAAGGTTACATTTTCTAATCGTTTGGGCAACACTAAATATACAAGAACAGTATATAATAGTAATAAACCATATACATCAGATATTGGCATAACAGGTGATACTTTAGAAAAGTATTTCTTCAGAACTAACTCACCTTCGGCTAGAGATATTTTGTATAGCGCATTTAATTTAAGAGATAGTTCATTTAATACAGGATTAGCTTTATTCAATCAACCATTAATATTAACTGGTATACAACGTAAAGACTTTGTTAAGACAGGATTTTATCCATGGGAGACTTGGAAATTTGATGATGGATTTATTAGAGGTGGTGTTGTTACATCTACTCAAAGAGCAATTGTAGATGTTCTTCGTATTGGAAAATGGATGGCATCTGCAAAAGGATTATTATTTATAACGCGTCAAGCAGGACTTCAAGCTTCAGCTCCTAATACAGAAGCTGATCCTTTTGTAGGTAGAAGAGCTAGCAACGGGGCATTAACATTGGCAAGTTCATTAGCTAATACAGCAACGCAGCATTTAGGTCTTAGATTTAGAAAAGATGCGGTGCCAATTGTGCCTAGAAGTACATATTCATCGGCATTATTATCTCCCTTATATAAAAATAGATTAGAAAAGGTTTATAATGAAATATTTAACTATCCTTCTTTATTAAGTAATGCCCCGGGGTTGCCTATACTTACATTAACTGGTATAGGTGGGCCTCAATCAGTATATGGCATCGGGGCTACGAATATTAAAAGATATATAGTCAGCAATACATGGAAAACTATAGGGCCAAGCGGTATAGAAGTTACTAATGTAAGAAAGGGGGGTATATTAGGACAAGATGATAAATATTCATATATTATAAATAAGCCTTATATTGATTATGACACTAAATTACAAATTAAAGCAGATAATTCAGTTTATAAAGGAGATAATTTATCGATTTCAGAAGGCAATGATCAGCAATATTATAGTTTAACTTATGATGCAATTCGTACGAAAGCTAAAGAATCAAAACTAAACTCTACTGAAATTATTAATTTTCTTTTAAATGATGATGCTAAAAAAGTAAAATGGATTCCTACACAAGGGTCATTTGGTAGCGGTGTTGTAATTCAAGATTATACTCAAACTAGTCAACATATAAGAAAAAAACTTAGCGTACCTGAATATGGCAAGCGCGGTAAAAATCTTCAAAATCCTTTAAAGGGAGATTTTATGAGTAAATATACTCCGGCTGGAAATGGTATGATTGACCCTATTTGGAAAATAAACCAAACTGATGAAGAAGCTGTTGATGATTTTATTAAGTTTATGTTTCATGATTTAAATACAAATGAAAGATTTAGATTTAGAGCATACATCGAAAATGTATCTGAAGATTTTAATCCTAATTGGCAAGAAGTAAAAATTTTAGGAAGAGCAGATAGCCCTTATATTTATCAAGGATTTGAGCGTAGTTTAAGTATATCATTTAAAGCTGCTGCATTATCTAGAGGAGATTTAATGCTAATGTGGGACCAATTAGAAAGATTGGCAAAGACTACAGTGCCTAAATATCAAAGCGATGCTAAAATGAAAGGTCCATTAATTAAGTTTACTTTAGGTAATTGGTTTATTAATACACCAGCATTTATTAAGTCATTATCTTATACAGTTGATAATGAAACGCCATGGGAAATTAACTTAAGCGATACCGGTATATATAAAGGGAGTAATAAAGAAAATAATGTCGGAGAATTACCGATGATTGTATCAGTGCAAGTATCAATGCAGATATTTGGTGAAGTAAGACCAGAAACGGCGCATGTACAAAAACAGCCAGTCGGAATTACAAGCTCAACACATTATAATAAAGGTAATTTATATCCTTTAGGTATATCTGGGCTAAGAGCTGCTAGACAATCTACATTACTTAAAAGTGTAGATGTTGATGACCCTGAAACAAGTACGTTATAATATCATACCTCTGATATTTATTAATATATGAATAGATATCAAGACCTTCCAATTATAAAAGATTCAAATGGGCGACGTAAATATACAACTACGTTCGTCCCATTTTTTGATAAATCAGATAATGATATTTATGTTATTACTGACCCATCTGATAGATTAGATTTATTAGCAAACCAATTTTACGGGGATGTAACGGCATGGCCAATAATAGCAACTGCTAATAATATAGGATTAGGTACTTTAAATATTGAGTCTGGTAAGCAATTACGTATACCAGATCCTAATAAATTTAGAGATTATATTATTCAAATAAATAATTTTAATCAAAATCAATAAGTTATATGTCATTAAATTATCAGTTTTATAATAATACTCTCCAGGACGTTAAAGATGAAATACATAGAAGAGAACGTGCTTATTGGCCTTCTGGTCATATTAATAATGAAGCATTAGCATGGAACTATCAAAAAACTGCGTATATTATTTTAAAAGCTCTTAAAGTAACATATACACCAGAAACTACACAAACCGGCCCATTTCCAATGGCGCCTAATACACCGGTAAATACATTTTCTGGGCAATTACCTTCAAGAACGACTCCAGCATCTTATAAAGTAGAAACTAATAGTAATGCTCCAGTTAAAAGAATACAAACTCCAACTGCGCCTATATTAGAATTATACGGTCCAGATTATACAAAATCTAACGGGACATTAAAAGGCGCAGTGTTAAATTCAGCCGAAATTAATGTAGAAGGTACATATGGCTCTATTCTAAAAATTACAGTCAATTTTACAGTATTCGATAAAGATGAACTAGATAATTATATGAATAGTTTTTTACGCCCAGGGGTCGATATCGGATTAGAATGGGGATGGACAGTAGATGAATTTGCTGGTAATAAAGGCAACCCAGATGCTGGCGATCTTCCTGTATACGTAAATAAGTCAGATATACATGGGACGGTGTTTAACTTTTCATTTTCTGCTAAAGAAGACGGTACATGGGATTGCAGTTTACAAGCATATGGCCCATCAGCAATGACATACGGATTTAATGCAGATGCGAAAGACTCGACAAATACTAAACCAGACCCGTCAAATTTTGCTACTTATGGAATTTTAGACCTTTTTCGTATTATACAAGATAATGTAGAAGATATGTACGAAAAAGGAGATATAGTTACAGGGCGAACTGAAAATGATGCATGCAAAAAGATATGGATGTCTCAAGTAACTGGATATTTTAATATAAATTCTACAAGTAATAATCCATTTACAGCTACCTTAGATAAAAAAGAAGGCCCAATTATTTATATTTATAATTTACCTAGTGGATTTACTCCAGAAACGACAGAAACCCTTATAAGAGGTAAAGCAGCACTAGAAACATCGAATACTACAGCGGCAGAAATAACATCATATGAAAAGAAGGCATATATAACTTTAGATAATCTTATAAGTTTAATTAATGACAAAATTAATAACTTATCTAGAAGAGGATTACCAAATTATACATTTTATAAAGACAGCAAAAACATTTGTGTAGGGACTGGACTTAATGATTTATTTTTACAAACAGGGCCTGCAGACCCTAAATTTGCATTTACTACACAAAGAAATGGCGCCCCTGGGTCTTCATTTCAACATGTTTTAAGTTTGAGGGGTTCTACAGAACCATTTGCAAGTCAAATAGCAACTGGTACTAATAATATACCAATACAGCATTTAGTATTAGTAAGTGTTGAGTTTATTAATGAAGAGTTACATAAAATTTTAGGCGGAGATAAATATGTAAAAGATAAAAAGATTTTATCTTTTTTAAGATTATTATTTCAACAATTGGAAACTGAAACTGGAGGGATTATAGATTTAGAATTAACGCCAGAAAGAAATTTAAATGGAAGTATTATATCAATATCAATTGTAAATAAAAATGGGGTACCAGATAATTCTTTAGATAATATTAATCCGTTTATGATTAAAATGATGACAAAGGGCTCTGTAGTACGAGCAATGAGTATAGAATCAAAAGTACCTGATGCTGTAGCCACAGAAGTCGCGACATTTACAAGATCTGGTCTAAGTTATGGGGATAGTAATGCTGATAATTCAATTACACCTGCAGATTCAAAAGTAGTTATATTTGAACTGATAAATGAATTATTAAAACTAAATAGTGATTATCTTAATAATTTAGGTACAACACAAGAACGTATTACATCTCGTAATAAATTTAGCGCTTCTGTACGAGATATATACAAAAAACTATTTTCTATTCAACAATCATTAACTTTAAATATTGATGGGTCTCTTGGAAGTATTAATAATATATTAGATTTAAAAACAGCAGTATTTCCAATTTATCTTAAACTTACATTAGATGGTATTAATGGATTTTTATATGGTAATGCAATAACAACAAATTGGTTACCAAAACAATATAGAGATTCGAGGATTTATTGGACAGTAACTAAAATTCGTCATAGAATAGAAAATAACGATTGGATTACAGAATTAGAAGCTATATATAGAGTAAAAGAAAAATAATGGCAAAAAGACCTAAAATATATTATCCTCAAGACCAAATAACTACGGGCCTTAAAACATCAGGAAAAGAGTGGATGTTAAAAAACGGTACTGAGTTTAAAGGATTTTATCATACTTATAAAGATGGTATGGTAATGACTGGCTTTAGTTATGTAGAATCTACTTCTGAATATTTAATACCTTATCAACCACAATCTTCTTTTAAGTATGATTCTTTAACTCAAACTAACGTTAAAGATTATATTACTCCACAACAATATTATCCACGACCATCAAAAGTAGATTATGATCAAGGATACGTAACACGTTATTTTATAAGAAAGGCTAATAATGTAGACGCTAAAATTATAGAAATTGATGCTAAACAATGGAATTTAATAGGAAGTCAGATTGACCCATACTTATATTTAAAAACATCTCTTCCTTGGAAATTAACAGGAAATATGGAAACTGTTGAATTGACAAACTTTAAAGTTGTACGCAAATATAACGAAGAATTACCTGGATTACAAAAATACTTAAAAAATTATTTGGAGTTATATAAAAAATAACTTATATTTCTGGTATGCTACCAATTGTAGAAACCGAAACTGAATTATTTGACCTTATAACAGAGATTAAAGATCATCGTATCTTTGTTGCGCCGGTTTTAAAAGACCCGTTTCTTCACTACAGTATAAATGAGCTTTCATTACTTTATTTATATGACCTCACAATTGATAAAGAATGTATTGTAAGTTTTAATCATTCCGAAGCACTTTCAATACAAGAATCTTTATTAAGTAATTTATTATGTTCTAGTAAAGAATGTTTTGTTTTAAATCTTAAATATTTATTAAGTAAAATTACTTGTGACCATATATATGATGCTCATATGGTAATATACTTCTTAACAAACAAATCTATAGATATTGAGGAGTTTGATACCCCTGTACATGATTACTTTAATCAAAAATATTCTAACTTAAAAAATCTTAATCATCTTATACCAATTGTAAAACATCATGAAAAGTTTGGCAATCTTTTAAAAGAATATAAAGAAGCATTATCAGAATTTACAATATCAGACACGTTCTTAAAATATAATAATGTAGTTAAAACTTTACATCATATAGAAATAAATGGTATGTATGTAAATCCTGATATACTTAAAGAAACATTTCCAAATGTAACAATAACAAATAATTTTGTATATACAGAATATAATCCTTATACAACGACAGGAAGACCTTCAAATAGATTTGATTCTGTAAATTATGCAGCTCTTAATAAAGAAATAGGCGTAAGAAAATCATTTAAGTCTCGTTTTGGAAATGATGGATTTTTATTACAATTTGATTATGATGCTTATCATATTAGATTATTAGGAGAATTATTAGGATATCAATTTCCAGGTAAAGTAAATATGCATGAGCATTTAGGTCGTCAATATTTTGGAAAAGAAGAATTAACTCCAGAAGAATATGATCAAAGTAAAGGAATAACATTTAAATTATTGTACGGAGGTATTGAAAAGGAGTTCTTAGAAATTCCATTTTTTAAATTAGTAGATGATTTTACAAAAATTAATTGGAAGCTTTATAAAGACCAAAAATACTTAGAAACACCAATATATAAAAGAACATTAAAAAATACATTCTTTACTGAAATGAATTCTCAGAAGCTTCTTAACTATTTAATTCAATCATTAGAGATGGAAGAAACCATGGGAATATTAGACACTTTAACACGCTTTAATAAAGGATATAAGAGTAAGATAATATTATATACATATGACTCAATACTCGTAGATTTCCATAAAGATGACGGAGGTAAGTATATTAAGCAATGTCAAAGAATATTAGAATGTAATGGAAAATATCCAGTAAAAGTTCAGGCCGGATATGATTATAATAACTTAAAAAATGTAAGTATGTAGATATTTATATTAAATAGTCTATATACGTGATACGTTTACTTTGTACATTCACTTTAGAGAATGATTTACAACCAACAATTGATAATATCGTAAGTAATTATAATATACTTAACGGTAAGATTTTTGTTCTTCAAATGAGCGAGAATCCTGAGTTGGCTTGCACGTATAATATAGAGTCTGGCAATCTTAATGATTTGTTAGATAATACTATTTCAATACATAGAAGAAAAGAAACTAATACGCTTTATACCATTAATGGATTAAATTTCTTGATAAAATCACTTAATAATAATATATTAGATAAGAATTATAAAGTGAATTGGGAAGATTATTCAAATACAGCTATTTTAGTAACAGATAAAAAATTAATTTTACATGAATTACAAATATATAAAATAATTCATATAAAATAATTAGGAAAATAAAAGATAAGATATTATATTAGATAAGAAATTTAGATATCAGGTAGATATTTAGTGAGTTAAACAATTAAAAAACAAAAAGAAAAATGGCGATCAATTTAGACAGCATTAGAGCAAAGTTAAGCGATTTGCAAAAGAACACAGGAAAAGGCGAAAGACAAGACACCTTATGGAAACCAGAACCAGGTACACAAGTAATTAGAATTGTACCTTATCAATTCAACAAAGACAACCCATTCAATGAACTTTATTTCCATTATGAATTCGGAAATAAGCAGTATTTATCTCCATCTACTTTCGGTAAACCAGACCCAGTAGTTGAGTTCGCAGAAAAACTTCAATCAACAGGCAAAAAAGAAGAATGGAAATTAGGTAAGAAGATCGAACCTAAAATGCGTGTATATGCTCCGGTAGTTATTCGTGGAAGAGAACATGAAGGCGTTAAATATTGGGGATTTGGTAAAACAGTATACCAAGAATTACTAGCATTTATTGCAGATCCAGATTACGGTGATATTACAGACCCAGTTAGTGGAAGAGATATTACAGTAGAATTCAAAACTAAAGAACAAACGGGAAAAGATTTTCCAGAAACATCTATTCGTATTAAACCAAATCAAACACCGGTTCATACGGATAAGGATATTATCACAAAAATCTCAACTGGTCAGAAAAATTTAACAGAAATCTTTAAAGAACCTTCTTACGAAGATTTAAAGGTTGTTTTAACCAATTGGTTAAATCGAGATACTGAGGGTGTAAATGACGATGCTAATGCATCTGCAAGTACAGAATCTAAAGTATCGACTCCTACAAAACCTGCTGAAACAAAATCAGTAGAGGATATTTCAAGCGCATTTGACAGCTTGTTTAAATAATTAACATACTAGTAAATAAGAGGAGCATAGAATCATCTACTCCTCTTATTTTACTATAAACCAAAATATTATGGCAAAAAAGAAAGCAGATGACGGATTATCATCTGGTGCAATGCACGAAGATTTAGCATCATTATTAGCAGATACGCTTAATGCAAAGTTTAAAGAAACTAACATGAAAGTAGCGTATTTTTTAGATAAAGATGCTGATTCTCCTAGCAATGTAACAGATTGGATAACGACAGGAAATGATATTGCAGATTTAGCAATATCAAATAGACCGTATGGTGGATTGCCAGTAGGTCGTATTATAGAGATTATGGGCGAAAGTGCTGCTGGTAAATCTTTACTAACAGCAAATATATTAGCTCAATGTCAACGTAAGGGAGGTTTATCTATTTATATTGATACAGAAAATGCTGTAGCAAATGAATTCTTTGAAATGTTGGGTATGGATTTAAGTAAAATGATTTATGCTCCAGTAGAAACTATAGAAGACGCATTTGCAATTGTAGAAACTATTATTGAGAAAGTAAGAAATGCTGACAAAAATAGATTAGTATGTATTGCTATAGATTCTATCATGGGTGCTACAACAAAAGTAGAGCAAGAAGCAGATTACGAAAAAGATGGATATGCAACTACAAAAGCTATTGTATTATCAAAAGCAATGCGTAAGATTACTAATATGATTGGTCGTCAAAAAGTATGCTTAATCTTAACAAATCAATTACGTGATAAAGTAGGTGTTATGGGCTTCGGTGAAAAGACCCAAACTTCCGGTGGTAAAGCAGTTGGGTTTCATGCTTCAGTTAGATTATCATTATATAATTTAGGAATGATTAAGAAATCTGACGGAACTGTAATTGGAGCTAAAACAAAGTTAAAGATTAAGAAGAATCGTTTAGGA